CCCTCATCTACCGCGGGGCGGGTGGAATTGCTCGGGGCACGAGTGCCCTTCTCTGGAGCATCCCCGATGTAATTCGGGGGTCGAGCCTGATGTTCGGTGACCCCGTCGTCGAGCGGGCTCTACCCCCCATCAAAGCTATCCTCCCCCCACCCAAGCAGTTTCGGTATGGCCAGCGCCTGACTCGGGGGGGCCTGAGCATCTACTTGTGCAATCAGGCGGGGCCCATCATCCCAGCCCACATCAGCTTCACCTTGTATCAAGTGCGATCGGATGGGTCCCGTTTTCGGGTGGGCCCCAAGGATCGAATCCCCGTCCCAGGCTCGATCGGCGAGTTCTACGTGACCGGGAGCGCAGGCGAGTGTGGGCAGCCTGGTTGTTGGCAGATCGAGTGGGTCGTCCAACAGAACGGATTGTCCCCTGTGCAGACCAGAAGGATGGACTTCTTGGTCGTTGATGCTGCGGCTTCCCCCTGCGACAATACTCCAAGGGTCAGGAAGTACGGGTGGAGTTGAACGATGAGCGTCGCATTGTATCGAGGTCAGCAGTTGGGTCCCACCGACCTGGACATCTACCTGGCGAATAGCTCTGGGCGCCCGACGGACGCAGCTGAGATCCACTACGCCCTGTACGACTTCACGACGGGCCAAGAAGTATTGCTGGGGGTGCCCCGCCGTGAGCCTGGGCACCCTTCCGTTGGCCACTACTACGCGAGCGTCGTGATTCCCCTCGATGCCCGGCTGGGTGACTATCGCATCCGGTGGACCTTTCGAGAGACCATCGGTGGGCCTGTTCAGCAGGTTGTGCAGGAGTTCACTGTGGTGGACAAGGTGATTGACAATACCAGTGATCTCACGGTTTGCCAGCGAGCCATGGTTCATTCCCTGCGCATTCTGCTTCGGGACAACTCCCCGGACCGGAATTACCATTTCCGCCCACCCACCCACGAGAACACGATCACCCAGTACAACCGGGTCTTCGGTTTCATCTGGGAGGATGACGAACTGGTTGAGTACCTTAATCGCGCGCTCGACATGATCAGCGCGGCCCCGCCGCGGACGGTCATAATGAGCTGTGAGCAGCTCTACCAGCAGTTTCCCGAGTGGCGGACCTTGGCGCTCAACGGGGCAATGATGCACGCGCTCATGGCGCTGACCCTCAACTGGATTGCCGACGAGTTTGACTACTCGATCGGTGGGGTCAGTTTGGCCATCGAGAAGTCGAGCAAGTACGAGAGTGCCTACGGAAACCTCCGGGACAGCTTCGAGTCTCAGCTGGAAAAGGCCAAGCAAACCATCAAGATCGTCAAGGGTTTGCAGCAGCCTCGCTTTGGCACCGGCATACGTAGTGCGTTTGGCCCCTATGTAGGTCGAGGTGCTATGAGTCCCCGAAAGTTCGTGTCATTCTAAGGGTATTGGTGGTGTAATTTTGGGGGTGTATGTCCCCAGGAGGTGATCCGAAAGCCTTGTCCCGAGGGCGGCAAGGGGCAGCTCGAAAGAGGCGGCAAGGTGCACTTGAGCGGTGTATCTTCTGCAAACGTGACCCTGAGCATCACCACAGGGGGTGCCCCTTGGCCTCCAATTGCGATGTCCGACGGCGCTTGTTGCAGCGGCACCAAGTGGACTTGCTGCCGTTCATGATGGTGTTGAGGGTCTTGTCCAAATGCGAAAGCGGCGACGATGAGTGATGAACAGCAGTCAAAACGCCTGACTCCCGATGATCCTCTCTCCCGAGAGGAGATGGCCCAGCTGGATCTGCTGGAGGATGCCTACCAGCAAGTGGGGCGGCGCATGCTCGACATTGAGCTGGAGAAGGTGCAAATACTGGCCGCGGGGCGTCGGTTGCGAGGGCAGCGGATGGAACTATTTGATAATATCCTCGTCAACCGGGGATTGGACCCGAAGACTCCCTGTGAAGTTGACCCTCGAACCCACCGGCTCCATGTCCTGGCAAGCCCCAAGGAGGAGTCCGAAGTTCCGCAGGAGGCCCCTCCGGAGCCTGAGTCCTCCAAGGAGTGACCTGCGCTTCCATCTATGGCACCCTTCTTGAAGGATGCCCTACGCGAGCCAACGAGATCGACGGCCTCACCAGCTCGAACTGGAGTCCACTCCGTGGCCCGTGGCCCCGCTCAATCTGTCCCTTCAGAGTGGCTACGAGCCTGGCGTCTACGAGCTGACCTGGGATAACCCGGCCTACCAGGGGCTGAACGCCAAGTTTAGCATTCTGGGGGTTAACCTCTATCGGAGTTTCGACAGTGAGTTCGGGCCCTACGAGCGGATCAGTGAGTTGCCGATTGGTGCCATGTTTTGGCGGGACCGGACCGACGTGGTGGTCGTGCCGGACGAGGACGTGACCGGGAGCTTCATCATCAACGGGGTGGCGGGCAATCAATACCCAACGACCCACCGCTACGTTTTCCGCACAGCCGCCCCCATCGTCAAGTCCGGCAGTCAAGGCGTCCCAGCGCACGAGCCCACGGATGTGGTGGTTTGCATCGACGGCGTGCCGACGCGGGTCATCAACGTCCACGGTGAGCGCGGCGAAGTCGAGATTGACCCGGACCTCTACCACCAGGTCGCCACCCAGAGCGTCGAAGAGCGTGTCCTACCGGGGCCTGGGCGCCGGGTAACATGCACCTACCGGTGTATGAAGAACTTGCTCCGAACTGACCTGATGCGGCGGGTCTTCTATCGCATCACGACCGTGGGTATGGTGCCTTGCGACACCCCTTGCTCCGACCCAGCGTCTCTCTTGGAGACCCCCTTGGACCGGGCCGCCTTTACCTCGAACCACGAGGTCGAGAAGATCGATTGGGCTTGGTCTGAGGCCATTCGGCGCAACCGTTGGATTCTTGATCAGGGTGGCGAGCGGGTGAAGGTGTTCATCCGCAAGACCCATGGGCCTTCCTGTCCTTGTGTCCAGTTTGACCACCACAAGCAGCCCCAGAACGACTGTCATACCTGCTACGGGGTGGGGGTCTTGGGCGGCTATGAAGGGCCCTACGACATCGTGATTGCCCCTGACGATGCCGAGCGTCGAATCGCTCAGCGGGAGACAGGACGTACGGTCGAGCACACCTATGAGGTCTTCACGGGCCCAAGCCCTATCCTTTCGATGCGGGATTTCATCTGCAAGGTCAACGGGGAGCGGTACTCGATCGGGCCAGTACGTTTCCCCAGCAACCGTGGCAACGTGCTCCAGCAGCACTTCAACATCGGTCACCTCGACGAGAAGGACATCCGCTACCAAGTTCCGGTCAGGCCTGTACTGATCGAGGGTGCCAACCGGGTCGTACCCTCAATTCCAGCGCATAATGCCCCACCCGAGATCCAGACGGAGAAGGGTAACATTCCGGATGAGCGGGAGTTGCGTGGGCACACCACCACCTGGAAGAATATAACCTACTGATGATCGGGACCCCCACCATCAAGATCGCTGGCCGGGTCAACTTCAAGCCTCTGGTTCCAGACGCCATCACGGAGGACCTCGACACCAAGAAGGTGCTGAGGGCTCTGGGGCGAGAGATTGCTCGCCGGTTCAAGCGAGGCATTGAGGACGAACACTTCAGCAACGCGGCCAAGGACCGCCTGAAGGAATCGATTGGCATCAAGGTGGGCGACAGCAGCGTGACCATCGTTGCTAAGCACAAGGCGTTCCTGCCCTTGCTGGAAGGTCAAAAGCCTGGGCAGATGCGGTGGCTGGTCAAGGCCCAGCGGCCGATTCCCATCATTACCGACGATGGCGAACTAATCTTCCGCAGCGCGACGGCCCGCTCGATGGAGAATGGATCCTGGTACCACCCCGGCCGTGGGGGCACCACCTACCTTCAACGCGTACGCAAGGAGGCTCGGGCCGTTATCCGGGAGCGCATACGCCGGGAGCTACAGCGTTCGGTTCGTCGCTGGTATGTGAAGACAGGATGAGTCATCGCGATGGAATCACCGTGGTGGGCCGCGTCACCGGAAGGCACCCAATCAAGGACCTGCGAACGGATATCCCATTCAATGTGGCGGTTACGTTCACCAACGACCAGAGGCTACGGTCTCGTGACCTTCAGATCGCTATCCAGCAGGGGTGGGTCACGGTTCTCGATGGGACCGTTCAGGCCAGCAACCACCTTCCACCCCCACCGGACTACCTCCCTGATGATCGGCTGGAGCGCCTGGAGAAAGAGAATCGGGAGCTAAGGGAGGAGCTGCTGGCCGAACGGGAAGAGAAGCGGGTCCTACGGTCGTCTCTGAACGCCCTCCAGAATCGCCTGGGCGATGTTTTGGCTGCGGTGGAGCGCCTGGGCCAGGGTCAGGTTGTCCAGGTCGTCCAGGGGGCGGTAGGCGCCCCCGCGGGTCCTGTGGGCGCCTCCTCCGCGCCCATGTACGTCCCCGATCTCGGGGCTGTGGAAGTTGAAGAGTCCCGGGTGGAGGTCGAGACCAAGGAGGGCACTTCCGTGTCGGCGGCACGCAACGCCCTCAAGAAACTCCGTTCGGGCCAGGCTTGACCTTCTTTTGATGGCGCCTCCCCTGGTGGGAGACCGTCTCATGCATTCTACTCAGCGCCGCCTACTCCGCACCGCCCGCAAACTAGCTTGTGACTGTGGGGGAGGCGATCAGATTGTCGATTCGATTGAAGCCGTATGGCAGGACCCCACCCAGTTCAGTCTCAGCAAGAACGGGCCCCCCTACTTCAAGCTCGCGTCCGAAGACGACCGGGCAGGGATCGTTAAAGAAGCCGCTGAGCGGGCAGGTACCGCTAAGGAGCTGCTCAACTGGGTGGCTTCCTGGGATACAGTTGAAGCTCCCTACGCACCGTTGGTCCACCTGCTTGTGATCTACAAGGCGGTTTTCCATATCCACCAGACCCACCATTGGCTGACCAGCGGGCCCTCGTACTATGGGGACCATTTACTGTTCCAACGGCTCTACGAAGAGCTGGACGACCTCATCGACGGCATTGCCGAGCGCTCCATCGGTTTGAATGGACCCATCGTCGATCCGGTCGACCTTGCCATGCGGATCGGGATGGTGGTTAAGTTCATCTACCCCCAAGATCCGAACATGGACCCCTCGGAGTTGGCGGAACGAAGTCGATCGGTGGTTTTGATGGGCATCCAAGCCATTCGCGTCGTCATCGAGCATTTGAAGTCCAAGGACTTGATGACTGCGGGCCTTGACGACCTTTTGCCTGCCCACGCAGGGGTCTTTGAGAGCCATGCTTACCTCACACGACAACGTGTGTCATAAACCCCCAAATCAGATCAGATAGGAATCCCAATGCAGAAGAAATCGGAATCCGAACTGCCTGGCGTCGGTCTTGACGTCGGGACCATGAACCTTGTGTCTGCCCGGGAGACGGGTGACCCGAAGTCCCCTAAGACCGTCACCAAGAACGTAAGGGATGCCTTTCTCGACCTTGACCCCGACGCCAAGCGAGCCCTCAAGATGAGTGGGGTCAGCTACATCGTGCACAAGGGCCGTCTCATCGTGCTGGGCGATTCTGCCCTGACGATGGCGAACTTGTTCAAGCGCGAGGCGCGACGACCTCTGTCGAAGGGCGTCATCTCGGCGGGTGAGTTGGACGCTCAGGAGATCCTCAGCCGTTTGGCCTACCACGTGCTGGCGGATCCTGTCATCGACGGTGAGTTTTGCTACTACTCGGTCCCAGCAAACCCTGTGGACGAGCAAGGCCAGAACACATTCTACCACCAAGAGGTGTTCCGCAAGATCCTGAGCAACCTGGGGTACTCACCAAAGCCGATGAACGAGGCCCAGGCCATCATCTTCAGTCAGTGCGCTGACTACACCTTCAGTGGGATTGCGGTGAGCTTCGGAGCTGGGATGTGTAACATCTGCCTGAGCTATCGAGCCACCACGGTGTTTTCGTTCTCGATCGCCAAGGGCGGTGACTGGGTGGACACCAACGCGGGCCACGCCGTGGGCAAGACAGCCTCCCAGATGTGTGCCCTCAAGGAAAAGGGCATTGACCTTTCTCCCACGACAGACGACCGCGAGTCCGAAGCGATCATGTTCTACCTTCGCGCGCTCATCGGCTATTGCCTGCGCGGGGTCGCTGACGAGTTCAACAAGCGCCGAGGGGATGTGGACCTACCTGATGCCATCCCTATCGTTGTGTCAGGCGGGACCAGCAAGGCGCACGGGTTCCTCGACCTCTTCAAAGAAGAGTTTCAAAGCCTTCGTCAGCAAGGATTCCCCATCAAAGTCAGTGACATTCGAGCGGCTACTGACCCGCTCACAGCTGTAGCCGAAGGGCTACTGGTGCTCGCTCGAGACGAGCACTCCGAGGAGAAGGAAGAATGATTCGATTCCCCAAAATCGGTCGTGTTTTTTCCTCCCCCGAGGCCCTCAAGCGGTATTTACAAGAGCATCCGAAGGCAGACCCTTCCAAGCACTCTGTCAGGGGTAAGCCCAAGGGTGATAAGCCCAAGGGTGATAAGCCCAAGGACGATAAGGGGAAGGACGATAAGCCCAAGGACGATAAGGGGGAGGGGGAATCCAAGGGTGATGGGGGGAAGCCGGAAAAGGGGGCTCTCGATAGTGCTATTGATGAGGCCATCCACACTTTCCTCCGCCAGAAGAATCTGACCGAGGGGCAAAAGAAGCGCGTGCTGGAGCAGGCGATTTCTGACTCTGAGACGGAAAGCAAGGGAAAGGCCCGCAAACTGGTCAGGGACTTTTCCAAGGAAGAAGGGTTCGAGTCGCTGGAGGGACTGTCCAGTGCCGAACAAAGAAAGGTGATTGAAAGGGCATTGAAGATGGCAAACCAGCGTATTGCATCCCAGGCACAGAAGCTCGCATTGACAGACCCCAAGGCAGCCTATGATCTGTTGGATCAGGCATACTTTCCCACCGACAAGACCGCTCGTTTGAGAGTACTAGACCTTTCGGATGGGTATGCTGTGGAGGACACTGACGGAGGCATTTGGTGGCCTGATGACGATGCCCAGGAGGAGATTGCGGAGAGTCGAGACCCCGAACGATCTGCGCTTCAGATGGCCCAGAGGCAGCCTCGTCGGGGCATCTGGAAAGATGCCGCTGTGCAGGCAGAAACCTTGGCATCTTCTAACCCCAAGGCAGCCTATGATCTGTTGGATCAAGCCTACCTTTCCACCAACAACGCTGCCAAGGTTGCTCGGTCAGTACCCGATATTGATGTGGAGTTCGTAACTCCTCGATCCAACCAGGGTCAAATGATCGAGGTTTCGTACTCTTTCTCAGCTGACGACGACGGTTACCTCTATAAGAAGGTGTTGAACCGTGGGTCAGGGAAGGTGACCTACTACCAGGTACATGCTGAGGACGTGCGAGGTAAATGGGAGCCTTGGAACAGGGAACCTAAAGCTCGATTCAGGAAGCTGGCTGGTTTCTCCCAGAAGACGATGCGTGCTCACTTTGAGGAGTTCACCTACGAGGTGCTGAGTACGGTCTACGAGTACGTGGCCATGCTGCACCGTCGTATCAGCCGGCAGGAACGATTTCAGGATGTGCCAGGGTTCACCAACTGGGATATGTCCCAGAGCATCAGGGGATCCGGGAACGAAGCAGAGGGTCGTGTTTGGCTCAAGGGTGGCCTTGCCATGGACAACGGCATGGATGGTACCATCAACGTCAAGTTGACTCTGGTAGGTGATGGCGTGCAGCTCGAAGCACTGGACTATCGGACCTCTTTGGTGTCACGACGCTTCAAGTTGACCAACACGGCATCCGGTATCGGCATGGCCGTGGGAGAGGCGTGGGAACGCAAGCTCACGGGTAGTGTGGATTACGGCGACTGAGTGTACTACTACCTGATCTCCAGTCTGAAGCGGCGCCTGATCCTGGAGCTACAGGACGTCTTCTCGCGGCATCCCGTCTACTCGAAGATCGTCCCCTACATTCAGAATCGGTACAGCTTCGAGGAGCGCCCCCAGCACGGCATTGTCGTCAAGGGTTCGAGCGCTAATAAGGTACAGTTGTCAGCTGACAACTTCATCGGAGAGATCCAAAGCCACGTCATGCTTGCCTATGTGGGCGGGCCTGCCTTTCCCTTGGAGTGGGTCCGTGAAGACCTCCAAGCCGTCAGCTTCAATGGCAATGCCATGCCGACTCCACCAGGGGTTTACTACATCGAAATCCTGGAAGCGCCCACCAACCCGAACGAGCCTGGGTACTACGCCATTGATCCTCTGCTCACACGGACGGCAGAGCCGCTTTTCCAGTTCCAGAGCGGCGTCGAAAGAGAGGCACAGCTTCAAGCGGTCCCGGTAGAAGGGACCCTCCGTATCTGGGAAAATGAGCGACGGCTTCTCCGAGAGGGGGTCGAGTATGTGGTGGATTATAGCACGGGCGCTGTGACCTTGACGGGGGACTTCTTTGCAGGCGCCACCCTTGTTGCTGACTACCGCACGGCAGCACCCTCGGTCGGACCAGTGGCGTTTGGCTGGAACCAGTCCGATTTCACGACTTTGCCAGGCGTCGTTCTGGCGTTCGGCAAGCGAGCTCGGAAAGGGGACAAGGTTGCCGTCGTCATCTACCCTGAGCGAGTTTCGACGGCGCTGGCCTATGGTGGCAAGTTCGAGGTTAGCTTTGACCTGGATGTCATCTCCCGCGACACCAACCAGATGGAAGAGTTGGCGGACTTGACCGTCATGTACCTGTGGGGGGAGAAACGCCAGTATCTGGCCTTCGAGGGTATCGAGATTACTGACGTCAACATGGGTGGTGAGGCCGAGGAAGTCGCCGATGAGACGGGCGATCTCTACTTCTACCAAGCGAGTCTTGGTGTTTCGATCCAGGCCGATTGGGAGATCCATGTCCCGTTGCCGCTGACCATCAGCCGCATGGAGACGAATCCTGAAGACCCCTCCCCAGGTAGCTCGTGTGACCCTGGAGAGGACCCCTTCGGTCTTAAGCAAGTTGCTTCGTCGTTGTTCTATGCCACCCACCCCGTGGTGGCGGGTCGGAACAACTCGTTCGAGCGAATCGGATAAGGATAGAATGTGAAGCCATGCCCAAGTACAGTTTTGAGTGCCCCAACTGCAAATTGACTTTCTCACGGATGCTCAAGGTGGGGGAGCACCCCGACCACCCGTGTCCTAAGTGCAAAGGGGCAGCTAAACGACACTGGCACGGGCAAGGAGTATCCTTCAATTTCCAGCCGACCCCGGGCACCGATCAAGGTAATAGCGGTGTCACTAAGGATGACTACCCGACGGCGGACCACCTCGTGGGACGGACCGCCGATCAGCGGTGGGGCCACATCCGTGAACGAGACGCCGCCAAGGCAGAGTTGCGGCAGAAAACCGGGACCCATGCCTTGCGTCGTCAAAACGGCCCCGGATTCATCGATTACACGAGCATGGACGAGGGGGCCCGCACTCGGCGACGGGAGACGGCCAGGGAAGCCCTGGCGGCCCAGGAGGCCGTCAATCAGGACTCGTGACGTACCCGTTGATAAAGAGCTTTTGCAGCTTCTTTGGGTGAGTTGAGGGCTCAGCATCCAGATGTAGATCGAATCCAAGCGCCCCTAGAAACGAATCCCGATCCAAAAACCCTAAGAAGAACCCGTAAAGGAGAGCACCGTGGCTCTTGGACCTTTCGTCACCTACGTACCCCCTGGTGTCTACACCCGCACCCTGACCGAGGCCAATGTTGCTTCGTTGGTGTCCGGTCTGCGTATCCCCGTCTACATCGGGGTTGGCCAGGAGGAACTGGAGCAGCTCGATCTGGAGCTGGTACGCGGTTCGAGCGCCACGCTCGACCAGCAGATCAACAACGAGGACGTCAGTCAGCGCTTTGTGCTCGACGAGACAAACCCTAGCAACCCAACGCTTGGGCCGACCGGTGGCACGGTCGCGAAGTTCCAAGTCCGGAACTTCCCCATCGTGGACGGGCAGGGGTTTGGTCGAACCACGAATGATGTGCGGTCGGTCCTGGTCACGGTCGATGGTGTCGCCGTAGGAGTGGGGTCGGTCCAAGGCGCCCTGGGCATGGTGACGCTCCAGGTACCGCCGGCTGCGGGCGCAGACGTCCGCTGCACCTACTTCTTCCACCGTGGCGACACCTCGTTCACGGACGACGTGTCCGACCAGGTGACCCAGGAAACGGCAACGCTCACGACTCCGGCCGTAGCCGACTTCGTGTTCGTCTTGGGGACTACAGACGAGTTCATTCTCACGATCGATGGGACTGGGGTAGAAATCACCATCACCGAGGGGACCTACACGGCTACGGGTCTGAAGAGTCACATCGACTCCAAGGCGATCAGCGGGCTGGTCATCTATGTCGAGGCCGACGCCGAGGGCAACGACCACCTCAAGTTCGAAGCGGCACAGAGCCTCGTCATTGGTGCTGGCAACGCCAACGGGGTATTGGGCTTCTCGCCCGGCGCCCAGACGAACCGCAACCGCAACTTCCGCGTCTTCCAGCGTCCTGTCGTGGACGGTACCGACGGCGGCATCACGACGACCGACACGACCAAGGTCGTCGCGGTCGTGAACGGGACCCAGGTCGTGGTTGAGGCTCTCGACGGCGTGAACGGCGTCGTGACCTTGCCCTTCGCCCCACCGCGTAACTCCACGGTATTCGTCCAGTATTGGGCCAACACATGGCAGGACACGTTTGACTACCTGCCCAACACGCTGGTCACGACGGTCATCCGCAGCGGTTTCGCGACGGGCCGCAACGACTACATCCAGGGTCAGGATTTCGTCATCTCGAACCCGAGTCCGGACGTCTCCGTCATCCACTGGGGTGCCAGCGTCCAGGTCAGCAGCATTCTGCGGACCCCGGGCGCCGAGGTCTTCGATGACACCCAGATTCTGCCGACCCTTGTCGACGATCGCCTCTACCTCACCGAGTGCACTCGCGTCGTGGACACGACAGTCGTTCCCGCGGTCCCCAGCACCAAGCAGTTCCTGCTCCCCCAGGTGCCGACGACTGGCAACGGTCGCGATACACCACTCGGGCAGACCTTGTACAACACGGTCTCCAACAGCCGCATCGGGCTCAACACCAATCGTCCCGATCTCGTGGTGGCCTATGCCGGCCGTGACGTGAAGGACGCGACCTCCCGCAACGCGCTGACGGTGGTGGAGGTCAACGCCGACACCCGGCAGGTGACCTTCCGCGAGACGGTGCCCCCTGACCACAACGTGTACGCCACGTTCTGGTACAGCCGACTTGCTGACGATCAGTTCACCATGACCAACAAGGTCGCGGGTGCGGTCGGCACCGGCCAGTTTGAGGTCTTCTCGGGCAGCCAAAACCGCAATCTTCACCAGATCCGGTTTGGGACCAAGACGGGCTTGCCCGAGATTGTCCAGTGGCCACGTGGTGTCGAGGGCATCCCCGATGCGCACCACACGGGCGCGGGCACGCCGGTCAGCGAAGAGGTGACCGTGACCTTTGGGTCTGCTCTGGCCCAGAACGCCGTCTTCACGACGACGGGCGCTGGCCCTTGGAGCTTCTTCGCGGGCACCAGTGACCAGTTCCGCGTGACGGTCAATGGCACCGATTTCGACGTTGACCTCGACGTGGCGGTCCCGGGGCAGCTGATCTCTGACAAGATCGCGGTGGATGGCTCCGACCAGATCACCATCGTGTCCGGGGACATCCTGGAGCTGACGATCGACGGCATCGACATCACAGTCGACTTGTCCGCGCTGGCGGGTACGCCCACCATCACGGCGGTCGTGGCTGCCATCAACGCTGCCATTGACGCTGATGCTGCCTTCATTGGTACGGCGCCGAACGACTTGGTGGGCTTCGTGCGCCTGGGCCCCGCGGGCTCCGACCACGTGATCACCATCGCGAGCCTCGAAGTTCCGGTGGCACTGCCCGACGGCTTCGACAACACCTCCGCGGTGTCGATCCGTCAGGGGACCGCAGAGGCCAAGCTCGGCTTCACGGCGTTCCAGTCGGCGAGCGGCACTCCGACAGCGACCAACAAGCCGGCGACGGTCCTTGGTACCGAGGCAGGCACGTTCAACATCACCCTCAACGCCACCGATACCCTGGAAATCCGGGTCGACGGTATCGACTACACGGTCACACTCCCCCACGGCGCGGCTGTGACACCGGCTTCTGTCGTGGGCGCCATCAACGCTACCCCGGGCCTGACGGGCGTGGCCAGCTCGAACAGCAGCGGGCCCAACGCTGACAAGATTCGCCTCACCAGTCCGACCAACGGTGCCACGAGCCGTATCGGCATTCTGGGTGGGACAGCAAACGAGATCCTGGGTTTCATCCAGGGTGACGAAGCGGGCCAGACCTTGGTCGACATCGAAGAGGTCGTCAATGAGATCCTGGCGTTCACGGGCTTCGTAGCAGAAGGCATCGCCTATATAGCGGAGATCGATGGGGCCGAGTACCTCACCATCGAGTCGGCTACGGTGGGGGCCACGACTTCCAATGTGTCGTTCCGTACGGGGACGTCGAGCGCGTTCAACTCGACCACCGGAACCGGAATCATAGCTAACACGAGCGGCGACAACGGCGAGGACGCCTATGACAACTTCGTCGTTACGTCCAACAACGCTAACGGTTCCAGCGGTACGGGCGTTCCGGGCCAGACCTATGTGGATGCTACTACGGGCTTGACCTTCACGGTCCTTCCGAGTGTCACGGGTAGCTACACGAGTACGGGTGCCTTCACCCTGATCGTGAGCGAGACCTGGACCGTCAGCCCGGCGGTACCAAGCTACAGCGTGGGTGGCCTGGAGCTGATCGTGACCGACACCGTTGGTGTTGGCGTCAACGACTCAGCTCGACTCCAGACGTTCAACCCTGGTGGCCAGGAGCCGGCGGTTGGCGACTTCTACTACGTCTCGTACCGCTACCTGAAGCAGGATTTCTCGACGCGCCTGTTCGCCCAGTTCAAGACCATCGAGGCCAACTACGGGCCACTGACGGGCGAGAACCGAGTGACCTTGGCGGGCTACCTTGCCATTCTCAATGGTGCGGTCTTGGTCGGCATTAAGCAGGTCCAGAAGGTGGTCAACACCAACCAGGCCAGCGACCAGGACTTCATCACCGCCATCGGCGAGCTGGCGACCCCACTGCCGGGCAACATCCGTCCGGACGTTATGGTGCCGTTGACGACCTCTCCGGCCGTCTTCCAGTACTTGATGCAGCACTGCGAGGTTCAGTCGGGCATCCGCTACCAGAGCGAGCGCATGGGCTTCATTGGGTTTGCGAGCGGCACCATCCCGACCACGGCCCAGGCGGTGGCTCGAGGGCTGCTCTCCAACCGCATCGTGGCGAGCTACCCGGATGGAGGGGTGATCACCCTGACCAACGAGCTGAACGAGTCCTACGACCAGCTCGTGGATGGTACCTTCCTGGCAGCGGCTCTCAGCGGCTCGGCGGTTTCCCCTGCTGTGGACGTGGCGACGCCGTACACCCGCCGGATCATCCAAGGCTTCTCCTCGCTCCAGCGAATCCTCGATCCCGTCGAATCCAATCAGACGGCGGTCGCGGGCATCACGCTGTTCGAGGACCTCGACCCTGTGATTCGGGTCCGCCAGGGCCTGACCACGGACATGAGTTCAGTCCTGACCCGGCTGCCGACGATCACCCAGATCGCCGACTACGTGCAGCAGCAGTCGCGGGCCACGCTCGATGTGTTCGTCGGGACCAAGTTCCTGTCGAGCCGCATCAACGAGGTTGAGACGTCGATGGCGTCTCTGATGAGGCAGCTTATCCAGGAAGAGATCGTTGCGGCATTCACGGGTATCTCGGCAGAGATCGACGCCGAAGACCCGACGATCATGCGGGTTGAAGCCTTTTATCAGCCTATATTCCCGCTTTTGTACATCGTGATCACGTTCAACCTGAGAGCAAGGATTTGAAAATCCTAGTGTTTTTGGCCTGACCTATGGGTCGGGCCAAAAACGCGGCAGGCCAATAATTGTAGGGTCCCTGGGCCGTTTGGGGGTGTATGCTCTTGAGCATGAACCGGTCCCAAGCTTTGGAAGCCTTCTCCACCGACGAGCCCTTCAAGGCTGTCGCAAAGCGGTTGGGTATGAGCCCCAACACGTTGCGGAGGTTGTGGAAGGAACGCTATGGGGAGGCCGCCTTCAAGGAACGAGGCTGCCGCATCCAGCAGCTGGGAGCCACAGCCTACGGGGCGCGGACCAAGGGTCGCGCAAAGGCGCGGACCCAGGTAGAGGTCCAATGCTCACAGTGTGGTAAACCCTTTCAGGTGACGAGGGGGCAGCGGGCGAAGGCCAGGCGTCTAGTCTGCCCTTCATGCTCGACGGCAGGCAAAGAGGTGTGCCCGGTGTGTAACCTTCACTGCGATGGGGCGAAGGGGTTGGCAACACACTTCCGCCACCAGGCAGAGGACCCCCCTCATCGAGAATGGCTCGCCGAGCGCGAGGCTGCCAAGTGGAAAGGCTTGACGGAGGGGCTGGACTATGTGACCTGCCGCGTGTGCGGGCTCAACGCCCACGCCTTGACGGGGCACCTGCGGGTACACCAGCTGACGGCTGAGGAGTACCGCGCGGACCACCCTGACGCCCTCGTCGTCGCGTCACGAGTCGAGGCACGGAGGCAGGCAGCCTTGGCCCCGATAGCGGCTGAGCGCGCCTATGGGTGGTCACGTGAGGACTTGCTGAAATTCTGTGACGAGCAGGGCAAGGTGATTGTCGCTGAGGCCGCCATGTACCTGAAGGCGGCCCCTTTGACGGTCTTGCACTACTGCCGGAGCCTTGGGCTGCCGACCCGGAACCGATTGGCGTGGCAGCGTGCGGTCCTCGACAAGGCTGCAAAGGTCTGGGGGGCCAAGTACCAGTGGGAGTGGTCAACGCCAGAGATCCGGAACCCCAACACGGGCAGGATGCTCAACTACGACGGCTACTTCCCTTCTCTGAACCTTCTGCTCGAAGCACATGGGGAGCAACACTTCCGCTATTCCGAGGCATGGCACGGCTCGCTAGAAGCCTTCAGGACATCACGGCGCAGGGACGAGTTCAAGAAGGCTCGGGCCGAGGAGTTGGGCTATGGTTACAGGGTCGTCAAGTTCACCGACCCCTGGGACACTGACGAGTTCTGGGAGGCCCTCAAGCTGGGCACGCCCGAGCGCCCAGCGAATCTTGAGGACAAGGTATTCCACATCTTGAGACAGGCGGGGTTCCCCCGCCCGGAGCCCAACGTTGCCGAGGCCAAGAAGGCTCTGACCAGGCTGGGATCGACACGTTGCTTCTTGGACGACGACTTCCACGTGCGCCCGTACAGCATCGCGGGGACGGCCGCGTGTGCGTCTTTCTTCCCCAACCGCTACCATGCTCACTACCGGGGGGCGAAGAGCGCTTTTGAGGCATGGCATGATGACGAGGCATTGCGAAAGGCAATCCGGCTGCAATTGGACAGTGGCCATCCGACGACACCAGAGCGTGTGCTTCGGGCGCTGGTAATGCACCATCGGACGCCTTCGGTGTTTCGACCTGCGGTTGCTAAATACGTCTATCAGACCTACGCCCCCGGCGGTGTTGTGTGGGACCCCTGTGCGGGTTATGGTGGCCGGCTCATGGGGGCAGTGGCGGCGGGGGTCGAGAGGTATGTTGCAACCGAGGTCGAGCCCGAGACCATCGAGGGAAACCGCGCCTTGGCTCAGGCTTTAGGTGTCACTATGTGCGAGCTGCATCAGGAAGGAGCCGAGGGATTTGACCCTGGCCCAGTTGACCTTGTGTTCACGTCGCCTCCCTACCTCGACTTGGAGGTCTACGGTTCAGCTTCTCAAGCTGACTGCTCTACGTGGGTCGACGAGTTTCTAGTCCCCGTTGTCCACCGCGCGGCTCAGCGCCTTTGGGCAGGAGGGCACCTGATCCTCAATCTGCCGTTCAAGCCAGTGCGAGGGCTTCGTTTGGACTTGGAAGCCAAGGCGCTCGCCGAGAGGGAGGGGCTGGTGGAGGAGCCGACCGTGTGGATGCCTGTCCGCGCCTTCAGGGGCCCCTTCAAGGCCGAACCTCTTCTGGTGTGGCGTCGCTAAGGCACCTTTCCGTTTATCTTCCCGATGCCAAGGTTGCTCTGGTTTGGTGTATAGTGCTTTGTGGACCACCGACGCCTATTTGAGGATCTGTCTCGAACTCGAGCATTGGCTCGTAGCGATCGGGATTGTGCCCGAGAACGCGCTACCGCGGCTTACCATGCTGAAGTGGTCGACGAAGCACAAAAGGCGCGGCCACGATCTCGCCCCAAAGTTCGAGACATGGCGTGGGCTACCAAGATTCTGAGTTTGGAGAAAGTGCAGAAGATTCGCGAGCAGCATCGAATTTTCGCGGAGGAAGTGGGCGCTGTTTTCACACGTCGGATTGAGCGTCTCGATCGGCTACTTTCTAAGGTGGCTGTTCGGGCGCCCGTGCGAGCAGGGGCATCTCCTTCTGTCCTGTACGTGGCTTGGGTGAGTACCTACTCTAGTCAAGGATTTGGAGCGAATTCTTACGCACGTAATGCCGCAGAAGCCTATGCTGATGTCGCTCGGGGAGAGAACATTCCCGTTGAGGTGTCCCCTTCGAAGAAGGGTGGCGGCGACTACGAGGTTTTGGTTTGGGTGGAGAGCCCGTTAGATGTGGAGATTCTTCGACTCAAACCAGGGCCTAGTTTGCGCGAGCAGATTCGTCTATGCTGGGCACGTGGCGTCAACCCTCGAGTCTACAACCCTTACTTGCCGGTTGGGATCGAGGCTAAGCTGGGGATCGACTGCCAAGGTAGGTACCTGTAATGGACATCAAGTTTCAATGTGGTTCTGAAGAGGAGAGGCCGGGCACCGTGTTCTGCGCTACTTGCCGACGGTATGTGTATCAAGGGGAGTGTGGCGTAAAGGTTGAACAGGCGAGTGAGTTCGCGGCCATCACTGCAACCTTTCCGTGCTCCTTCCCAGAAGGGGTACTACCGCCAGCCGATCCGAAGGCCTAGCCGACCTCTCCGATAGCCTTTCTATGCTTCTGTAAAGGAAGCCTGGCATACATTTCGAAAGACAGACCATGACTGATCGATGGGCCTCTACTGATACCGAGGATATCTTCGCGCCTGAACCAGGAGAGGCACAGGCAACTTCTCAGATAGTTACTGCGGCTAAGGACGAAGAGGTCGACGATGAAGAGGCCCTTGGAGCCTTGTCCAATGCCGAGTACGTGATCTTCCTGCTCGGGTACGACACATTCCTGCGCTATATCGAGGAGTTCACAGACCCCTTGGGGGAGGAGCAGCTGAAGGAGCCCGAAACCGCCAAGTACATCAAGGCCCTGGAGGGGCTTGCGGCACAAGGGTCCAAGCTCATGCTGCGGGTCGATCGCGAGGTAACTGCCAACTTCCAGCGGTTCATGGCTGGTCAGCTGGAAACTCGAGCCCACAAGACGATGTTCACCCGGGCCATGCGGTTCCGCGTGACCAGCGTCGAGGGGATTGCCCGCCGCGCTCAGATGATTCGCGACGTCATGGAGCTGGGCGGCGCCAAAACGCGGACCGCTGTCTTTGGTAAGAGTCGCAAGGCCGCGACTTGGATTCGCAAAGCCATCAACGCCACGTGGGAAGACGATGCCGACAAGGCGCTCGACGTCTTCGAGGCGTTCAACCTCTCGAACGCGCGGGTCCGGGCCTGGTTTGATGTCGCTGCCAAGCTGGCGGGTTCGCACGAGGTCCCAGAGAGTGCCATCGCAGCGGGCGTTCTGGAGGCGTCAGGGCGCGCTCAGGAGCTGTTCAAGGCACAGGTCGAGGAGACCGGAGCTTCAGACTCAGGTGATTCTCGGCAGGGTGGCGAGGCCAAGCAGCTCGTTCTGGATCAGGTCGAGCAGCATGCGGCGACGGCGGCCAAGAAGGTCATGGATGCCCGCGGGGAGGACGACACGCCCCCTGCCAAGAGTGAGGTCGTAGGTATTGCCACCGCCGTAGCAACCGCGGTTGTGGCGGATCCTGCCAATCCTGCCAACGTTCCCCAGTCGCTCAAGGATGCGCTTGGTAAGGATGAGGAGCAGCTTGCGGCGGCTATGACGGAGGGCCGTGCCATCATCGCGGCCGGCGCGGGCGCGGGCAAGAGCCGCACCCTTGTAGCGCGCGTCACGCACCTCATCAAGGACCGCCCCGATGTGTCCCCTGTCAACGTCCTGGTCTGCTCCTTCAATGCCGAAGCCGCCGAGGAACTTCGAGGTCGTTTGCGGTTGAGCGTTGGGGGCGACGACTACAAGCAGCTGGAGCGCAACATCGGGACGACCCATGCGATCTTCGCTCGATGGTTGCGAGATGACCGCCTCAATACGAGGCATCCCGAATTCAAGACAGCCGCCAGTCAAGGCAATATCGCCGACGGCGGCAGTGTCGCACGAACGGTCAATGACCTGTGGCGCAAGTGCAAGGCTGAGTTTGATGAGAACGGTGTGCTTCGTCCTGGGAAGCCCCCCGCAGAGGCTCCGAAGCTCAAGACCTATTGGGCGGGCAACGGTATCGACCCCAAGGAGGCCATGCTGACCGCGAGCAACGACGACGAGCGGGAAGCGGCCGAGTGGTATCAGTGGTACGAGGGGCTCAAGGGTGCCATTCCCGGGTGGCGGTTCAACTGCCAAGGGCCGGACCACCGCAAGAATGAAGAGGCCCAGACCATCTATCAAGCACATGAGGATCGGGCCCGCCGCGGGGGCACCCTGCGGTTGAGTGATTTCGATGACCACTTGTTGATGTGCGCCCGGATGCTCGAAGAGAATCCCGACGCGCGCAGGAAGCTCCAGCGGCAGTTCAAGCATGTGCTTGTGGACGAATGTGTCAGTGGCGAGACCCAGGTGCAGACCCAGGACGGTCCCGTCGCAGTCAAAGATCTCCAAGAAGGTACTTTGATCCTATGCTTCAACAATGGGTCAGCTGAGTATAAGAAGGTACTTTCTCTCAGGCAAAGTTCAAAGACAGAGGGCATCAGGGTCATTTTGGCGAACGGGTTGGAGCTGGCCATGACTCAGTGTCATCGCCTGTACGCAACTCCTTTTCACAGAGACTTGATTCCGGACGGGTACTTAGCTCTCTACTTGATGTATCGGAAGGGGTTCGGTTACCGTGTTGGGGTCAGTGCCAACCCATTTTCTAGAGGGGGTCTAGGGAACGGTCGCACGGCCTCTGAGCGCCCTGACGCTCTTTGGATTCTGGAGACTGGGCCTTCTGAGGAAATGCTCTTTAAGGAGCAGTCTACGGCTTTGAACTTTGGGGTGCCCACGAGTGTCTACGAGGGGGTTCCTAGGGATCTCAACCAACGGTACATTGACAGGATCTTTGCTGAGTTCGGGGACAATGGCACGAAAGTTCTGGAGGCCTACGGTTTCTCACCTGACTACCCTCATTGGGTGAATGCCGGCCACTTCAGAGGGCGGGTCCATCGACACGCTGTGATGCTGCATGCTCACCGAGGGAGTATGCCTGGCAAGGGTAGGGGTTGTTCTGCCATACAGATGAGTTGGACAGGAGATGTCCCTGAAGTGCTCGCGGACGGCGTTTGTCAGACGAGAGACGGTCGAACTAACTATTCTTACCGTTCAAGCTCTTACAGCGACGTGCGCAAGAAAGCGGTTGAGATCGCAAACACCTTGGGGTGTTTTGTGAGAGAGACTCTGTCCGTGCAGGGGGAGTCCTGCCTCAAGATCACGGCAGCCAACCTGTTCCCAGGCATGAAGCTTCCTGTATGGGAGGGCGGCGTCCGGCGAGATTCCAACACCCTTTTGAGGGGTAAGGCTAGTCGTGACAAGGTTGCATCCCTTGGTTTTGACGTTCCCTCTCGTGGGAGCCTTAGTGCAGCTGACTATGCTCACTATCAGGAGCAATCAGAGGGGGCTTTGCTCTCTCTTGATGATACCCGAGTAGTCTTGGAAGAGATTGTGGAAGTCGTAGCCGAACAAGGCTCGTACTATGACATCACGGTCGAGGATGCAGGCAACTTCTTCGGGAATAGGGTCCTGAGCCACAACTGTCAGGACCTCAGTGCCACCCAGCTCAAGGTATTCGATTTGATTACCGAGCATGTGACTACCAGGGGCGAGAACGGCACGAGCTACTGGATGGTCGGCGACGACAAGCAGTGTGTGGCCGACGACACCTGGATCACCGTCACGCCCCCAGGTGAGCACAGATTGGACGGCACGGTGAAAGCTGCCAAGGAGTTGGTTCCTGGCGATGGCATCGTGTCATACCGCAACGGCGACGTCGTGGTGCAGAAGGTGCGCCACGTCGAGAAGTCGAGTTGGACTAAGGGGTTCAAGATCACGACGGCTTCTGGCCGGTCGCTGGTCATGTCGCCCAATCACAAGATCTGGGCACACGCTCCTTCTTTGCGAGAAGGTCAGGTCGCCGTTTACCTCATGTTCCGCAACGACATGGGATTCCGTGTTGGTATCACCAACAAGTGCCGTGACGATGAGTACCTCAATTCGTTCGGTGGGCGTGCTTTCATGGAGAAGGCTGAGCGGATGTGGGTGCTCGACGTCTGTGACGACCGTGAGTTTGCTCTGCTCAAGGAGGAGACCTACTCGCTCCAGTACGGCATCCCGACGATGGTGTTCGAGGGTGCCAATCGAGGTGTCAACCAGGACCGCATCGTCAAACTGTTCGAGCAGTTTGGCTCGAACGGGGCCCGTCTGCTGGAGGAGCGGCATCTTCACTTCGACCTCCCACATTGGATGAGCCAGTCGTACACCAAGCACAGTCGCGGACGCCGCACGGTCCACATGAACGCCCACGCGGGCAAGGGCACACAGGTTTCTTTGGAGTGGGCTGGTGACGACCTCGACAGTAAGGTCAACACCCCCTTCACGGTTAAGGGTGAGCGCCGCCGCTTGCGCAAGTTCTTCACCAACTACCGTGCGGCCTTGGAGTTCGCAGAGGGTCTCGCGCGGCGCGCGGAGGCCAACCTGTCACGTCGGCTGTCAACTCCTGAAGGGTCTGTTCGTTTAACGACGGCCTCTGGCATTCACGTCGGCTCTCAGGTGCTAATCTCAGACGACCAGAACGACGTCATGTTGGACGAGGTGGTCGAGGTCGAGACCGTCCAGGAGGTCAACTTCATCGACATTGACGTCGATGACGCCTCTAATTTCTTCGGCAACGGTATCCTGAGCCACAACAGCATCTACTCTTGGCGAGGGGCTAAGAGTGAGACCTTCCAGAGTCGCGCTGACGACGAGAACTGGCAGCTGCGGACCATCACGACCAACTACCGTTGCCCGCCGGCCATTGTTGGGTTTGCCAACGACCTGATTGCCCACAACGGGGCCGACCAGATCCCGTTCGAGGCCAAGCCCAACCCTTGGAAACAGGCCGACGAGGGCAGCCTTCGAGTCGAAACCCCCGAGACGGAGGCCGATGCCTCGAACCTGGTGGTCGAGACCATCAAGGCTCGTTTAGCCGATGACACGGAGGAAGGCCACCGGCCACCGTACATGGAGCATGCAGTCCTTTCACGGACCCAGAAGATGCTCGATATCTACGAGACATCGTTGGTCTTCCAGGGGATTCCTTTCGCACGCAAGGGCCCCCGCTCGAACTTCGGGACGCCCGAGATGCGCGGCGTCGTGGGTGCCGTCAAGGTAGCTTTCAGCGACGACCCCGCGGACACCGTGAACGGGCTCGTGGACATGCTGATCGCGCCCAACAAGTTCGCGCAGGCGGTCAACAAGCCCAGCATCATGCGCAAGAAGGTCGAGGCGGCGATGCGCCGTGCCTACGGACGCGAGTGGAAGACCGTTATGGCTCGTGATGCCATGCAGGACCGCACCTTCCAGAATGCCCTCGCGCAAGAGATGGGTGGTTCCCGGATTCACCAGCAACGCGTACGGATGGCAGCCGAGGACTTCGAGACCTTGTTCAACATTCGAGTCGGCGATGACGGGCTGCCCCCGACCATGACCGAGGTCATGACGACGATTCTCGGCTTCCGAGGAGTTTCCTGGGAGCTGGACCCAGACAAGATGGGTCAGAAGTTCGAGATGCAGGACGTCATCCGTCCGTGGCGCGAGATGCTCAGCGCCAAGCAACAGGACCGGGGCGACGATGAAGATGAGAGCGAGGGCGAGGGCGAGGGCGAGGGCGAGGAGAAGGAATCTCTGGGACCCATCGACTTCCTGTGGCAGCTGATGACGCCCCAGCCGGACGTCGATGAAGCCGACGAGCAGGACCCCCCGGACCGCCCGATAGGCTTTCTTCGTAAGGCGTCCAATTTGAACGAACAGGCTCGCAAGCTCGTGTATGACATTGGCGCCTACAAGCGTGCTGTGCGTGGTTTGGGCGCCTACCGAGACCGCAAGTTCGGCGGACGTACTGTGACCAAGGAAGAGCAGTATGAGGCCGACCTGGCCAAATGCCCACCCGGCGGGATGCCCACTCCTGAGGAGATCGCGGCGAATCCCGACCTGTTGAAGCGACCCCCCGCGGTCTACCTGGGAACGTGTCACTGCTCGCCCCCAGATGAACCAGTGTTAACCACTCAAGGGTATGTTGCCATTGGTGACCTTGACCCTGAACAACATCGGGTTGCTTCATACCTCGATAGCTGCAACCAGCTGTTTTGGGGAAAGGACCCTGGCCCGGTCGCGAGCGAACGGAAGGGCTATGCTTTCACGAAGACAGAGTGGCCTTTCCAAGGTAACTTGGTTGTTCTGAAGACTGGCCAAAGCATTACGCGGGTCACCCCTGATCACCGGTTGCGGGTGAAGTTTGCCCCTGAGTTTTTTGATAAGTACGTCGTATACTTGATGCGCAGAGGCAGCTGGTGGCGCGTTGGAATGACCCAGTCAGGATCTCGCCCTTACAAGGCTACGACCTTGGAGACTCGATTGGCTGCCGAGAAGGCGGACAACGGTTGGGTCCTAGGAGTGTTCGAGAGCAGAGAAGCCGCTTTGGAACAAGAAGCCATACTTCAAGGCCGGTACGGCATTCTGGGGCTGACCTTTGAAAGCTCGAAGCAGCGCTCTCTGACGACTGACCAGCTGCACCGCATTCACGACTTCGTAAGTGCTGAGGCGGAAGGGCGAGCCCTTAGGTTGCTATCCGACCACGGTCTTGATCCTGAAGACCCCCTCTACTCAAGGCCGGGGGACGGCCAAAGGTGGTCCGACAAGCGGGAGTCTTTCACGATCAGGGCTCGCAACTTCTTGAGTGGTTATATGCTGTTGCCGGTGGTAAAACCCTGCTTTGTCGAATGTACTGGGCCACGGGAGGAGTGGGCTAAGCCTCAGTGGTTGCTAGGGACGACTCAGGCAATCTTTTACGATGGGCCTGTCTACAGTTTGGATGTCGACCCCCACCACTACTATGTCAGCGGAGGTGCGGTTGTCCACAACTCCACAAAGGGTGCCGAATGGAGGAACACCTATGTCTTGATGCCCAAGGACAAGTTCCCAGGGCGGATGCGGCTACCAGATGACCTCAAAGCTCGTGAGCTGGTTCCCGAAGGTAACTTCGACAGGGTCGACGAGGCCGTCAAGCAAGGTTTGCTTGATGAGGATCGAGCCCGGGAACTCAAGGCGGGGAGCATGGTTGACCCCAGCAGCCCTGTCGAGATGTTCGTCTCGGGGAGTATCAGCTTGTACGTCTTCGAGCGGTGGCGGAACCACATGCGGGACGAACGCCGATTGGGCTATGTGGCGATCACGCGCGCCCAAGAGCGGGCGATGGTCCTATGCCCCTCCGAGGTCAATGGCCAAGCAGCGGGGGTCAGTCCCTTCGTCACGGAAATGGGGCTGTTCCCGGGTGAGAACATCGGTCGAAGCCCCGCGGATGATGAGGTTGACGAGGAGATCGCCGCTGAGGTGGGGTCCCCCGAGGGCGCCGTCGAATTGCAAGGCGATGGCTCTCCCGTCATTCAGCCTCAGCATCCAGAGGTTCAGGTCGCTGAAGTGGCGGCAGACCCCACGAAGACAGACGACACCTGGCTTCTGGACACCGCTCTGGTGTATACGATCGAGGACGTTCCCACGCTTGAAGATGCGACGGCCGTTGAGAACCTCCAGAAAACCCTCAATGCCATTACCGGACGGGCACGGGAAGTGGACCCCAATTGGCAATCGGGGTCCAAGGAAGAGCTGCGGTCGGCTGTCGAAGCAACTTCCAACCTGATGGAGGCCGCTCAGGCCGAGGGCAACGACAAGTACAATCAGGCTCTCAACAACTTGTTGGGGGTCTTGATGGGTTTGATGTTCAAGGCCAGGGTTAAGACCAAGATGGCCAAAACCAAGAGGGCCAACGATGGTATCACCGTTACCGAGGTCATCTCAACTTGGCTCGATGGTGATGAGCCCCTCATGACTTCGGAGAATTGACCGATGGCTGAAGGCACCTATGATTCCGTCACCGTCGAGGAGTTCGACAGGTATGTATCCCGCACCTTCCGCGGGTTCATTCCTGGCGGCCTTCGCAAGCATCGGGGTAAGACCGGCCACCAGTGGCACTACGACCTTTGGTTCAACACTGAGGGGACGGTAGGGGTTCGGATCCTCAGCAGCATCACCGTCGGTCGTGAATCAGCGCGCGGTGCGGGCGAAGGGCTCATCAAGCTTGTCCCGTCTCTTTTCCAGCTTAAGAAGGGAGATTTCACCGAGACTTGGGCCTGGAACAAGGTCTACCGCGAGTTCAAGCGGACCAAGAGTCGCGAAGGCGCCAAGCGGCGGCAGTCGTGGCGCAACAGCTTGCAGGCTCAAGTGCGTAAGGCTCTCGAGGAGTATTATGAAAAGGATCAGTGGTGGGACTGGGTCGGCGGAGGCAAGGAAGGTCCGCCTCCTGAGCGCAGAGACGGCCAGCCCTATCAGGAGGTCAAGGTTCAGGAGAAGGATGACCAGGGGGAAGTCCAGCAGCGCGTCGTCAAGGTCCACAAGGGCACTCCTCATTCCATCGACCGCGCCCCCCGCCGCCCGACAATGCAGTCAGACTCGAACTCCAGCGGGTGGGGGTCTCGTCTCGAACGAGGTGTCAAGGGGGAGCCCGGTGATGAGGTGATCACGGTTGCTCGTGGCGGCAAGCGCCGCTTCCAACTCCTGGTCGAGAACCTGGGCACGACTCAGTACGGGGAGGAAGTTTGGACCGTCAGCACGAACCCCAAGCCGAGTAAGCGGGCGAGTGAGCTGTCTGTAGAGCCCCCCGCGGAAGAGCCTCCTTCGGCTGAGGTCGACCTCGACGCTTGGAAAGTCTGAACGATCTGGGATCCCGAATCGTATAGGGATACATGACTCTACCCTCGAACACCGACATTGAGACCGAGGCAAATGCAGTTCAATACCGCGGTCCGGAACGCTACTCAGGAACACATTGGCGACCCTCTTATCGTCGTCGGCTGACGATTAAGGCTAAAACCTCCAACGAAGCCCGCGTCTGAAAAATCCGTATGGGTGAGGAACTCCGGCTAGAAGTTCGCATCGACCATAGCCTGGTCGAAGCTCCAGAAGGTGCCTTGGTCATGGGAGCCCTTGGTCACGGGAGCCCTGATGCTTACGATGACGTCGAGCGATTCTACACGGATCTCATTCTGGGCAAACCCTTGCCCTTGGTCTTGGCGGCCAACGCTATCGAGGTCTTGAGCCACGCCATTATGACTGTCTTGTTCCTGCGCCGGGGGCTCGCCTTGCACCCTCGGATGCACCAGTTGGTGGTCTCGACCGCGCTGGCGGACCGCCACGGGTTGGGGGGTCTGGCACACGTCGAGCGCGACCTCGCCCGTTTCTTGTTGCTCGTGCAGGGTTATATTGTCGACCCGAAGCTCAGCCGCCAGGAACTGGGTCGGCGGATCTCGACATTGGTCGGGTGGGTGGAGAACTGGGTCGAGAACGACCATCTCCCCCAGCTGCCGGTAGACCCCCCGGTGCCGCGTGTGCTCGACCACGGGACCAACGGCTTCGTGCTTGCCGAGACGACTGGTCCACTGGACGCAGGCTGGTTGGAGTTGTTTCGGATGGGGTATCTTCGGGGTGTGTTGGCGACCATACCCAAAAATGACCGTCGAGGCGTCTTGATGGCGCGCAAGAGCGCGTTTGTGGCGTTCGACCTGGCTCAGGCAGCCAAGCTCCTGAACGCCGCTGAGAGTCAGCTAGGGGGCACTGAGGGACGGGAGCCCGACGGGGGTAAGGGGGGGTGGGCGGTCCACAGCTTCGTGTTGACGGGGCCTATCAAGGGTACGGCGCTGCCTCTGGAGGGTATCCTCCAGGTCGCGGTTCGGGTCTGAGGCCGTTTCAATAGAGTTTTCGTGTCCCTCCTTGGGTGGCATGAGGTCTCTCGTCACGATCGGCACAGACAATGGCTATGTGAACTGGGTGCGCTACCCAGATGGGTTGAAGCGCAACCTTGGGTCGTGCTCGGTCCTGAAGCTGGTGGTCGAGACAGCGCGGTCGGTCGAAGCGATGACACACGCCCTCGACGCCTTCCTGAAGGACGGGGAGACGGTGCTCGACGCTGACTTGGTGCGGTTGGGGGAGTTGGTGGCCACGCCTCGGGCGCGGTGGGCTGCAAATCCACTTATCGACACCGATCAGCGTCTGGAGCACGTCACCATGCTGAAACTGGCCTACGACGAATTTCGTGCCAATGCCGACACGGCGGAGGAAGTCCTGAAGCTCGCCCATGAGGTGAGCACCGCGATCGACGAGAAGGTTGCCGCGGGGAAGTCGTTCAACTCGAAGCAGGCCAAGCTTGATGTCCATGAGGTCGTGACCAGGACGGCCGGCATCCTGCGGGATACTGACATGGTTCAACCTTGGGTCAGGGGTGATTTGATGGACCTACACAAGCGCGCCACCCACCTGCACGGCCTGTTCTTCCCTGCTTCGAAGCCCCAGAGTTGACCCAGATGGAGATGAAGCAAGATGCCTGACGGTAACACCAACACCACCACCAAGAACTACATCTACCGGATGGGTACCACGCCCAACACTCGTGCGGTCGTCAGCCAGAAGAACAAGGTCTACGGCTATCTTGCCGGACAGACCGCGTTCAAGCAGATTGGCGTCGTCTCTGAGTTCGGGCATGACGAGTCGCGGGCCATCGACCCGGTGCGTGGGGTTGGCTATGGCGATCAGATCGCCGAGCTGGTGCCGGGCGTCACGGAGCCGATGACGTTGACGATCAACAAGACACTTCTCTACACCCTAAACCTGTTCCAGGCATTGGGGTACAAGGGTGGCATCGACGGTATTGTGCGGTCACTCAAACACCACCGTTGGCCGTTCGACGTCAAGCAGGAGATGGTTTTCAGTGAGGTCGCTTCTGGGGACTCTGCGGTGGTTGGAGCCCTAGGTGCCAAGCGCGCCAACGTGCAGCCGTCGGGCGGCAACTACGTGTCTGAGGTCAAGGCCCTGTTCACCTTCTTTGAGGGCTGCTGGCTTAACAGTTACTCAGCTTCATACACGTCAGACGCGGCCATTGTTGCAGAGAACAGCTCGGTCACGGTGACCGATGTCCTCGATGCCTCGGCGGACACGAACTACGGCGAGTACATCGACACGGGCTTGAGCCCGTTCGATCGGAGCGCAGCCTCATCGATCCGCTTCACGGGTAACCTCGCGGTACCCGTTGCTACCTAAGCGGTAGACCCCCGGATCGGGGACGACCTCCACCTAGGCGGCATGGCCGTCCCCGATCTGCACCCCTAGATGGAGATGTAGATTAGGATGGCAACACTCAAAGCAAGCAAGCTGAGGGCTTCCCTTGAGCGCGCGAAGAAAGTCGGCATTATCGAGGAGAGCATTCGCCTTGGTGATGTCGACCTTGTTTTGCGCAATCTTCAGCCCGAGGAGATGGAGCAGATCGTCGCAGAGGCCGACGATAAAGAAGGCGTCGAGTACCTGCACTGCTTCCAAATGGGGCACGTCTGCCGAGGGTTAGTCGAGATCGACGGTCAAGACCTTCGAGAGGTTGATTTCGTCGAGATCGAGATCGATCAAGGAGAGGGGGAACCAGAAATTCGTATCGTCGAACGATATGAGTTCGTTCGAGACGAGCTGTTGAAGACGTGGGGGCGCGAGGCTATCGCCGTGGGGTTTCGCAAGGTCAGTGAACTGTTCCTCAAGGCTGACTTCAAGATGAAGTCTGGCGTAAAGTTCGATTATGCCGAGGAGACCCCCGAGGACAGGTACCGCCGGCTCTTGGACGAGGCCAAGGAGGCAGAGGGCCAGATCCAGGATGATGAGCTGAAGAATTCGATCTTGAGTGAGCATGGCTATTTGCCGGCGACGACACCTGAGGAGCGTGAGGCCATCAAGCGGCGTGCGGATGAGTTCGCTCAAGAGCGTGTCGAGCAGGCCCGAGCCCGGGAAGCAGAGGCCGTTCCTGAGCCCCAGGGAGCGCCGGTTGCTTCACCCCCAGCCCTGCCCCCACAAGTGCCCAGCCCGGCTTCTGATGCCCCTCAGGCCGTTCCACAACCCCCTCAGGACCTCATGGCAAACCGGCGCCCCTTGAACCGGGACGCCATTGACCCTCCGGTCCCTCAGCAGCCCGTCACCCGAGCAGTCCGCCCCCAGCGTCCCCCAGCGTCCCGCTCGCTCCCACCCAACGTTCCTGCCCAGCCTCCGCAGGTCCTATCTCAGGAGGGGCAGCCGGGCCCGGGCTTCGTGGCGACTCGCAGAGCTCAGATTCAGGCCGAGATGTTAGCCATGGAGGAGCTGGACCCAGAGATGGCAGCCGAGTTGGAGCAAGCGCGGACCCAGGCGGCCTCGCGCTCCCGAGACCAGATCCCCGAGTTGGCTCGTAGGGCTCCTCAGATGGACCCTACGGAGACCGTCCAGATCCTCGACCGCAAGCCTCAGGGAGGCATCAACCCTCGCTACAACCCACCTAGATGAACACTTCAGCCGATGACTCGCGCTATGTCGAAGAGCAACAGCGGCTGAAGGATCAGCTCGAAGGTGGGACGGCTTACGATGAAGACGGCCAGATCGTCGAGGTAGATCCCGAGGTTAATCCGGAGGTCTATCGTGACTGTGAACCCTTGCTTTTCAAAGGATTCGTCTACCAAGGGGCGACTATCAATGAAGTCCCCTTTGTTTTCAAGAGCCTCAACCACCACGAGTTCGAGTTGATCCGGTTGATGGCAGGCGGCTTGAGGGGCATCAGGGGGACAAAACGGTTCTATGACCTTTTCTTGGCCTACGGAGTGCTCGTCATCGATGGACAGTTCGTACTCCCCGAGCGAGATCGGTTCATGGGGGAGGTCGCGGACTTCTTCGGGGACCTTCCTGAGGCTGGCCGGCAGAAGGTAATTCGGAATCTGAGCGAGTTGAATCGACGGGCTGCCGTGGCGGTGATTCTCAGTGAGGCCTACGCGACAGAGGCGTACTCCAGGCATCGTTGGAACCAGCTCAAGAGCATCGACTTGACGCAGCCCGCAGTGACTGGATTTGCGGGTACAGACCGCCTAGGCCTCAACTGGGGGCAGCTCGCGTGGATTGCGTTCAACCGGTATGAAGACGCCAAGTTCGAGATGGAAGCTGCCTGGGAGAACGCCAAGTTCGTTGCGGGTGCCTTCGCGGGCAAGGGTATCAACTCGGTGCATGCTTCAGACCGCAACCGTCGCAAGGATGAGCGGGTCGACCGTCGAGAACGAAAGGACCGGATTCTCCGTCACGCCATCTATGGGGACAGTCTCGACTCCAAAAGTGGGGTTCACGGTAGGATGGTGGTCGCGCGCACGGTCGAGGAACTGGCAGACCAGCTGGAGCGAGACCTGAAAGGGGAGCAGGACTGGCACGACCGTGTGGTTCATGAGTACGAGCAGCGACAACAGAATCAGTACGAGGCACGTCAGGCTCAGCTCCAACGATTCCAGGAGGACTACGACCAGAAGTATGGGACTTCACGGGTGAGTGGTGGAGTTGGGGAGGAGTTGACGGGGTTGACCGCCGCCGAGGTGAGTGAGCGCATTTCTCGACGTCGACAGTTGATGGCTCAGAACGTGGCCGCACGCATGGTCTACCCGGAGGCATTGGACGATCGACAACAGAATTTCTCCCAGAAATGGCATGAGGACCGGGTGCCCATGGACCATCAACCAGTCCAGACCGTTGACCGGGCTGACCCTACGGCGTTGCCAGCGGTCACCAAGAAACCTTCGTTTGGACGGCCTTTTAGGAGAGGCTAGTCATGGCGAATACCATCGAGGAAATCCTGCGGGTCGGGTTCGAGGTCGACACCCGGGGAGCGATGCGCTCGATGGCGAAGTTCCGCCAGCAGGTGAACCAGCAGGTTCAGCGGATGGTGCAGGCGACCAACAATATCGGTCGGGCCAATGCCAAGATGAACCAGCAAGCGGCCCGCAGCGTTTCCGATTGGCAGGCCCAGTACGACGATCTTGCTGATGCTCAGGACGCGTACGCCCGCAGTGCGGTGGATGCCGCGCGTCGGGTTGGCAAGGCGGAGGAACGCACGGCGAAGATGGTTCACGAGCAGACGAAGCTGCTCAAGCAACAAGTAGCCGAACGCCGTAAGTCTATGAAGGCGGGTGCCCGTGGTGGTGCTGCGGTGGGTGATCCCCGTACGGCGAAGAAGGCCGGTAAGTCTTTTGGCGCTGAGATCGATGAAGCCTTTTCCCGGGGGGGTAAGATGTCCTCCCGCCAAATGCGCAAGGAAACATCCAAGGCAGGTAAGCAGGCCATTAAGGACACGCTGGCTGGTGGTGGTCGACGGAGTTTGGGCGGCATGGGCGGCATGGGCGGCGGCAAGGACATGAAGATGCCGGACCTGAGCGGCTTGAAGGGTCTTGGTGGTCTGATGAAGACACTGGGCCCCCTCGTCGGGACTCTGGCCAAGATTGGCCCCGTGCTGGGAACGATCTCTACGGCTGTTGTCGGCCTCATCAAGCTGATGATTGACGCCGAAGCACAGGCCAAGGAGTTCCAGAAGTCGATCCTCGACTCTGCGAGCAACGCTGAGTTTCTGGCGGCCAATGCCCGCGATGCCGACGCCGCATTCTACGACATGGCCGAGACCGTACGGGCGGTGCGCAATGCTGCCTTTGACTTCAATGCTCTCATGGTCGAGGGCCTGGATACCCAGGACTTTCAGGGTACCGTCAACGCGCTCAACCAAGAGGGTATCACCTTCAAGAAGATCGGCGAGCTGGCTTACAATCGACGGAAGGAAGGGGAAAACTATCACGATACGGTCAAGCGTACGACCATCGAGATCACCAAGATGGGGGTAGCCTACTCGAAAGCACTGGGTGTTCCCCTTCAGGAGATCAATCAGCTTCAAGCCGAGATGATGACTGAGATGGGGCAGAGCCTCGATGAGACCCGGTTGTCGTTCGCGCAGATGACCCGCGCCGCCACGGAATCGACCATCGCGTCCAACAAGTTCTTCGCGATGATCCGTGGTGTTTCCCAGGACCTTTCCCTCTACAACACGCGCATCGGGAGCGCGGCCAAGCTACTTTCCAAGCTTGGCAAGGCAATGAGCCCCCGCAACGCCCAGAAGTTTCTCCAGACGGCAACCCAAGGGTTGAAAACGATGGACCAGGACGCTCGGTTGCGGCTCAATCTGCTGACGGGTAACAAGGGTCAGCAGATTGTTACGGATGATCTGAACCGCAAGACCGACTTGATGTCGAAAGACATCCTGGCCGCGTTTGCAGAAGGGTCAGGTGTTGTCAAGGAACGTTGGGGGGGTAAGCAGGTTGACGAGATCAAGGCGATCTTGGAAGCCGGCGGTGAGGGCCGTGCCCGTCTTCTTCGAGACCTGGAGGACATGGGTAAGGGGTCTTTGGTGGAGGCGGCCGACGAGATCAAGATGGATCGGGCCGCCGCGAAGAAAGGTCAGTACGGCGTTGCCACCGCGATGGGTAACTTGAGCGCAGGTGCCGCGCTCGACATGAAGAAAGCGGGGCTGATGAGCTTGTCGGGCGGCGCTGCTCGGAGCATCTCCGATGCCATTGGTGAGTTGGGGTTTGAGAAGACCGCTCAGATGCTGGGGATCGGGGAGGACGAGGTGCGTGGTATGGCCAAGCTGGAGATGAGCTTGGAGCGCCAACGCGAGATCTTGAAGGCTGACTTGTCGAGCAACGACGAGTCGCGCAAGGCACAAGCAGAAGCGGCTTTGGAGCAGGCTGGATTGACGAAGGAGAAGCTGGATACTGCGTCGTTCGGTAGTTTGATGGAGACCCTTTCGAGCGAGGAACGCAAGCAGCTGGAAGATGACGCCTCGACCCAAGAGCAGCTGGCTGCCAAGCAAAAGCAGCTTACTGAGTCGATGCTCCAAAAGCTCGAAAAGTTGATGAACTTCATCATGAACCAGGTCTACGAGGTGATGCTCAGCATTTATGAGGCCGTAGCGGGGATTTGGGGGAAGAGTCAGGAGGCATCCAACAAGATCGCTCGAATGCGCGCCGGTAAAGAGGTCGGCGGTGAGGTCGGGACTCTCGCAGGGGAGCAGGATTTCGCGAAGGCATTGGCGGGGTCCAAGACTAACCAAGCCATGCTCCAAGCCATGCGTGATATCGACCGTGCTATCGAGCTGCGGAACAAAGACAAGCTGACCGAGAAGGAGCAAAAGGAGCTCAAGTCTTTAGAAGGGGTCGAGGCCCGCAGTGGCGAGTTAATGAAGATGCGATCTGAGATGATGAAGGCTGTGGGTCCTCAGGCGGTCCTTGATGCGGCCAAGATGTCGGGTATGGGGGAGAAGGGTCTTGCCCTCCTCCAGAAGAAGATGGACTTGGGGGTGAGTGCAGACGAAGCGATCAATCAGATGTACGCCGATGATGACAAGCGGCGACAGGTCAAAGAAGGGATCACGTCGAAGCTGGCGTGGACCGAAAGCACTGGCGAGTTGGTGACACAGTTCGGCAAGATTGAGAAGCTCATGTCCGAGCTGGGGTACATGAAGGGAGGTCCCGCTCCGACGGCGGCCAAGGGCGAAGAGAAGGGGAAAGGGAAGGCCGATGCCCAGCAGAAGGCCAGCGCTAAGGCCGGTGGCCCCTCAGCGCCTTCCATGCCCGCTGAGAAGAAGGTTGAAGCCCCTGCGACTCCCGTGGCTCCTGTGGCCCCCCAGCCACAGGAGCGTCGTCCAGGCGCGGCGGCGGGCGAAGCAGCTCTCACTGGTCGGTCCAAGGAAGTCCCTGCCACTGCTAAGGGGCAAGGCACTTTACACGAGGACATGGCGAGCTTGGAGAAGCAGCTTGGTCAGAAGGGTATCCGCTACGAGAAGGGTTTTCTCCGCAGTGATTTTGGCAAGCAGGTCGAAGACAGTGTGCTCGATGCCATGCGTGTTGCCCTGATGGAATATGCCCTCTACAAGGACACAGCCTCTACTGACCTCGCTGGGATGCTCAAGGGTATTGACCCCAAGGCATTCAGCCGAGGGCTCATGGATGAGGTTAAGGCTAAGGGTGTTCTCCCCAAGGAGTTCGGCGGGGGAGGAGAAAAGGGCAAAAAAGGCGGGGCCCAGCAGAAGGGTGGCTACATCGTCGGTACAAATCCTGATGGGTCGGCGCGTGTGCTCACTCCGCCCGCGGGTGAGGTCCCCATCTACGCGGCCCCTGGAGAGGCTGTGCTCAATTCGAAACAGCAGCGCGCTGTAGCCGGCGGTCAACGTGGGGGCGGGGGTGATTTACATCTGCACGTTCAGGTCAATGGGGTCGGCGGCCAAGACCTGGCAGCCTATGTCGAGAAAGCGGCTTCCAACGCTGTCTACGAGTACAAGCGCCGGGAGGGATTGACCTGATAGATGCCCTACATCAAGTCACCCAATCCGGACTTTCAACGGAACGACGACAACGACCCGCGGTACGCCCACCCCGCGGAGAGTCGTTCGACGCGCCCCATTCCTATGGCGTTCCAGATCACGAGCCCCGTCAATAGACGCAAGGTGCTCTTGCCCCACTCGCTCGTGCTGCATGTCAATCCGATGAGTCTAAATGAGACCCACACCCAGAAGATTGAACGGTTCCAGACCCGCGGGGGCTGGGTTGAGCAGCACTGGGGTCACGACCTGACCGAAGTCAGCGCCGACGCCACGACAGGCGCTTTCATGAACGTCTACACGGGGACCGCCAGCGTGATGCGGCAACGCACCATTGCGTGGGACCGGTTTCGCGACTTGCTCGACCTCTACCACAACAATGGTAGCCTCCGAGACCCGTTCGGTAACATCGTGCTGCAAGGCTACGTCCAGCTCATGTTTGATCGAGGTACCCACCTGGGCTCGTTCCGGTCGTTTGAGGTCACGGAGACCGCCGACTCCCCTTTCGCATTCCAGCTTTCGTGGAGTTTCAAGATCGAGCGCACCTTGCTCAAGGCCGTCCCCTCTATACGAGGCATTGCCGGGGACAACCCCTTCAGCCGTGTCCGACGGCCCAACCCCACCACGGTTGAAGCTCGGATCAGCGAAGAGCAGAAGCTTCTGGAGCAGTCTAAGAGTCCGTCCCTCATTACGCCTGAGGAAGCCCAAGCTCGTCTTGAACAACTGGAGGAGCAGAACGCTATTCTGGAGGATTCCGCTCGGCGACAGAATGAGCAACGAATCGCTGAAGAGAATGCTCAGCGTCGTTCCGACGCCGCGGAGTATGGGGTCGATGTCAACAAACTCTTCCCCTCAGGAGGTAGCTGATGGCCCGACGACTGCTCCGAGACATCGAGGCAAACGCCCAGCACCTGACCAGCGGTGACATCGCTCAGCTGTTGACCTTCTACTCGGACCTGACCCTTGAAACGGACAGCCTCGGAGGTCAATACATCCCGCTCACGGCGGCCAAGACCTACACCCCCAAGCTGTTCGCGGTTGGTATCATCCCACCTCAGGTGGCCGTCACTGGACGTGCCCTGGACCGCTCGGCAAGTGTCGCTTCTCAGGGTGACCCTCTACCCGTGCTCCCCAACTCGTCGGGCGGGCCCACCCTCAACATCGACGGTTCCATTGCGGACGCCACGGTTGATGGGGGTACGACGACTGGGACCCAGGAGTTCGACCCTACCAAGAATCGCATCAACACCAAAGCCTGGCAGTCGCACCCCGATTCGTTCTGGATCGATTTCGTCAGCATGGCCGAGCGCCAGGGGACAGACCCCATGGAACTGGCAGCCGTTCTCTGGAATGAGTCCAACTTCGATCCCGGCGCCTACAACGCCTCAGGGCGCGCGAAGGGACTCATCCAGCTTGTCCCGGTATCAGCCTTCTCCAAGCGGGTGGGGATGGACCGTGAAACCTGGGAGGGGTACCAGGACCTTTCAGCTGAGGACCAGCTCGTCTACGTCGAGAGGTATCTCAACGGGCAGATCAGAGGCAAGGACCGTGGGCAGATCTACCGGGTTATTTTCGGGGGCTTCAACAACCCCGACGGCTCACTGTATGCCAGCGCCGAGTACCAGAAGCAGTTCAGTGTCGAGTTTCCACGGGCTGAGTACCAAGCGACGGCCTACAAGATCAACGCTCCCTTGGACAAAGACAAGGACGGGACCATCACGGTCGCGGACCTTCGTGCCAAGGTAGAAAACCTTCCACCCTTTGGTGTCCGCGCGAAGATTGAACAGGCTGAGAACTCGGGTATTCGGTCCGGTCGCCGAACGGGCACTGAGGGTGACGCCGCGACGGAAGACACAAGCGTTTGGGCTACCGATGGGTCAGCCCTCAACGATGACCTGCGCCGACAGTTCGATGCCATCGCGGGGACGGGCTACAACGCCACCGAGTTTGGGCAGAAGCTCCAGCTCGCTCAGAGGAAGCAGATCGAGGGCCTACAAGCCCAGATCGAAAAGATGAAGAAGCTACCTCCGTTGAAGATGCTGGTGAATCCCAACAGCTTTGCGGTGGCACACACGAAGGTCGTGGCCGACGCCAACTGGTCCCGCACCGGCCCCATCGTCGAGCACTGGGGTGAGGAGCAGGATGCCATCAGTGCGTCGGGGCAGCTCGCTGGCTTCTACGCGGTCGATGGTGTCAGCGGCAACGGGGGTCCAGGGCTCACCCGTATGGCTCGTCAGTTCAGTCAATCGTATCAGAACTTCATGGCGCTCTACCTCCTGTACCGGAGCAACGCTGGTGTCTACATGGAGGACCAGACGGGCGTCACGCCTTCCGAGAAGCGTGTCAACCTGGCCCTCCTGGGCAGCGTCTACATCTTCTACGACAACATCTTGTACATTGGGTCATTCGAGAACTTCAACATCACGGAAACTGACGAGAAGCCTTTCACCTTGGAGTACAACTTCAGCTTCAGGGTTCGCGCATCGTTCCTGCTCGACGAGCCCACCGACCAGCGCTTCACCTATGGCGCTCCAGGACTCTTCGTCAACGAAGCGACACCAACGCTCCCGTCTCAACAACGGGTAGATGCCTTGGAGGGAGACCTCGAAGAGCTACAACGCCTACGCGAGGAGCAAATCGTCGCCAACAACGTTGAGCTGTTTGGGAGCGAAGAAGCCACCACTCGATACCTCGAATTGGAAATGAAGGATGCCATCACCAGCTCGCCCAAGACTCCTGGGAACGAGGCAGGTGCCGAGGCAGAACGCAAGGCTCGTGAGCAACGTCGTGCTCGCGCTCAGCAGAAGTTCATCAACGGGGAGTACTCGCTTGGACAGCGAGACAGCATCTATGCCGCTAACCCACTGGATTGACCCATGCCCAGAGGACCCTTTCAAGGCACATGGCGGCAAGGTATCCGCCCTACCGTCGCCCACGCACCCGATGCTCTGGTCTACATCAACGGTGAGATGGACATCTTGGGATGCCCTCGGTGCCGACGGAGGTTCGACCTGAACAAGTACGTCACGAGCGTCCAGGTTGACTTGAACATCGACTCCCCCCCTGGAAGCGCATCCATTAATCTGAGCCTTCCGCGGCACACCATCGACGACTTCTATTTTGAGGGTACGCCCCTGATCACGCCTATGATGGAGGTCGAGATCTACATGAAGGGGTTTTTCCTGCTCGAAGGGGTTCCTCAGTACTATCCGACTTTCTGGGGGTTGGTGACCGAGGTCGAGGACTCCTACTCGGCGGGTGAACACACAGTCTCGATCAACTGCGCGGACATTTTGAAGTGGTGGGAGCTGTGCCGCATGAACATCAACCCGGCTTGGACGTCGGCGGTGCCCAACATCGGAGGTCGCAACCTGTTTGGGAATGTGTTTTATGGTATGAACCCCTACGACGTCATTTGGTCCTTGGCCCAGCAAAGTTTTGGGGATGTCGTCGTGGGCTCGGGCTCTCTCGTCTCGGTCTACAAGGAGAAGGCTCAGAAGCAGACCTTCAACACGGCGCTCGCAGACATCATGCTCTACTGGACCGAGCGCTTCAGTCGCATTCGCAACCGACTTCTGCTCTACGGCACCCAAGGGGTGGCCGTACGTGGCGACACCCTTTTTATGCGCTACCAGAAGCGGGGGGCCCAATCGGGCAAGCCTTTCGCATCGGCGGTCGTGCGAACCGCCAACGGCGGCAATAAGGGCAGCCAGATGGTGTTCGATCCGACCGACGAGAACGTGGTCGCGTTCCGCACCCAGTTCATGAACGCAGGTCAGGTGAATTTCTGGCAGAGCGAGTACCAGACGAAGCTGGAAATCGCGATGGCCGCCAAAGAAGCTATTGGCTTCGAGTTCTACATGGATGTGGACGGCAGCATCGTCTTCAAGCCACCGTTCTACAACCTCGACGTCCTCGGCAACAAGCCGGTGTCCTGGATCCAGGACATCGATATCATCGACTGGAGCCTGTCTGACAGCGACTCCGAGGTCGTGACCCAGGTCCAAATTCAAGGGTCGTTCGGTGGCAACATCGATTACGGTATGAGCGAGGAAACCACCCCGTTTACCAGCGTCACAGACTACCACCTGCTCCGGAAGTATGGGTGGCGCCCCCAGACCTTCAACTCCGAGTTCATGGGCAGCCCGCAGCTCATGTTCTACGCGGGCCTTGACCTGATGGACCGCTACAATGCGCGCCGGTTTGGCGGGACCATCAACATTCCGTGCCGCCCCGAGTTGCGGTTGGGCTTCCCCGTCTATGTCGCCCCCAAGGACCAGATTTGGTACATCCAGGGGCTTAGCCACAACGTGCAGATGGGTGGGCGAGCCCAGACGACCCTGACGCTCACGGCCAAACGAGAGAAATTCATCGCGCCTCGGGGGATCGGTTCGGTGCGGCTCACTGGGTATTCGACTGGCAAGGGTAAGGTTACCGAGATCCCACAGAACCCGGCGGACGACATCGATCGGAAAGTCAAGAGCCTGACCACCCAGCAACTGGCTAAGGGTGGTCAGTTCGAGCTGAAGGTGGGGGAGGCTGCTGAGCTGCCTCCCATCAATCGGGACAACCCCAACTCCGATGCCTATGCACCCCTGATCTTGCGTCATCCCAAAACTGGACGCATCATGGGGTATCCCAACGTCGTGATGGCCTACACCCGGCCATTCTCGAACGTCACCGACAACCAGTTCCTTCGAGCTGCGGGGCAGAAGCAGCTGGGAACGACCAACAACGCAACGGGGAAGAAGCTCGACCGCCAGTTGAATGCTGCCTTGGCCGACACTGTGGATACCTTCAAGGGGATTGTCGAGGTCAACGACCGAGACCGCCTGTTGGAGATCCACTCGACCAACCGGTACGCGTACGGTCTCAATTCCGCAGGTGTGTACACCTATGCTCACGATGTGAGCGAGGTCATCAAGGAGATTCTGATGATCGCTCGCAGCAAGATCACTTCGACCGATGTTGCGGGCAACGAGGGGAACTTCCTGACGAGCGACAAGGGCACTGCCATGATCCGTCCCGTTAGCGATGAGCGAGGGTTCGAGATCGTCGGGCACTACAAATACGGGCGGGGCATCGCCTTGCGGGATGGGTCCCTTGTTCTGGCAGACGACCCCGGCCGCCCCAACATGAAGGCCAACGTGGACTTCCAGGCGGCTATCGGTGGCGACCTCCAGGAGATTCTGGAAGCACAGTCACAGGGACTCACGACGCTTTCGACGACTTATCCCAACCCTGCCGATGCCATCGCACGCATGGCACCTGAGGAGCTTCAGACGGCGGCGACCATCGAGCCTGACACGGGCAAGCCGGTCTTCACCGAGGTTCAGAAGAACTTCGTCGATGCCGCACCTTTGGGATCTCTTGCCAATGATGGGGTGCCCGTCAGCGTTGAGGCTGGTCAGCTCAGCAAGGCTCTGACCTTGGCCGAAATGAAGGCCCGAGAGGATGAGGCCCTACCAAACGAGGACTGTGAATGCCTGACGGGACGTGCCGACCTCGCTTTCATCAACGTGGGCTACCAGTTGGCTAGCCCCGTGGGGACGAGCGCCCCAGATACCGGCCAAATCCCAGGAGACGGACGGTCCGAATTTGGGACCCCTGATCTGCTTGTCGACGGGGGCGGCAACCAGGTAGACATCCTGGGCGATTTCACGGCTCAGAGCGAGGCTATTCGAGCAGAAGAGCGGGAAGCCATCCTCAACGACCCTCGTGTCACTCTGGGCGAGATCACGGAGAATGATGCCCAACGCATCGCTGATTCCAGGGCCAGCGAGCGCATCGCCGTGTTGGCAGGTGAGCAAGGAGTCAGCATCGCTAACCAACAGGTAGCAATGGCTGCCAGTGAGGGGCGGCCCATTCAGAGCATCGGGGCTCTTGGGCAGCAGCAGCTCTCCCGGGTGGACGATTTTCTGCTCGACCTCTACCGCACCCTCGACGATGCTCATCGGCAGTATGAGTCGGCTATCCGAGGCGAGACTCTTGACGTGCCCGGGCGTGACCCTCGAATCGTTCGCTTTGGGGATCCCACGGACGTTCCGGGGGACCTTAGCCCCCCCTTCAACAAGGCGAGACGTTTGGGGGGTGACCTAGACGAGATCGTGTCTCAGGCGACGACGGCCCAGGACAACCTCCGAAGCAACTGGGAGAACTTCGGTGAGACGCTCAAGGAAGAGACCAATACATCTCTCTACTCCGCCCGAATCGAGTCTAACCAACGCAAGCTTCAGCAGTTGCAAGAGGAGCGTGACCGCTTGAAAACGGCCAAGGCAACAGGCAGCACAATCATCACGGCCAAATCCGACCGGGGGCCTTCTTCTCAGTTGGAGCGGGTGGAAGCTCAGATCTCCAGGGTGGAGCAGGACATCGCACGGAATCAGCAGAAGCTGAACCAGGCTAGGAGTAGGTGATGGCAGGACCTCGACGTAAGCACCCAGTTGGGCACGTGCCTTTCGACCGCTTCACTACAGGCGGTGATAACCTCTATTGGGGCACCAAGGTCGGCATCATCACCTACGTTGATGAGGTGAACATGAAGGCGAACGTGCGGGTGATCACGGGCGCCTCCGACCGTTTCGAGCTGGACTTGACTCAGGGCATGGCGGGCGCGCGGTCGTTCTGGGGTGGGGTTCCCGAAGAGGGCAGCGTCTGCATCATCGGGTATCGTCGGGTCAGCAAGCAGATCAAGGAAGCCGTCATCCTCGGATACATCCCTGTTGGGACCAAGAGCGGTGCCCGCTTCGATCCCTTCTCCCCTGTGGACCCTGACGATATCGACGAGGGTTCGAGCGAGGCCGTTGAGGACCTGTTCGGGAAGACCCGTCGCTACAAGCGCCTCATGCTCAAGCCTGGTGATGTTGGCGGCATGAGTTCCAAAGGGTCAGAGCTGATCCTGAACGAAAACGTCACCCTGACCAACCGGGCTGGCGACTTCATGGAGTTCCGGGACGCTGAGCGGGCCATCATCACCTCGACGGTTCACCGAATTGATTCGGTCAGTGGCGTGCGGATCTACTCAGGCCCGGTTCGACGCAGTGCCTTCTACCTTCCCGATGACATCTTGCGTGAAGGGTCTCGGGTCCTCAAGGACGAGGGGGAGGGGTACTACGGACGGGATGAGTTGCAGACGGCGGGGTCGTCCATCGAACCGGGAGAGGCTCCCAACTATGCTCTTTCCGACGGCACCCTTCTGGAGACCTTCAACAACTACACCACGTTCCCACCTACGGTTTTGGGGAATGGGCGGTATGTTTACTACCCCCCCACGGTGGTGGGGGAGGACATCGAGGTCGATGACGCGATTGCTGATACCTACGTCGAACATCGGTTGGAGTTAAGCCAGACCAGCAACGCCAACCAAGAAGTGTTGGAGGAGATCGACGGGTTCCGTATGGACCGGCGGCGGGCCTATATCGAGCACGTCCTGGGGACCGTAGTTGGCTACGACTACGATTCGTTGCGGGGGCAACGGCAGTACGCCCAGGTGCTCAAGCCGCGCATCTTCACAGATTTCAATTCGCGACAACGGGGCCGGTTCTCGATGGAACTGTGCAAGCGCCAGGCGACCGAGGACTACGAGCAAGAGACGGCGGCTGGGGCATTCCTCTTTCGAATCCGGCCCCCTCGCAACAGCGGAGAGGATGCCTTCGTCACAGCGGTTTCCAAGCAAGGTAAGCTTTTTGTCAATGTCCCGAGCCCGAGCGTTGAGGACTACCCCAGCGGGGCCAAGAACGTCAGCGCTGAGGTCAACATGGCAGGCGCGCTCAAGGCGTTTTTGGGAGCATCTTTCCCCAACAACATCAGTCTCGACCTGACGTGCTTGGGCGGCATTCGTGCAGATCTGGGGCACACTTCGACCGGTAACGCGGTCGAAGTGACCTATCGGTCTGGCGTCAAGACGACCGTGGCGACCACGACGCCTAACGATTCGGGGGTGGCTTCTGAAGAGAACGTCCAGGGGACCAAGCGGGTCAACATTACGGGGCTGCACCAGGAGCAAGCGGGTCGCAAGCATACCATCGTCGATGGGGCGGCTCGGGTAGATGCTGATCGGGTAGAGACCAACGCTCACTCGGGACTCACCCAGAACTGTGGTGAGCTGTCCTGTATGGTGAGCGGCAAGAGCCAGTACAACTATGCCCTCCAGGTCCTGGAAAACATTGTTTTGGGGGGTAAGGTCACGACGGTGCTTGCAGGTGGGCTTGTGACCACCGTGGCGGCTGGTGCCATCACCACGACCGCGGCGGCGGGAGCCATCGCGATGAGTGCGGCGGCGGGCGCGGTCAGCGTGGCAGCTGGTGCTGCTGTTAGCATCACGGCCGGCGCGGGGGCCACCATGACAGCGACGGGCGCTTTGGGGATGACCGCGGGGGGCGTTCTTTCAATGACGGCGTCGGGCGCTATTTCGGCCACGGCTGTATCTTTGACCGTTAATGCCGCCCAGGTGATGATTGGCTCCCCTGCGGCGGCGTTTGGGGTCGCACGGGGCACACCCATGATGCCCCCAGGCTCGCCCTCGCTCGATTGGATCACTGGTTTGCCGTTGCAAGGGAGCGCCTCATTCCGGTCACTGCTGTAATGCCCTACGCTCCTCCCCAAGTTACAGCCACACTGATTCCGCCGCTCTTGGCTTCGGCCATGATCGGGCCGGGGATGCCTAAGCTTGCTTTGGGTATTGCTACGGGGCTCGCCATTTGGGTACCCAAGATCAAGATCACTACCGTCGATGCTGGGACCGCGGGGGTGGGTGAAGGCGCCCCTGTCCCCATCCTTGTCCCTCAGCAGCTGCTCTACGCGAACATTCTGCTCGGGATGCGCTTCCAGAAGATTTTGGGCCCCCTAGCCCCAGTGTACGCCGTGGGGCTGTCCACCGGGTTGAGTCTGGCGTTCCTTCAGATGCTCACTTCGACTCAGCATCCCACCGTGGGTACGGGCGCGGCGGTGGCCAAATTCGGGGCGCCCCCAGCGGCTCTGGACTTGCGCAAGGGATTTTCGGTTGTTGGTCTAGTTGGGGATGGAGTCAACAAGAAATCCAAGGCTTTGGGTCAGGCGCTGGACCGCACTTTCAGTAGTCTTGTTTTGCCCGTGCCTATCGTAGGCCCACCATCACCGTCACCTAGTTCCGGCTCTGGGTTCGGGTCAATCATATGAAGGATCGGATCGAATGGGATTGCAGTTTGGCGGTTACGTTCTGGAGGCGCCCCGAGTAGGCCAACGGAATGCGGCTTTTACTTGGACTCCAGACAACTACATCGCCGATCAGTCGGCTTTCGACGTTGCCTACCCGCAAGATCAGTCAGTGCCGCGCACTGACTACCTTGTGGTGGTGCTCCAGGATGGGGATCTGACCGATGCCGTGTTTGGGTGGACCAAGAACGAGGAGCTGTCGAGGTTCGACTACCAGGGCCAGCAGGGGGCCTTCCTGCCGCTTCCTGGTGGGCCCCCGGATGAGGTGGGGGTCCTCACCACAGACGCCAACACGACCCGCCTGAGCGTCCTGGCGCCCCAATTAAGCGATCTTGGGAGCTATCCCGTGCGGATGGGTCTCGGGGCTTTGCCGGGGACCACCTTCACAGTGGCGCTCGTTTTGAATGATTCCCTGCTTAACAACCCCAGCCCCGCGATGGGGACTGTCCAGATCTCGCAAGAATCGGGCGCACTTGGCTGGGCCCCCTCTGACCTGCTGACTTACGCAGGTCTCGACGTTTGGTTCCAACGCCAAACTTTCTTTAAGTTTGACGACCAGATGACCTTAGGAGAGATCGAGGAAGCTCTGGTTTTGAACCCGTTGCCTGCCACGGGTCAACATCCTCAAATCCGCATTGGCTTCCAGCCTTACCTGACAGCGGTAGAGGTCACTTCGTTTGGATCGCCCACCAGCGGAACGGTCGAGTGGGACCGCAACACAGGACAGTTGAACTTCAACACCAGTGACATCACGTCCAACCCAGGGGCCCCAGTCTACTACGACGGAGTTCTTTTAGCGGTTGACCTCACCGTCCAAATCTCGAACCACGGCACGGTGGGTTCCCCCGGGTCGGTTAGCCTCCCGCTGCCCCCCTATGCCAGCGATGTCTATTTCCGGGCAGTGGGGGTCCTCTCGACTCAGTTCTCCGAGACCGTTCGGAGCGACACAGCGGTGACTCCCAAGCGGGGCCAGGTCGTTTTGCTCGACAGTGGGGCTCTTTCCACATCCTCTGTTGACCAGTCGGTCTACGGATCTTCAACCCTTCAGATGGTCGTCCCCGACCTCACCGTCGAACGGGGGTTGAAGCTGCGACTCTTCCGCTCCCCGGGAGACCCAGGGGCCACCGACCCTTCTATCAAGGACGTGTCGTCACTCTATTTCACGGAGAACGCCGTTCTGGCTGACCCGATCATTGCGTCCCCCCAGGTCGTTCTGCCGCAGACGCCCTTGGATAACATCAGCCTGGAGGTCAAGCTCTTTACCGAGTCGGGGGAGCAGGCGTTGGACCGTCTTGACGTGTTACCCCTTCCAGGTGGGTCGGAGGTTCTCGGCTACGTTCTCGATTTCGAGGAACAGGCGTTGCTCTACGCACGGCTTCGGCGTGACGTGGAAGTTGACCCGGGGCAGACGTATACGATGGCCCAGCTCCCTGACGCTTTGATTCGCCCACAGAATCTGTCCCTAGAATTGCAGGCAATTCCAGGGGGGTCCTACGTGGCGCTGGCTGAGGGGTCTGATTTCATCCTCGACTATTTGAGCGGCGTGGTGACTCTCACCCAGTCGTCGAGCGAGCTGGTTTCCAAGGGGACAGGTGCCACCTTGACGGGCACCACGCTCGTGGATCCCGATGGTACGCTTGTAGCCGATGGGGTTCAGCAAGGTGATGTCCTGTTGGTCCGATCGGGTGCGGCGGTAGGGGTTTACACGATCGACACCGTGGGTAGTGACCTTCTTGCCAACCTGGTCGAAACCGTTACCAACCCGGCTTCCAGTGTTGCCTACAAGATCTGGCGCGGATCCGAGACTTTGGTTGATCGGTATTGGCGCGAGATTCCGCCTGTGGACCCCAACACCAAGGTTGAGCGCTTGGTGAGCTTGGGATCCACACAAAACTCTCCTCGCCTGAGCATCCCTTTAGGGTTCATCAACCGTACGCGTTTTCGGTTCGGAACCGACCGATGGGCAACGCACGTTCTTCTGGTCTCGACCTTCTCACCCCCTGCGTCCTTACAACAGGGAAGAGTCGAGATCCTCGAAACTACGGGAGAGCTGAACTTCTCGTCCCAAGACCTGGGGGAGACGGTGTTCTGGTCTCGGGAGTTGGTGCTCGGCACCGACTACAGCCTTCAACCCCCACTGGGGTTCATCGAGTTCTCTGAGCGTTTCTTGGAGAGCGAAGAGGCTTTTCTGACTTACGGGTACGTTGGGGAAGACGACTCAGTCACCATCATCGAAGAGCGAGCGGCATTCCTCGTTCGCAAGGAGATCTGCACCCACACGGGCTCTGACCGGGTGACCTTCAACCCCTTGGGTCGAGAGCTGGCAGAGGCGCCTACGGTCGAGGTTTTCCGTGGGGGCCGCCCTCAGCAAGTTGGAATACAGGTCGAAGTTGATCTGGATTCCTCGACCATCATCTTCCAGCCCGATAGTCAGGTGACCGATGCTTTGCCCCATGGCAACGTTCTGGAGCCCGACGAGAACGTCTACATCGACTACTACATTCATCAGGCCATCGGCGGGGAGCGGGACGTCACTGTTATCCAACGACCCATGGCAGGGGTGACCATCGTCATTGACGATGAGGCCACCGAATTTACCCTTCAAGGTGACCGGACTTCCGACTTTCAGGCAGACCACTTGCTCCAGGTGGACGGGTCTCAGGTCTACATGATTGGTACTGTCACCTATGACAGTGGCGACGGCGTTACCACCGTCACTCTGGCAGGTGGGGCTTTCCGCGACGACTTCCTCAACCCCCCACTAGTCACGACTTCTGGCCCTACGTCCTTGTCGTCGAGCCCCGGAAACCCCACCTACTTTATCGCCGAAGTGGCAGCCTTCACGACTACGCCGAGGGGCTCGAACTTGGTCCGACTTGTAGGGGACCGGGCCTCCAGCTACGAGCAGGGGACCGTCATCCACTTCACGGGCGCAGGCGCCTATGACTATTTGCTCGTCGAGGCTGCGGTTTACGACCCTGAAATGGATTGGACCGAGCTGACTCTCGCCAGCAACGGGTACCAACAGTACGAGCCGGGAACCCATACCCTGTTGCGCACGGTACGACCTGTGCTCCCGACGCCCACGGGCTCGGCCACCACCAATCTGACGCCTCTGCTTGCCGATCCGAGCCCCGACGATCCTGTGCTCCCCGAGCCCCCGGTGACGGTTTATCGCAAAATCCCTGGCCAGGTGGGGGAGGTTCTGACCGCTCCCGAGCAGTACGCCATCGACGATGCTGGTACGGTGACCCTAGTGGACCCCCTTGCCGTAGGGGAGTCAATCGAGCTGCTCTATGTGGGGATTCAAACCGTAGAAGCTGGTCGTAAGTTGCGAGCCACCTACGTCCACGGGCTGGTGCCTACCGAGACGAATGGGCTGCTCGACCAGACCCTCAAGATGACCTACCAAGCGTACCTCCCTGACACGTTCTATTGGAGGGTTGATGTGATGGACGCTTTCAGGGCGGAGTTACGGGACCAATACAGCAGCGACGCCACGGGGTCCTTGCCCACGGCGGGTCCTGTCTTGGAGAACTCTTCAGAACCACGCTTGTACGAGCAAGGGCGGGAATCGGTTTACTTCACCGAACGTCGGCTTTCGAATGAGGACATCGTATCGCGAGGCACTCTCGTGGCCTACAACGACGCGATCAACCTCGTCGAGGATGCCCTCCAACACGCGGATGGTCGGGTCGTGGGCGACCATGATGGACGCTTCTTGTTCGATGGGTCTTTGGTCAACCCGCCCCGGGCATCGTTTGCCGCTGCTACCAATCAGATCGACGACTTGATCCAGCTCATCCCGAGCGTCCCAGCCTTCCTGCGCGCGGCGGCTTTCGTGCGCGCGGCGTACAAGGCCGCTCCTACGAGCCGGTTCTTTCCCACCCAACGCAACCTGTTTGCTGAAGCTGCGGTCAGCTCTCCTGAGATCGGGGACCCTATTGCCGACATCGGCTATGAGAACCTCACAGGGGTGGGGTCCGTCAGCGACCGCTTGGCGTGGGGGGTGGTGACTGAGCTTGCCCCCATTGGCCAATTCTACGTCTACGTTGACGAAACCGGCGGTTTAGCTGACCTTTTGAGACCCTCCTTTTCCGTGGGCGACCGAGTGGCTGTCATCAGTCAGAGTGGCTCGACCATCGTTTCGGACGCCTCTCCCTTGGTGGTGACAGGTGTTCCCAGTTCAACTCGCTTGAACCTTAGTGCCCCCCTCACTTCTGAGGTTCCGGTGGGAGCCACGGTGCGACATGCCATCGGCGACTTCACATCCGGGGGCGGGAACGTCCAGCCGCAACAGTATCCTGTAGGCATCAGCGTTGCGCTCAACTTGGAGCTGGGGATGCTGACCTACTTCGAGCTGTTGGCAAGTTTCTTCTCGTCAACGCCCCCCTCCCCTCAAGACGGGGACCCTCTGGACTTTACAGGGGTTGGGGTTCCAGTTCCCTACACAGCGCCCGAGCGATTCCCAGCGCTCGATGGGGCCACGACCGATGATGACGGGAACCGCGGATTCCCTATCCTCACTCCCCAGATCGAGAGTGAAGAGGGGCGGGGCCTTGGACACCTGTCTATTGAATATGCCCTGCTTGCGGACATTCTGTCTCACGCTACAGAGGTCTACGATTCGCAGGGGGGCTTGAACGGTACGGGCACGGTCTTGACCAACCTCAATGGGAACTGGCCCAACCCTCAACCGGCAATTGGGGACCTCGTGCGAACCCTCAATGGGGTCAATGGGTTATCGACTTTCCGGCGCATTCAGGCGGTAGGTGCTTCGACCGTGACCCTGATCGACACCCTTGCCTTTGACACGGGGTTCGATTTCCAGCTTGTGCGGGGGTCCACCATTGCTATGGGGTCCGGAACCGTCAGCGGCACTATCTTGACCGATGTCACTGCGGCATTCCAGACCAACGTACGCGTGGGGCACACCGTCGTGGTCTACCAGTCGGCGTCTAGTACCCGGCGGCGGCAAGTAGTCGCGGTTCTTTCTCAGACCCAGTTGCAGCTGAGCGCCTCAACGTTCAGTGGGGTCGTTACCTACCGGGTCACCAATGCCATCTCGACCTACGGAGGTGCTGCGGGTTCTGAGACAGACCGTTTGGCCGAGGCACTTGACGGCCAACTGCGAGTGCTCCGAGACAACTCTTCTCCCAAGGCCCAGCAACCCGCTTTGGAAGGTTTTTTTGACGCTGTGTTTACAGATGTGGTGCCTACGGGGGGTTCGGCAACGGTTGCCGGGACTGACGAGTTGTCGGACCCCACCCGCAACTTCCCTGCGTTGGGAGTCGAAGGGGGGCACTTCGTCTTCATCCGCAGTGGCAGCGTGGCGGGGACCTACCAGATCCTGGAGATCCTGGACCCCAACACCCTGAGGGTTGATCGCAGCTTTCCCACGGGCGCCACGGGGGTTACCTACTCGATTCGCGAAACCACCTTGGTTACCTTGGCGAGCCTGCAATCTATCCATGAGGTGCTTTTGCGAGTGGATGCCGCCATCTCGAGTGTCGGGGTCTTCAGGTCTTTGGTTATGACAACGGTGACTGTAGCAGGGGATTCCAATGCCTTTGCCCTGGCTTGGAGGGGAACCGACCTGGTGGCACGGCAAGGTGTGGTTTCCGTTCGTTTGAATGAGGTAGTGTCGGACGTTTCGACGCTGGAAGGAGCCCTCAGCTCAGGGGACCGACTTTATGATCGGAGGTATACATGGATCGACGCGAGGATCAACCTGGAGACGGGGATCATCGTCCGACAGGAACGAGCGGTAGAGAAGCGGGAGAAGACCCTGGAAGAGGCAAAGAGTCAGATCATCAAGCTGGTGACGACGTAAAGGAACGACCACAGTGGGAGTATCGCGAGCGCTTCAAGGTTCAGGATCGGATGGGGGACGTCGTCCGCAAAACCATCGACGCCTCGAAGCACGAGCTGGATCGCCTGCGCAAGAGATTGCGGAAGATGCAGTATGGGAGCTGACTCTTGGCTGATTGGAAAGCACTTGAGCTGAAGGCCCCGGGCAAAGACCTCCTGAAGCCCGTCCGTTCGATCCTGGAGGTTCTACTCATTTTCCTCGACGTGTTGAGGACTATCCTCAACACCGTCAAGGTGCTTCTGATCGACTTCGGCAACCCTATCCGGGCGTTGGTCGAAGCGCTCATCAAGCTCATCGAGGAGCTGATTGCTTCTCTGCAAACGACAGGGGTCTTTGCCTACTACGACATCCCCAACCCTTTAGAAGACCCCAACTTCGATCGCTACCATGGGGGGTTCCCCCACTTCCTTGGCAAGTGGAAGGGTTCCTTGATGGACCAGCAGGACCCTAATCGGCCGCAGCCACGGGGGTCGAGCACGCAGAGCGGGTTCATCATCATCGCGGTCGATGCCCACGACCCCTTCACCCTGCTGGAGCGCATCAGCCAACTCTTGCGCTTCTTCTCGAAGGAGCTGACCAAGCCACGGTATGCGGCTCCTGCGGGCTTTCGGGCTTTCCCTGTGGGTGCTGAGGAAGAAGACCCCATCACGGCGTTGGCCGACGTGTTCGGCAACAGCCCCATCAGCGCTATCGAGTTGAAGTGGGAGCTGCCCACGACCAAGGAAGTGCCCGACCCAGGCTTCACGGATCTTGTGAGCCGCGTGGGTGCCGACTTCATCCCGCCCAAGTGGTTGGTCGAACGTGCCGAAACACCTCTCAGCGCCGAACTGGACGTGTCGGGGAGCCAGCCCAACCAGGTTGACCTGACCACCCTCAACGCTACGAGCAACGCCGGAAAGTGTGTCTTCACAGTCGATAGTGGGTACAGCTTGCCAGGTGAGTTAAATGAATCCGCTCTCATCAAGCAGCAGCTGCTTGATGAGACGGGCGAGCAGGTCCTCAAGTTCGACAAGGTGGAGGTTCTGGAACGGGACAGCCTCGAAGGCTTGCTTGGGCAACTGGGGACGTTCCGGTACATTGACCGCGACATCGAGTTGGACAAGACCTACTTCTACCGCCTCCGCGCCTTCACGGGGCCCTTGAAGGTCGAGGATGGTGCTATTCAGTGGCGGCAAGCGGCCGTCGTCCTGGGTCAGGATACCCGGCTGCCAACGGTGCGCTGGCCCGCAGAGGACCCGACCAAGGCCGTGATCATGGGCGATCCTTCGCAAATCGTCTCGGTCATCGTCCCTGACGTAGGTGACTTCGATGTTTTGGAGCACCTGAAGCGCATCTATCAGGCGGCGTTCTCACATGACTTCCATCTGCCCTTGCCAGATGACGCTGAGTTCGACAAGAACGGGGAGCCTGTTTCGGGCACCGACCCCGACGCCGTGGGCAAAGGCTCGTTACGCAATCGAGCGGGGGTCCTGGGTGCTTTCCGGTCGATTGGGCTCCTTGAGCAGTACCTTCAGGCTCAGGGCCCCGACTCCACCATCACGACTCTTTCCGAGCCCAAGATGCCGTGGGAGCTGTCAAAGGTACGGCGTGCGGCGGCGCGTTTGGCCAACGTCGTAGCTCAGGCAATGCTGGGCGGGACGAGTGCTTCGGTCGAGCAGTTCCGAACGCTCATGACGGGCTCGTTCCCCAAGCAGCCTCCTCCGTTGCAGGGATCGGGGGACCCCTTCGACGACCTTTCGACGATGGTGTTCGAGCTGACGGGTATTGACGACGACGGTGTGGCTACTTCAGCCGCACGGTCCCTTTATGCCTACAGCTATAACTACACGCGAACGCGCATCAATCTGCTCTACGTCGTGGACTACCTCAACGGGTTCGCCTTACAAGGGGAGCCCCCAAACTGGATCTCAGTGCAGCCTTTGCGGGACATCATCCCGTGGTCGGCGCAGTTCCTGTATGACCTGCTTGACAAGATCGAGGCCCTGCTAGCGGCCTACTCCGGTCTGATGAAGGAGATTGAGAATTTCATTGATTTGCTGATTCGCAAGATCGAGACCCTGGAGCGATTTATTCAATTCCTGCTCGATATTCTCAACTTGATCGAGTCTCTTCAGATCGGAGCCTACCTGCTGTCCGCGCCTGAAGCGGGCGGCACCGTCTATGATTGGTGGGAGGTCGTGGACAACGCGGGTGGAATACAGCCTTCTACCGGACCCGGCGGCTACTCGGCGGGCGTGTCGTTTGCCTGGGTGGCTACCGACATTGGAGCCTTTGTCACCGCCTTTAAGCAGATCTTCTGATGGCAACGTTCAACTTCCTCGGCACCTTCAACAGAGCACAGTTTGGTCGCCTGGTGGCATTCGTGCGACCCCAGATGTCGCAGATCGACCGTCGTCTCCAACACCTCAATGCCGAGTTGAATCGAGTAGGACGGGTCGAGTTCCAGTACGACCCCGAGACCAAGGAACCCACCGCCTACGTTGCTGAGCCCGAGGGGTCATATCTGTACCGCTTGGTGGCCTGCTACGAGGTGCTTGGTGGCAACCCTTTCATCGATCTGCGCACCCGCAGCACGGCGCAGGCGGTTTTCATCCGCAAGGGTGACGAGACCGTGAGCCCCACGACCTTGAGCAATGGTGAGGCCCTGCCCGGGAAGGGCCTCAGTGATGGTCCTAGCGGGGAACTCGTTCGACGCATGAAGGAATGGACCGAGGTCATTTTGGAACGTCGTTTTGGGCGTCTGGAACGTCGTATCCGGCGGACTCTCGACTATGCGGATCAGCTTGAAGCAGAGATTGCTCTGTTGGAGACGGCGAGGTCGAGCCCGACGCGCGGATTCGAGAAGACTGTGCAGGATCTCGAACAGCTTCTCAACGACCCCAACTACCGCGCGATTACGCCCGACAGTGACCCCTTCGGCTTTCTGACCTACGCTCCCTATTCCTCCTATGATGTGGCTCAATCGTCCACTGACGACGGTCAACCGATTGACCCCAACCAGCTCGTGGAGCGGGAAGCCACCGTCCCTCAGCGCCAGGATGGCGTGATCATCAAACCCGGCCAGAAATCGACGTGAGCTACGATCGCAAAATTGATCACACTTGCCCACACTTCGTCCGCGATGAGATGCTCTTTGTGGAGTCGGACCGTCGTACGTTCAAACCCTTCCGCCCCATCTCGGCCATTAACTCGGTTTCTCTTCGTGTCGATGGGATCGCTTCGGTTCCTTCGACCGGCCTGCTGAATGCCGCCACACTCACAGGCAACCGCCCAGAGCCCTTCAACATCACGTCTGGCAGCGACAAGCTCGTCTTGAGCGTCGATGGGGGCCCTGACCAGACGCTCACGGCGGTGACTGGCAAGGGCCTCAGCGCCATTCAGATCGTCCGTTCGCTCCAACATCAGGTCAGCGGCATCGAGGTCGTCCAAGTAGGGCGGAAGGTCGGCATCCGTTCGCGCACCAAGGGCCAGCAGGCTCGCGTACAGACGCGCGGCGGTGGGCTAGGCCCAGTGCTCGGCATCCTCAACAATCGCGTTTTCAGAGGCCAGCAGGCGATACCTGGGTGGTCCCTGGTCTACGACCCCAACACCGAGCTCAGCCGCCCGACCCGGCTCATCGTGTTCGACAGGGAATTGCCCGGGTACGCGAGCTACATCGAGGTCGACTACTCGACCATTCGCGAGGAGTGTCGTCGCTGTGGCGGTCTTGGGGTCGAGAACGATTGGCGGTACGGCGGTACGGGAGAGGTCACACAAGTGACCAACGAAGTGCTCCTGCTTCAAGAATTCCAGAAATTCTGCTTCACTCTGTTGGGGTCCAATCCCTTCAACAGTTGGTACGGGACAGAGATTCTGAACGCGGTGGGCAAGAAGCTGTCCGATGCCGCTTTGCTCCAGAACTTCATCTTGACCGACATCTACGAAGGGTTTCGACGCTGGCAGTCGATCAAGAAGCAGCAGGAGGAAACGGTTGGGCAGGAAGTGTCTGACGAGGAATTCCCTTTGCGTCTGGTCAATGTGACAATGCAGCTCAGCCAACAGGATCCGACGGTCGTCTTCGTCAACGTCGTCATCCAGAGCCGGTCGCTAAAAGAGGTACAGTTCGAGCGAGGCATCCGGCTACCTCAACCGCTCGACGTCATGGGTTCTACGGCTCAGGAAGGTGTGTTCCGTGAGTCAATCAACCGCGCAAGGTTGGTGGGGTAAAGCATGGCAACGGCACCGCAAATCGACCTACGTGACGGCAGTGGCGATACCGCCCAGGCGGTTGAGTTCTCGACCAATCAGGACTTCGTTTCCCTGACTGGCATGGTGACCACCAACACGGTCGACCTTCAAGTCGCCATCAACAGCTCGACCTTCGTTTCCGACCCGACGCTTGTGAAGCTCGATGGGGCAAACTTCACGGTCCCCAACCCGGACCTGATGCCAGACGGGATTCCTCTAGATTCTGGGATCAACACTATCCAACTGCGGGCCATCGACATCAGCGGGGGGGTCAGTGCGCCTTCCACGGCTCAGGTGAGCCGCATCACTCTGGACCGGAACGTCGAGGATCTAATTCCAACCGGGGTCCGCCTGCGCCGCCGTCGGGATTCAGTGCAAATTCTTTGCACTCAGCAGAGCACCGCGTCCGTGGGAGACCAGCCTGATGACCTGGAGTTCCGGGGGTTCAACTTCTACGCCTCGACCGCGCCCGGGGGCACAACCGGCTACTACAAGGTTAACAGAACGCCCGTCACGGACATTGACACCATCGAGGAAGATTTCTACCCGTTGGACGGCGGGGAAATCGAAACGACCTGGAGCCCGACGGGTAACTACATCCGCATCGAGGTGACGGAGGTCGATGAGTTCGGTGTCGAGCTGCACCGACATGTGGACTCCACCCTCAATGCGCGCATGGTCGAGTCCGACCTGAAGTTCACGTCTGAGTTGACGGGCATCACCCGGACGGATTTTGCAGCCTTCATTCACAATCGCAATGGCGGGTCGAACATCATCAACTCCGACCTGTTTCTCGGAGTCCCTGACTCAGATCCTCTCTACTATGTCGTGGCCGGTGTCTACTACGACCCCGTTGTCAACGTCGAGTTTGAGTCGCCCTACAGTCAGGAGCTGGTTGGCAAGCCTCATGTTATCGACACCGCCATTCGGGACCTGCCAGGACGCCGGCAGATTGATGTGGTGGTGGACTATGTGGATGCAGTGCAGCGGGTCAACACCGAGATCGCACTCATTCCGGGCTCGACGACGCGCGACGTGAGCATCGACCCGTTCGCCAGCGAGGTCGAACGTATCTGGTTCCTACTTGACTTCGTGCACCGCAGCCAGTCATTCCTGACCCTGCTTCAGATCGACGATGTGAACAACGACGGGGTGAGTGATCCTGTGCGCAATAGCGCCTATAAGCAGGCGCTCAAGGCCGCTCTGGGGTACACCAACGATCAGGCTGTCCAGAACCTGATTGACACCCAGTTCGAGAAGCTCGCCTCGAATTTCGACAAAGCCCGCCTCTCCGGGCGTGCGGCCATCGGCGAGGTCGTCTTCTACACGGCGACAAGACCCGTTGAGGACAAGACCATTGCCACGGGCACTGTCGTCTCGACCGATTCTGACAACGGCACCGCCTCACGCTTCATCGTCGGTGGTACGTTCGTCATGTTGGCGGCCAATGCTGACGCCTACTACAATTTTGACACCCAACGGTACGAGATTGTTGCGGACGTCGTTGCCGAGTCTCCTGGCTCAGCTGGCAACCGCCCCGCCAACACGATCAAGAACGTCCAGGGTGATGTCGGCGGGCTTAGTGTTACCAACACTGAAGCCACCGTCTTCGGGCGCAATCGGGAAAGCAACCACGACCTGGCAATTCGAGCCCAGTTGGGCTTCAGTTCCGTCGATACCGGTACCGAGGGTGGCTACCTCGAAACGAGTGCCAACCAGGTTGGCGTCATCAAGAGCAAGGTTGTCAAGAGTGGCGACCCCTTGATGATGCGCGACTGGGACCCTATTCGAGTCAAGCACATCGGTGGCAAGGTCGATGTCTGGGTCCAAGGGCTCAAAGAGCGCACGGTTACCGACACCTTTGCCTTCACCTTCGACATCGCTCGGGACATTCGCTGCGACATCATCGATGTAGCCAACCTCACCTTCCGTGTCCAAGACTCGCGCGTGACGGAGGACACTCCCATCATCGAGATTCTGGATAACCTGACCCAAGGGTTGGGCGTCCGCAACGTGACCGCGGCAGCGAACTACGACCTCTCGGGGGTCACCATCCTCGATTACAACACCTTCCAGCTCAACACGAGCATTCCACAGCCAACCACGGCCATCGACGACGTGATCACGGCGGACTACCGGTTTCGCAGCATCAACCAGTTCATCTTCACGCTTCAGCCCGTACGGCGCGTCATCTCAGTCGTCGGCGAGACTTCGGGTGCCCTCGACCCCTTGCTAGGGTATGACCTCTACAAGACGGATGACCCCCTACTCGATGGGGAGTCCACCATTGCCCAGAATTACCTCGTCATCAACCAGGTGGGCGGGATTCCGAGTGGCGACACGGTTCCCGTCAACGACGAGACCCATGTTCTCATCGGCTTCTTCGAGGAGCCCTTGGCGAGCGTCGGTATCAACACTGCCACGTTACGTATTTTCAACGAAGAGCGCACGGTCGAGTACAATGGTCCCGATGCGACCGTTCCTGACTACGACATCGTAGGCGGAACTCCCACAACCCCTATTCGCGTCGTGCGGACCAATGACTCACAGATTGTCAGCGGCGAAACCGTGAGCGTCGACTATGAGCATGACGAGAACTTCGTCGTGACCTATGTGGTCAACGACTTGCTTCAGGAGCTGCAAGCGACCTTCAACCAACAGCGACACATTACGGCGGATGTGCTTGCCAAACAGGCGGTCGAGAACGAGCTCGTTCTCGAGACCTCGGTTCAGCTCAATCCTGGCGCCAAAAAAGACAAGGCTGACCCAGCCATCCGCTCAAATGTGTCGGTCGAGCTGAACAGCCGCACCATCGGGCAGGGAGTCGCCCAATCGGACGTGATCCAGTCCATTGACGCCACGGAGGGGGTGGACTTCCAGGTTCTGCCGCTTGCCAAGATGGGGTACTCCGATGGATCCGTGAAGCTCCGGGAAGGAGTTCGTACCGATTATGAGCGGGTGACCAGCCTCGATATAGGGGGCAACCGTGCCTTCATCCTCACCGATGCTCTTGACTACCCCACGACCGATGGTGGGGGCCTGGTCACCGAACACAAGGGCGTGTTCCAGGACGACCGGGCGATGACGCTCAGCTCGACTTTTACCACGGTCGCTTTGACAGCTCCTGGAGCCTTCATCATCGGTGCCGACGGCGCCATCATCAACGGGTACACAGACGATGTCACGCTCATCGCTGACGGCTTCACGGATCCGGAGGAGATTAAGGCCGAACGCGTACGGCGCACCGCCAACCACGTCCTGGTCGCGCTCGCGGGATCAGTCGACGTTCCGACGGACCATGACTACGCGGCGAGCTACGTAGTCCGCAACGATTCTGGCCCACACGACCTCGTGGCTTCACAGGTTGAGTTCGTGAGCCAAGGACCCTTCACCATTACCATCCGTGAGACAAGCTAAGTGGCCCGCTTCGTCATTGATCCGAATCGGATCAACTTCAACATCGAACGCAAGGGCAAGGAGTATCAACTCCGGGTAATCCAGCGGGCCCAGACTATCTTCTCAACCCTCCTAAACCTCCTACCTTCCAACTATGTGGCAGCCGTTCAAGGTGCCAACTACACCAATGAGTTGAAGGTCGTCGCGGTTGAGCTGGCGAAGATTGAGCTAGAGCTGGAAGACATCAACCTGGACATCGACTTCAGCGCCACGAGGTCTGAGTTCCTGTACTCAATCGCGGGGTACCTGGTCTTCCTCAACGGTCGCATCCCTGCACTGGAGTTCGATGGTGAGGAGTTCCGGCGCTTCGTCCTGTCGCTCATCCGAATCTATTTCCAAGGGTCAGTCCCCAAGAGCATTCGAGATGCGGTAGACTTGTTTTTGGCGGGCGAGTTCGAGGTCTTGGAGAACTTCCTCTTGGTGCGACAGGGGGTGAGCGGGCTCGACATCAGCGATCAGTTCGGATTCCAGGTGAACGTCGAAGCCCCCCCGGGGGAGGGTCTCCCCGAGGACATTTTCGGGATTCAGGGTGCGATCAAAACCGTCGTCAACGTGGTTCGACCAGCCCACACCCTGTTCAGGATTAGGTACATTTTCAACGACGACTACGTACCAAATGGTGAAATTGGTGAGGTTTTAGACGCCATGCGCTGGTGGCTAGCTGCGTACTACTACGACGATTTCCGTTCCTACTGGGACGGTCTTCGGGACCGTGATCGGCTGGGGCGCAAGACCAATTGCCGGGTAACCGGTGAAGACCACTCGGCCGATTTTTGAGAATCTGCTTTTACCCAGCCTCAGGGCAACGGAGGACAACCGACCAATGCTCATCCAAAGCCACTCGCTCAAGGCCCGCGCCTGTGTTCGCGTCCACCACGAGCGCGCCTACGACTATGACGACCAGACTGGACTCTACCTCTACAAGCAGGCGGACGAGGACGAAGAGGTCGGCAACCTCGTGACCGATGCGGGGCGTGTCGTATTGCACACCTTCATCTATGGCTCGTCGGCTCAGCGCACATCGGCGGGGCTCGGCACCGGGATGTATTGGATCGGTCTCTCCGACGACGCCAGCGCCCCCGCAGCGGGCGACACTTCGCTTGCGAGCGAGCTGACCGCTGACGGTTTGGCTCGTGCCGATGCCAGCACGACGGGCACCATCACGCTCCCAACGGGCTCCGGCACCATCACCACGATCTCGAACCAATTCACCTACACTGGCGCTTCCCAGGGTGTTCAGAAGACAGCGCTCTTCGACGACGCGGGGCCACCCGTCAACGGCAACATGGCTCACGAGATCCAATTTACGCAGCGGACCCTGTTTACAAATGATACGTTGACGCTGACGTTTTCCATAACGCTTACGTAGACTTAGCCCCCCTTCGGGTGGGTTTTAACAAGAGGACGTGGTGGCCGAGCTGGGCATCGCGGCCAAGACGCTGCGTCAGGGCTCAAGGCAGCAGGGCTTGTGGTGCCCCAACGGGCGCCTTCCGCCGCTCGCGAACGTGACAGGCAGGTAGCCATCTAAAGCAGCCTGCTTTGTTGCATTTTGGAAGAACTATTTGTGCCCGACTTCGAGTATGAAACTCTCTGATCCTCGTGACCTACAGCTTGAACTCCAGGCCCTTCGTCGGTACGCCGCGTCCCCACGACCGTCCCGCAAGCTGATTGCCGAAGTCCTTCAGGCACTTGCCGCCAGCGTCGAAGGGGAAGGCCGCTCGAAGACCGCTCGGGGAGGATTCAACCCCCTTCTGGTGGACCAGATTCGGGACATGACCAACCGGAACCACCACACACGGGCGATGGCTTTGGGTGCCAAGATGCTGGGATACACGCACCTGGCCAAGCGCATACAGCTCCTATCTCAGCTGGTTGACTTGGAGGGCTACCTGCCCCCCACGCTCAAGAATTATTCCAACGGTCTGTACGATGTCTTGATGGGGCAGGCCGAGCGTACTCTTTCAAAAGAAGAGTACGCTGAGTTCTATGCTGCATTCTGACCGGCACTGATCGTCTTGTGCACCGTGGTTAGGGAGTCATGGCATTCGCGACGATCCAAATCACTCAGGGCGCAACCGTCGGAGGGGGTGGTGAGTCTGTCATTGGCCTCGTTCCTGGCACCGACATCACACTGACCGACTCTGGGGGTGCCGGCGCCACGAGCTACCTTTGGGAGATTCTCCAGTGGCCTGCTCCTGATGCGGTAGCACCCACTTTGGTCAATTCGACCAACCAGGTCTGCACGGTTCAAGCAGGAGCAGGTCTGACCGACGGTGTGTACATCGTTCGTCTGACCCGGGATGATCCGGCTGATGGTGTATCAGCAGACACCAAATTCTTTGCCGTCGCGGACGACGACGGGCTGTCGTTGCCTGTGGCCGGCATGAACCGCACAATGAGCAACGTCTTAGGCTCCAGCGAGGCCCAAAAAGCGGGTTGGTTCGGGTCCACGGCGGGAGGCACCAACGTCTTCCTCGACGCCTACTTGCGTCTCAGAAGGGCCAGGGAAGGCCTATCCAAGGTTAGTTCGAATGACACCACCTTTCTCCATCTGGAGAACAAGGTGGCCGTCGGGGTTGGTATCAGTAAGCAGACCCTCAACGATGGCGCTTCAGAGCAGGTCGAGCTGAGTTCTTTGCTGGAGACCATCTTGACCCCTACCCTGATCACCGCGGATCAGGACGACTACACCCCTACGGGGTTCGGACCCGCGGGCGTCTTGCGCCTTTCGACAAATGCCTCGCGCACCATTACGGGCTTCGGGACGGCCACCGAGCAGCCCATCAAGCACCTTGTGAACGTGGGCTCGAATGACCTCGTTCTATCCCACCAGAACAGCAACTCGACGGCGGCCAACCGCATCACGACCCCCGATGGCCAGAACTTCACGATTAGCCCCAATGGGACTACTGCCCTTTGGTACGACACCACCAGCTTGACGTGGCGAATTCTTGACTATTCAAGCGGTGGTAATGGGGGCGCCGTTGCTGAGTCGTTCATCAGCCCCACAGCTCTGGCAGCCAACACCGACGACTATGGTCCCACGGATTGGCAGACGGCCACCGTGGTGCGTCTCAGCACAAATGGTAGTGACTACGACATCACGGGCTTTGTGGCCCCCACGGGAGACGCAGTTCGGAAAACGCTCATCAACGTCGATTCGACGTCGACCATCACTCTGAAGAACGAGGACTCCAACTCGACGGCGACCAACCGCATCACCACGTCCCCCGGTACAGGATTTGCCATGCTGCCTGAGGATGCCGTCGAGATCTTGTACGACCCAACCAGCGAGCGGTGGAGGACGGTGTGACTTTTCTCGAACGGCCCATGGTCCATGACTCCAACGACGTCGTCATTTGGCGCGGGGATGGGGTATCTGGCAATTCCATCAGCAATCTCGGGTCTGGGGGCTCGTCCTACGATCTAGTCGGAAGCGGGGCAAGCGTTACCACGGGGGCAGCGCCTTTCTGGTCGAGTTTCAACTCCGACGCGGAGTTCTACCAGAGTGCCAACATGGCGTTCGGGGTTTCGCTGACGAGTGGGATCACCATCTCCTGTTGGATTTACACGTCGGCTCCATCGTCCCTGGATCGAATCATCATCAAGCAGAACAACGCTACCTGGGCAGGCTCACCCATCTACCCGGTGGGGTTGATCATGCAGGGCTCCACAGAGGTTCGAGCGGTCGTGAATGATGCAGCAGCTCAGGTAGTGGCTACCAGCGTCGGGGTTGGGGCTTGGCACCACGCGGGGCTGACAGTCAATGCCGCACAGGACACTCTTGAGTTCTATGTGGACGGTATTTCAAAGGGGGCTGACACCATTTCAGGAGGTCTTGACCTGGACAACGACAACGGTCCCTGGTGCCTTGGGGGTCGTACTAACTCAAACTTTTTCGGGGGAAACATCTGGGATGCTCGGATCGCTACCACCGTGCGGCCCGCGGCCTGGTTTCAGAACAGTTATGTGCGAGGTCTGCGGTTCTTCGGCACCTATGCCTGATTTCTGGGTTTCCTTCTATGCTCTTGCTCAGGGCGTAGATGTCCTACGGACAAGGTGAGTATGGTCAACAAGGGTACGGCGGCTCCAGTTACGAGTCAGGCGGCCCTCAGCTCGTTAGCAGTGATCCCCCCGATTCGGGGACCGGTGTCAATGTCGATACCCCTATCGAGATGGTTTTGGCGAGCCCTGCCTCGCTTGACCTCAACACCCTGAACGTTGACATCGATGGTGCTCAAGCCATCGTCGGAGGGGTTTTCCAGGCTGGGTACACCGGTACCATCGACCAGGACCCCGAGACCGAGATGGTGGTCACCATCTTGACGCACCCACAGTTCCCGGTGAGCGATGTCACCGTCGACATCACGATCACCGACCTTGCTGGGTTGTTGGCGACTCCTTCGTTCACTTTCACGGCCGGTCAGCTCGAAGAGACTGTGACCCTTGCCGAGACGGCGGCGGTCACCGTGGGCCACGCCGTCCCTGTGGCGGACTCGGTGGCCCTTGCTGAGGCGTTTTCTGAGGGTCCCGTTGTTAGTGAGTCCCTGGCTGTTTCTGACGCCGTAGTCAGCTATGAGGGCCAGGGCGTTGGCGCCCCCGACACGCTGTCCCTGTCGGAAGCCATCGAGCTGGGTCAGGGCCTGATCGTTGGTGTCACCGACTCCTTGGTTCTGGCTGATTTCGCCTACACGAGGGAGGCTGTCGAGGTCGCTGACAGCTTGGCCATCAGCGACGCCATCAACATCGGAACCGGAATCGACGTTCCTGAGACGTTGACCCTTTCTGACAGCCTAGAAACCCTTCAAGCGCTTCAGGCCACAGTCCTCGACTACGCTTCAGCGTTTGAGACCGTCACTCTGAGTGTGGGCATAATCGTTGGGGTGGCGGACTCGCTGACCCTGACTGACGGGCTCGAAGAGTCCGTAGCCTACGCTGACGACCCCCTTACCGTGACCGACGGGGTGGAGGTCCTGGCCGGGCGCCAAGTGGGTGTCACCGACTCCCTTGCTTTGACCGAGAGCGTGGGCTTTGGTCGTGAGCACACTGTAGCAGAGTCCCTGACGGTTTCGGGTGCCGTTGATGCCGACATGGGGCTGTCGGTTTCCGAAACCCTGAGCGCTTCTGACGCTGTAGGGACCGAGCAAGCACATGCTCGGGGGGCCTCGGAGACCGTTTCGCTATCGGAGGTTCTGGCCACTAGCGCGGGGCACAAGGCTACCGCCGCGGAAACCGTCTCAATCACCGAGAATGCGCTGAGCATCGACATCGGGGCAAACGTTTCGGAATCCCTGAGCTTGTCCGAAGGAGTTGTTCCGGAGCAGGCCGCTGGGGTCACCGTCAATGAGACCATGAGCGTCACCGAGGGCGCTCTTGACATTGACCGAGGGACCACGGTCCTCGACTACCTGACTTCTTCTGACGGAGTTGCCGTCGAGCAGGCGACTCCTGTTCAGGATTCGGTTTCGGTTAGCGACGCCGCTGAGGCCGTCCAGGGCTACGAGGTAGGGGTCAGCGACTCCTTGCCTACCTTGGATTCGATCTCCACGGTGGTGGGGCAGGTTCTGCCCGTGTCCGACTTGATGGGCACCGTCGATGCAGTTGATGTCAATGTCGAGATCACTCTCCCCGACTCCCTATCCACCAGTGATGCAGTGGGACCCTCTGCGGGTAATGCCCAGCCTGTTGCTGATGTCGTCGTAGCCGGGGATGCCGCCCAGACCCAATCCGACGCTTCGACTACCGTTGCCGACTCGACTACCTTGGCCGAGGGCCTCGACGTCGGCGTCTCGGTCATCCTGTCTGAATCATTGGCCGTCAGCGACGACGTGGGGGCCCAGCAGGGGTATCAGGTTCCCACGGGCGACGCGCTGGCGGTAGCCGATGTCGTTGGCACCGAGCAGGAGTATCAGGTCCCGGTTGCCGACTCTACGGCCACCAGCGACTCCTTCGGGCTGGGGGTCAGCATTGACGTCACGGAATCCTTAGGGGCTTTCGATAACGTCACCGAGAGTCGACTCGACCGTACCGTGGAGGCGGCCGAATCTGCTTCGGCTGTTGATGCCCTTGACGAGCAGGTTGGTCAAGGGGTGGTTGTCTCCGAAATCGCTTCGGTGGGGGATCTTGCCTCGTTAGGAGAGGGCCAGGTCGTCGGAGAAGCTCTGACAGTCGCCGATACCGTAGCGACCTCGATTCCAGAGACCGTCAACGTGGGGGACACCCTCACCGTTTCAGACGTCACTTCCCAAGGGTACGACGTTGGAATCGAAGTTGCGGAGGCCCTGGCTCTCACCGACGCCACGGCACCTTCCCGCAACGAAGACTTTGGGGTCGCCGAGACGCTGGCGATTCAAGAGCAGCTGTCCACGGGCTCGTTTCAGCTCATCACAGGTGGGGACGGGCGCCTCCTGGAGGTCTACTTCACACAAGAAATACGGGTGGATGGGGTCTCCAACCTCTCGAACTACACTCTGGAGCCGACCCTTGAATCCGACGGCGTGCCGGTTGCCATTCGATCAGCTGAGCCTATCTACGAGACCTTCCAGACGGGCTCTTCAGCTTTCTTGGCACCCAACAACCCTACGGACCTTTTCACTCGTCGGGTCTCGATCAACGGTGTGCTCAAGTCGGTCGAGCACGTGGGAACCTACTTCAGAATCTTGACCGGTCAGAACGTTGGAATCTATCGTATCGTCTCTATCGAGCAGGAGATTCCGGGGATTGCCATCGTAGATCGGGACCTTCAAACGGTCGACAACCTCTCCCTGGTTTGGCATCACACGTCGGCGGTTCGAGGGGTTCGGTTCCGAACCACCAAGTTCACTAACCTCCAGCCTTACCACTTTGAGGCTCGCAACCTGAAATCATGGGTTGCCGGCACTTCCGTGACCGAGAGTGGCAACTTCCTGGCGCAGAACATCCCGGCCCCCCGTCTTCTGGAGGTCGAACCTCAGGACGACGGGTCCCTCATCGTCACTTATGACGAGACCATGCGGATGGATGAGTCAGTGGGCAACCCTGCCGATTACTTGGTGTCAGGGCCCACCGCCGTCGTGGTGGATGTCAAAGTGCTCAACGATCGCCAGGTCCGATTGGAGCTGAGGGGCTTGTCGGCGGGCCTCTACACGCTGACTATCTCGACCTCGACCCCCAAAGACATCGCTGGCAACCCCCTTGACCCCGTATACAACCAAGCCGCGTTCACGGGGGGTACACCGTTGCAGGTCCGCAGCGTTTTCACGGACAAGGGCCCCATTACCAAGCCGCCCGAGACTTTAGCGAGTGGCACGGGTGCCGTACTTGATGACTTCAACGCTGTGACCTTGACGGGCGCCTCCTTGACTTCGGACGTGGTGGGCCGCCGCTTGACCCTGAGTGGTACAGGGTCCCATGCTGATGAGTACCTCATCAAGAGCTTGGTCAGCCCCACTCAGGTGCGAGTGAAGGGATGCTTCACTTTGCCCCACAGTGACACCTACGACTGGGAGGTTTTTGACCCCCGTGACGGGCAGATTGCCGACGACCCTAGCGATGTGGAGGTCCGGATCAACGGCACTCCCACGATGGTCGAGGCAGTCGTGGGCCTTTTGGGCCAGGTCGTTCTTCAGCAGACCCCGGGGGAGGACGACAACGTTCAGATCGACTACCACTGCATCTGTAATCCCACCGTCGAAGTGCGTCGGCTCAACTCGCGGGAGTTCCGACTCAACTCGTGGAACCGGGACAATGGTTACCCCCGCGATCGGCAGCATCACTACCGCTTCAACAATGTTCTCATTCGGCCGAGCGACTATGAAGCGACAGACCTGCGCGCCAAGCTCGATCAGCCTTTGGAACGCGAGCTTCACTACCGGGCCTACGAGCGCGCCTACACAGCTCTGCTCAACGACCCCCAGCGGTTGGTCCTCAACAGCCCCAACCACCGCATCGCGTACCCCCCAGCTCAACGACTTCTGGAAGAGTCCCTCGTCAACTACGAAGGGACGGTTCTGCCCGAAAACGGTCCCACCCCCTGGGTTCGCAAGGGGGTGGGATCGGCATCGGTCTTGGCCGGAACGCTCACCGTGCAAGACGATTCTGACGGGGAGTTTCCCACGGGCCAGCCTGTCTTTTGGACCCGTTCCATCGACGTCACGTTCACCCACACTTACAGCCAAGCATGGCGCTCTCAGATTGACGTCGTGGACGAGTTTGAGGGCGTTTTCACAGGTGTGGCCGTAGGGTACTCCGACGAACGTGTGGCCGTCGTCGTGGGCTTCTTGGAAGAGGGGGGCGTCCAGAAGGTGGGCCTGCTCCAGCGTGGCGCTCTCGACCCAGGAGACCCCCTATCGTGGTCAGGTGGACTCAACCCCGACTTGACGGCGACGGGCGACGCCGCCGAGCTGGACTGGAGCGCGCTGCACAGTTACCGGCTCTACCGAGACCCAAATGGTACGGTGAGCCTTTACGTCGACGGCGACGTCGTGCCCATTCTGCAACTCGCCACTTCGAGCTTGCCGTATCTTCAGAGTGTTCCTTCTCCCTTCGACGAGATTCAGGGTGCGTTCTTCGGCAGCCTTTCGCGCCCGGCACGGAGCACATCGAGCTGGGACTTCGTACGCGTTCTCATCCAGCCCTCTAACCCGACCCAATCGGGCCCGGTGGCGATAACCCAGTACGAAGCCAACGTCCTACCCGAAAACGACGTTCGGCCCTGGACCCCGGTTGGCTACCACGGAACTGGGACAATTCTGTCGACAGATTTCCTCCTGTTGGACGCCACGAGCGCTACCGATGTGGCGACGGCTGCCGAGGCGGGCCTCATGGGTGGGGACTTTCGGGGCTACTTCCGGCTTGAACCCCTACTCAGCGCCGCCAGCGAGTACGTCGTCGATGCTGCGCCCGCCGTTCTGAACCTGACCCATGGATTTGATGCCAACGCCGTCATGTTTGCCGTGGACGACGGGCGCCGTTTGCTCCAGCTGAGTTTCCTCGCCGACAAGGAAGCTCCTCGACTGAGCTACGGCGGGCGATCCCTGCCAGAGGACTTTTCCCCCTACGCTTGGACCCCCATGGGCGGTCAGGCAGGAGAGATGGTAGGGCGGTCTTTGCGGGTCACGGACACCGTGGTGGGGGACGGTCTGATCTATGTTATCGAGGATTCAGAGCCCTCAGGTTCTGACAATCGGGTCGTGGCTACGGCTCTCGATTCGGTGCTCGAAGCTCGACTCAAGGTGACATCCTACGTCGTCGACGGGAGTGGCTTTGCGGGCGCCTTCGCGACGGTTGATGACGGCCTACGTACTGTGGGGTTCCAGCTTCAGGAGGTCGCGGGGGTCAAGCAGGTCGCCTTGCATTCGGACGGCATCGTGGTCGCGGCCTTCGACTTCGATTGGGGTTCCAGCTTCCACACCTACCGCGTCCGCAAGAACACGAGCGGTAACCTCGTAACCCTGTTCGTGGATGGTGTGCTGTTGGGGACCGCAGCGTACAGTTCGTTCACGGCGGGGGCCCCCGAGCTGGTGGGCCGTATTAGCTTTGGTAGCTCGACCCCCAGCAGTGCGGGCTCGACGGGGATCGTCGATTGGGCTTACTGTAACGCTTTCCGTGTTCATGTTGGGGTGGGCCCCCGGCGGTACGTCGGCGTTTGGAAAGGCTCCGATCCCGACAGCCTGCTGGGCTATCACCTGCCGCTCAAGACAAAGGGCAAGGGTGCTCGCACCTACAACACCGTTTACCTGATCGACGACAACGCCAACTTCTTGAGCACGACCGTCGCAGGAGACCAGCTCGTCATCGACGTGGGGCTCAATCGGGGGGTCTACACGGTTCACTCCGTCATCAGCAACACCGAGCTACGGATCGTCGAGACTTGGCCCGCGACGCCCACCGAGGTGGATTACCGCATCGCCAAGGAGACCGATTGGACGGTCCAGCACCGGTACCGTTTGGTCCGGGATACGTCGGGGGAGATTTCGGTCTTGCTCGATGCTAACCCAACTCCGCTCATCTATCTGGCCTACGAGGAGCAGCCCTTGAGCAGCGCGGGCTTGGTCAATGAGCTGGCGGGAGGGCTTCCCACGGTCGTCTTTGGAGCCTTCAGCAGCGAGCACTTGAGCCAGTCGCGGTGGGACTACGTGCGCTACCAGATCACGCGCTCCCCGACCGAGATGCGGATCGTGCCGTCCAACCAGGTCCTCAACCAGTGGAACGTGATGCACAGCCCCGAACGGCTGTTCACAGCGGAACCACACGACCTGACGGATTTCAAGTCGAGTTCAACGGGTATTGTACCCAAGAAGAACCCTGATTTTTTGGCCGAAGACCACTTGGTGGCGTTCACCAAGCTCAACGAGGGCACTCCTCTCGTCCCTTTGACCCAGACATGGGAAGTCCGCAAGCCCTTCATCACGACCGAGCCCATTAGCGGGCTCAACCGGCCTGAAGACGTCCTCAATTCCGACGGGGATTTCGTGCTCAACGACGGAGCTCTTAGAGCCCGAATGGTTGTGCCTGACGACGTGCTCTACTCCAGTCTTGACATCATCGAGCAGACGACGGGTGAGATTTCGCTGGTCAAGCCCTTTGATGACCAGTGTCAGCCCAGCTTTGACGGTGTTCAGTACCAGAAGCAGGTCTGCCTGACCTACGACGGGAGCGTCCTGCCGGAGATTGACCCTGCCGCCGCGACGCCTTGGGACCTCGTGAGCGACGACCCTGGCCAGGTGGCGGTGAGCGCCTTCAACGGCATTCTCACCTATGGGACGGGCACAGGGGGCACACGTACGGTCTACCGCAACAACAGCCCGCTGCCGGACCATCCGAGCCTGCAAAGCGAGGCGACATTCCGCCTGCGCTTGGCCAATGACGGTTCTCTAGGGACCGACGACTCCCAGGTGCGATTCGGCCTGAGTGCACCAGGGATGACAGCAGCCCTGGCATTCGTCACCAACCCTTCGACGGCCGAGCGGTTCCTCTTGGTCCTCGACCTCAACAACGGGGCTGTGCTGGGGAGTCAGAGCTTCGACTTCCTTGACGGGGCATATCACACATATCGGCTCGTGCGGGATCCCGCGGCGGGCGAATTTCGCGTCTTCATTGATTCGTGAGGCTAGGTAGATGGCCATTTCCCTCATCAAGTTCACCCAAGGCACCAACACCGACGCCGCCGGACATGCGCTCCTCGGAACCATCGCTGGTGGTCCCGTCACCGTCGAGAACGGTGGCGACAACACCAACACTTTGTCGTGGCGCATCGAGCTGCTCTATGCCCCGCCGGAAAGTGGCATGCCCACGGGGGTCGTGGCTTCCAATGCCAACGACGCGAATCCGACATTTGCTTTCACTCCTGACGCGACCGGCTGCTACCGATTCCGTCTGACCGTTTGGACCGGCGTGTCCTATTCAGGAACACAGAACGTCGATATCCGTAACTTCGCGGTTCCCCTCAGCGAGAAAATCGTCCAGCCGCCGTATCAGACACACCCTCCAACCCTCCCCATTCAAGGGTCAGGGTATCCTGGCGAAAAGCCCGATGAGTTGAACTTCGGGGGGCAGCCCTACGGGTGGGCGGGCGATGACGACCCCACCCGCAAGCTCCTGCACCAGCAACTGGCCGAGCTGAACGAGCTGGTGGCGCGGGTACCCGCGGTCACAAACGACGCCATCTTGGCGGCGGTCTCGAATATCCAGATGTCGGTTCCGCTCAAGATGAACTTCGACGACGCGGGCAACATCTGGGTCGGCGACGGCAACTTGCTCGACAACACCGACCCTACGAACGGCGTCATCAGCGGCCCCACGATCCCATCACCGACTCTTTCTCGGGCGTGGACCTATCCCCAGGTGTCTGACGCCCACCAGCGGACGATCGCGGCCGTCTACTCCCCCGTGACAGACACCATCTTCGCGGTCCGCTACATCGGGCAAGGAACCCACATTCACGAGCTGACCAAGACGTCCCCCATCACGGAGGTGCGGCCCCCGGTTGATCTGTTGACTACCTCCGACGCGCGCAACATCATCACGGGAGGGGGTTATCTGTGGGTAGCGAGCCTTAACCAGGTTTGGCGTGTCAACCCTTCGACTTACTACACTGGGGGCATAGACGTTGTTGCTGATGGCAGTTCAACCACACCAGCTGGCTACAACGACGGCGCGCTTCTTTTCATCGAAGATACCATCTTTGGGGATGGGTTTGGCCGCTTTTTCTATACCACGGCCAGTGATGGGGGCATTCATCGTTTCCACTCGGACACCTTGGTCCACGAGGCGTCCTTCACTATGCCAGACACCCCGGCCTACGAGGTGGCACCTCCTGCCTATGACCCGACCAAGGGTCGTATCGGCGTGGTTTATGATGGGTCGTCCACGGGTATCAATTTCGTCACGTTTGACGCCGACACTTTGGGCGACAACCTACGCTCGATTGACCTGTCGTCTTACGGGCAACAGTACTTCTCGGTCGCCTATGAGCCGGTTTCGGACACCTACTGGATCTACGCTTACAATCTCGCCAATCAAAATGGCGCGATCATTCGAGTTCAGGACACTGGTTCGGCCTTGGTGTATGTAGACACCTTGGACTTGGGGGTTACAGCCTCTGACTACTACCCCCCCTACTACCCTCAGCTGACGACCTACGATGGGTACGTCTGGGTGGTGTGCCTGGAAAAGTTGTACGCTTCGACCCGGGCCTACCGATTCCTGCGTATTGATCCCCAAACGGATGTAGTTTTCCAGATCCCCATCAACAGCCGAACTTACTGGCGAGCTCCCACCCTAAGAGGTGATGTTGAAGGGTCTCTCGACAATGCAGTGGTCACCCGCATTCGAGGGGTAGATGGTGTTGACTGGGGCACCGCTTGGACTACTTCGTTGAAGCAGGACGGTATGGTGCCGATGGTCCACAGTGGTAGGGGCACCATCTCTCCCACGTTCCTTCCTGCCACCCAGCAGTCGTCCGCAACCGGTAGCCTTTTCCAGTACCAATCAAACGATGACCATCAAGGGTGGACCATTCGCCGGGATTCTGGGGTGGGGGGTTGGACTGCCCAGCTTCGACCTTCGTACGCCGTGGTGTCAGGGTCCATCGCTGACAGTCCTCAGCGAATGTACATGACAGATGTGAGTGGTCGAATTGGCAACGACGACCACCTAGCAGCGAACCGATCAGGGGTCATCGATCCGACCGCAGGCGGGGCCAACAGCTCTTACCGCATCTACGGGGTCACGGGCATCGGACGCAGTCCTCAATTTGGCACCGACTCGTTCCGCATGAAGACGGCCTACGAGAGCGTGGAGTTGACCTGGAGCCCCGACCATGATGGGTGGGTCATCACAAACCGTTACCGGCCATGGGAAGACGTTGTGCGGCCCAATCCGGTCAACCCCTCGACGATCATGGTCAACTCGGGCAAGGCCGTCGTTCACGTCGACACGCGTACGGCGGGGCAGTCGGTGGCTCTTGCCAGCACTTTGATGTCCCACGACGACTGGGTCATCATCAAGGATTCCTACGGCAATGCAGCAGCCAACAACATCACCGTTGATGGGGGCCCCCACCTGATCGATGGGGTGGCTCAGGTCACTATTGATCAGGATTACGGCTGCTACATCTTCCGTTACGACGCTCAGGGTGACGACGACGCGGGGTCTTGGGAGGTTCTTGCCAACGTTGGTGCTGGTGGAGGCAGCGGCAGCAGTGACGAGTTGCCATACCCCCTGCCCACTGAAGAGAGAGTTCTTCGGGGGGGCCCCCTTGCCGTGAACAGCCTTTACTATGTCAGCACTGATGGGGTCGATTTGTGGCTAGGGCAGAGCCAGTTGGTTACCCAAGACCCTAATGGTGAAAAAAACAACTATCTTCGCACCCGGGGCGACGGGACCTTCACCGAAGTGGGAGACCCTCTCACGGGGACAATGTCCGAGTGGGCGACCGTTATGGTGCTGTACGAGCCGACTTTGGACCAAATGGTTGCGGTTCAATACGACACCGATTCCAACGCTTTACGGTTGGCACCATTGTCTCGGACCACGCCCGCGGTCTTGGGGACGTCGACCCTCATTGCCCCACTCTTCTGCCCTACGGACGGTGTGGCAGGTGGTGGGTACCTCTGGTTCACCAACCAGTTCGATACCTGGGTGAAGGTGAGTGCTAACTTCGCGTCAGTCACGTCTTTGGGAGCAAGTGACACTTCTGCCCGTCTTGCGTATGACGACGGACCAGGCAATCGCTATGGCGACAGCGAAGGCCGCGTGTACATCACCAATAGTACTGTCATCGAACGGTACGTTCCCAGCACGGACGCCTTGGATGGTACCTTCGACCCCAGTGGCGGATCTTCAGAAGATTTGAGGGGCATTACTGTTGACACCATCAACGGTCGGGTTTGGACGATCTATGATGATGCAGAAACTTATCGGCTAACGTCCTTCGATTGCGAGACTCTGGGTGCCAATCAACGTTCGGTCAGCGTTGCCTCCTATGTATTTTCCCTCAACTACATCCTAGACATTCTGTACGCAGATGGCTTTTGCTACGTACTATTGTACGGGTTTTCCGGAGGGATCCTTTTAAAGGTTCAGGACACCGGTTCGGCACTGAATATCGTCGATTCCCTGACTGATACCGTCAGCGACATTGATACCTACATCCCTTGGTATCGCCAGTTGGCGGTGCTTAATGGGTATGTGTACTACCCGTCGAATAACAGTAGTTCGCAACCAGTGCTCATGCGGACGGACGTCGCGTCCCTAGGGACCCCTACAGAGGTTGACCTTGGCGTTGGCCTCAACTGGGCAGAATGGCCCGTTAACGTAGCGGCATCCAATAGCGATACTGTGCCCGACAAGCTCTACTTCAAGATCGATCCTGACGAGTCGTTTGAGCTTGATATTCTCAATCCGGGGGGCAACGAGAAGCTGCACTTCAGAAGCTTGGCGTCAGTCCTTGGGACCTTTGTTTGGGATTTTGACTCCAGCACGGTAATGTCGGACCCGGGAACCACTGATTTCCGGTTCAACAATTCCAACTGGGCATCAGCTACCCAGCTTGCTCTTGACGACCAGGTGCTCACTCATGGCACCTTCCTAGACGTAGGTCGTCTCGTCCAGAACTGGGTAGAGGGTGATCGTCTCCTGGTTCGATCAGTGGACAACAACTCTAACCGGTATGGGATTTTCGAAATCGGTGCAGGTGGTCCCATGGACCAAGGCGGTTGGTGGCTCATCCCGGTCTCTCATCTGCAAGGTTCCACATTCACGGCATCGTTCAATGAGAGGTTCTTCTTCTACCGTACTTCAGCAGGCAATGGTGGGGGTGGTGGTCCCGGTTCAGATACGACGGCTATTCACAGGGATACCTCGGCCGAGATCTCGACCATCACAGAAAAAACTACTCCGGCTGGGACCGACCTTCTCATCATCGAGGACAGCGCCGCCGCAAATGCTAAAAAGCGGGTTCAGATCGCTAACTTGCCCAGTTCAGGAGGAGCTGACCCAGTATTCGGAGGCAACTCTGCCCTTCGCGCCTCTGATACCTATTCGGGGCGAATTCACAAGCTTCAGGGTGGCGGGTTTGACCTGACGGGGGGCGAGCCCCGAAGCATCGTTGTCGACTATGGGATAGCTTTCAGTGTCTGCCCTGTGGGGGGTCCCAACGGGCGAGGGACCATCGTAGGATTTTTCCTAGGGGTCAAATTCGATGGCTCACTCAATGCTGGGTTTGAGTTCCCAACTCAAGCCGAAGGCCCTGTCGACCTCATCAAAGACCCTTCGAATGCACCGGGCGCCGAGTTCTACGTAGCGTGCTCGACCACTGGAACCGTCAAGTACTGTACTGTCTTACGTTGGTTCCCTGAGCCGGTTTCCACCACTGCGGGTGCCGTCACTGTCAATAGCACCTGGTCCGTTGGGACCAACCCATCACGCTTGATCCGATGCAACACACACCTCGCGGTTTTGTGCAACGGGTCCATTCACAGGATCATCGACATCCACTTAGGCCCCTTCGTCGTGACCCAGGATTCAATAGCCGTCACGGGTGCTGTTTGGGAAGATGCCATCTATGACGGCAACTACCTTTGGGCACTTGACTCGAATGCCAACTTGCTTCGGAAGATCGACATTAACGGCAGTACAATGTCCGAAGTCAGCTCAGTGTCCGTGACGACCATTACAGGTAAGGGTAACCTGGCTTTCGACGGGGCTGCCATCTGGCACTGTAGGGGGGAGAGTTCGTTTCTGGAACGAGTGGACGTTGCAAGTGGATCCGTAACCTCCCTGTCTATAGGTGACATTGGCAGTTACAGTTCTCGTGCGGTCGCGTTCGATGGGGAGGCCCTGTGGGTCTACACGTCGACTCCCTCCCCTGGCGAGGCGGTGTTCACAGTTGACCCCATTTCAGGGCAGGTTCGTGAGCGGGAAGTTACGGGGGCCACTGCTTTCGACACCTCATACCGGCATATTGGAATGAGCCTCGGTCGAGGCCAGGTCACTTTTATGTCGCGGGCATCCGTGCGCACATTCCGTCGAACTGGAGGGTACATCTCTAATGCAGACGCTTTGCTCATCGGTCATGTGGGGCGTGTTTTCACGGGGTTCGGACCCCTACGCATTCGTGATGGGGATACTCATGATTTGATTGCTGAGGCTCCCAATCTTCGATTCCTACTTTTACAGGACGACGTCACCTCTCCGACGACTTTCAAGTTTCCTGTGGGCTGGACGTTCCACCCCACCCAGCCGACGGGTGTATCAGAGGCCAACCCAGGCTTCCTCTTCATGTACCGCCCAGCAGACGCCTCCGGAGAGATCACGATTAACGGGTACCATGCGTCTGGGCCGGCCTTCTTCGATTCTACGGAGACCCTTGCCCCTGGTGAGGTGGCGTTGGTGTTCGAACACCAGAATCCGGTGACCCAAGCGGATCGGGTGATGTGGAAGATCCCTGACGCTGGATCGGACGTCCCGAACACCGTCACAGTCGACGCTGGGTTTTCCAGTAAGAGTGCCTGGAACCCCACCGGATGGGGATCAGCGGAGTTCGTTCGCATTACCTCCGGCGCCGCTGTCGACATCAGCGGTTGGTATTCTGAGGTCACCCACTACCGCAAAAAGTTGGTCAACGTTGGGTCTTTTGCCATCACTTTGAAGCATGCAACGGGGCCCACCGCCTATCAAATGCTCATCACAGGGAGTGCCGACCTCGTGCTCCAGCCCAACGACATGGTCGACATCACTCGGGATGTTTCCAGCCTCAGGTGGAGGGTCGGGTAACCTATGGCTGGTTCCCAACCCTGGGGTGGGGCAACGAGCGCTGACATCACGGCCGTTGTCCATGAAGACATGACGATCAGCGAAGGACTGATCGTCTTGCCGGCGGTCGCCGAGCCTGAGCTGTACCCGTCGGAGACCCCAGGTGGTTGGGGTGGCAAGCTAGGCAGTGGCTGGGGTGGTGCATACCAAGTTCTGCTGACCGAGGTTGGCCTCGGGGACACACTGCTCCTTTCCGAGTCCCTGTCCATTGACTTCCCGTTGGCAGTCATCGGAGCCACTCCCCTCAGCCCCTACGCAGTGAGGGTCCAGTTCAGTCAGGTTCTCGACCCTTCCTGGGCACCTAACTACGATCCGGTCAACTACACCCTCAACCCGTTCCTGACGGTCCACGAGGTCTTGCCCGGACTCAACCCCGCGGCGGTCATCCTCATCACGAGCCCCCAGCAGCCGACGCTGTATGCGCTGACGGTTTCTGATGCGCGGTCCCTCAGCGACTCCCTCGGGCCGCAGAACACAGCGTCATTCCTGGGCTTCCCCGTTGCACCGAGTTTCATCGCAGCGGCCCAGAGCACTTCCAAACTGGCCGTCTGGTTCAGCGTGCCGATGCGAGTCGATGCCGAGTTCTCTGCCCCCGAGAACTACATCGTCACCGACTTGAAGGGGAATCGTCTCTTCGTGGTGTCGGCAACTCCCTCGGGCCCAGACCCTATTTCGCGCGTTGATCTGGAGCTGATGCCCGCCTATGAGTTCGAGCCCCTCGACTACTATGCGGTCCAGGTGCTGCCCAATGTCATCAGCTTGCAGGGGGCCACCTGTACGCCAGACACCCAGGTTTTTCAGTGGCGCGAACACCTGTGGGCGGCCAAGGGAGTCGGGCCCATCAACATTCCCATTGCGAGCTTCAGCGGTGAGGTCGAGGGCGGGTTGCTGGGGCAGCCCGCAGGACAGATTTTCTTCAGTCCAGCGCTGGAGCAGCCAATTGCCAACTCCACGCTCGAAGTGGACGAGGTGTCTCTCTGCACCCGAGCTTTTGACGTCTACGAGATGCCGCCTCAAGTGCCGGACCCCGTGCCACTCAGAACTTGGGGCGGGTCGGTAGAGACTCACCTCGTTGGTGGAACCAACGTAGGGGTGCTCTACGCGCCCGCTGAGCACATGGGCGAGGTACGTCTGACCTTAGCTGATCTGCGTCAAGAGACGATGCCAGCGCCCGTCGACGGGCCCTCGACGGGCATTCTGGAAGAGCCTATCGACATCTTGAAGGGCGGCTTCCTCAACGACCCACGCTGGGGTTTGGCAGACGGAGTGCTTCCCGACCCCAGCCTTGGCACCTACCCCGCCGCCTTCCACACCATCGACAACTTGACCCCAGTAGGCCCCGGCTCCACGACCAACATTACCCTTCAGCCGTGATTCCTCTTATTGGGTCCGTTTAAGGACACCCCAGAGGAGAATGAAGGATGAAGATTGACAAGGGGCTGATCCGTCGCGAGCACTTCAAGCCGCCCGCCAATGCCTTGAAGCTCGGACTCGGCGCCCATCACGAGGACCACTATCCTCGAAGTAGCATCCGGGGCGACGTGATTATGTGGCTGCGGGACGGGAAGACCGGCGAGTTACAAGAAGAGCGTGTGCATCGCAACTTGGTGGTTCGCGACGCCAGCATCCTGATTGCTCGTCTGCTAAAGGATTCCCAGGAGGCTCCCCACGGCGCTTTTGCCTTAGCGATCGGCACAGGTGACACCGGCTGGGATCCCATGAGTCCACCAGCTGCGACAGACACCCAGCGGTCCCTTTATGGTGAGCTGACCCGCAAGACCTTCACCTCAACCGAGTTCATCGACTCTGGGGGTAGTCCGACCGCAATCGCGACCAACGTCGTTGACTTTACGACGACCTTTACTGAGTCGGAAGCAGTGGGCCCCCTTGTCGAGATGGGCCTCATCGGTGGCAACGTCGACTCGAACATGAGCGTGCAAAAGCCGGTCACTCCACCCAACGGAGCCTACGACCCTCTGGTGGACCTGGCCCAGTACGACACCCTCATAAACTACCTTGTATTTCCAGTAATCAACAAACCAGCAACGAGCACTTTCACCATTACGTGGCGCTTGAGTTTTTAAGCAGGTAGGAGGGCCGCCTTGGCAGTCAAAGAGTACGGAACCGGTGTCAGTGGTTATCTCGACCCAGAGGGTCGGAACTGGGAGACTGTTGTCTACCAGGCTGGTAAACCGGTCATTGACACTGAGCAGAACCTGATACAGGACTCCATCCAGAATCAGGCTCGCAAGAATGGGCCACCTTCTGGTTGGCTGATGCCGGAGGTTTTGGACCGTTTGGACCAGTCGGTGGTGATCAGCAGCGCTACAGCCAACGAGCTGGAGCTCGACCCTCTGGATGCCTATGTGAATGGGTGGCGGATTCGGGTGACTGACACCACGACGACGGGCTCGAACGTGCTCGACCTGGGCGCGGGGCCCACGGGTGCCGGCGGCAAGCGGTTTGACCTCGTGGTGTTGGAAGTGTGGCGGCGCGTGCTCATCGCGGCTCCCTCGCCGAATGGTAAGAGTCCTGCTGGGTACATCTGGCGATTCGGCAACGTCAAGGCGACCGACCAGGACGCCACCCTCAACCATGTAGACGACATTCAGGACCCCAACGTCGCCGCGCCCACGACCAAGCGTGTCCAGATCCAATACCGCCTGCGCGTCATCCAGGATGTGGACCTGTGGTCGTACCCATGGGGTGTAGGCGACCCGGCAGTGCCAGCTCAGACGGTTCCGCCCGATCCCAGCACTCCTGACGGCAACGCCACGGCATTCACGTACACGAATCAATCGGTAGTGGGTGACCCAGGGTTGTGGCGCGCGGGGGACGGCAACCCCGCCAACGGTTTGGGGACCGTGGACGGGTACATCTATGCGCTCCCTCTGATGGCGGTGGCTCGGCGCAACGACGCTGCGTTTGACCGGATCTCGAATCACAACGGAGGCGTGCCCACGCCAGGGCCCTCGGACCGCCCGGACGGGCTGCTCAACGACATCATCGACCCTCGGGACGTCATTGATCTCCGCACGGCGGTGAGCCATCAGGGATGGAGCTACCATGAACTGCTCCAGAAAAACTTTCACTGGTTGCTCGACAACGCCCTTCGTGGCGAGGTAGGGGAAACTCTGCTTGGCGGCGGGGCCCAAGGGGCAAACCTCCTGACGGCGGTCGAAATCGGGCTCAGCAATGCCAACGGCGGCGCTCCCCCGGCGACGGGTGACACGGCGGGAGCCGACTTCATAGCCGAGTTTGATGGGGTTCGGCGCACGTTCAGCGACCAGCCGATCGTCGAAACCGTGTGGTTACGGTACGGCCCCTCGGACTTTGGCTACGGGGCAACCTGGCCCGCGACCGATTTCACCATCACCGTCACGCCAACGACGAATTTCATCCCTGAAGGGCACTCCCTCTTCAACTGGGCGGCCCACGTGCCTCCCACAACCAGCGTCCTGAGTGTCGAGTCTGTTCTCACCGACGGCCTGAACCCGCCGCCTACAATGATGATCTCAGGGGTCGGGACCGTACCTCAAGCAAACCTTTCCCTGCGCTTCCCAAATGGGATTACGTCAGGGGGCACCCACGACCTCATGCTGAAAGTCGTGGTGGCCTACCCCGCGGGCATCGGCATGGTGGTCCACCCTAGCCGACTCTTTGGGTCGGACGGCTTCATCTGGAACAATCCAGGTTCGCTACCAGCCGACTATGAGGGTGACGAGGTGAAAGACATCGACATCCCACACCGAGGCGTTCGGTACGAGTACCGGACAGTGACCTTGACCAAGACCTACAATGTGCTGGGAAATCCCAGTGGCTACTACGAGGACTTTGATAGCGCCCGAGACGTTCCGCTGTTCGATCGCATCGAGTCCGTATCGAGCGTGACCATCGACGCGGCGCCCTACGTGGGTAGCATCGAGATTCGTAACTCGAACCAGACCATCCGCTTGGACCCCGCGTCGGTTGGGCTTGGGCAGACCGTGGTCACCCAGTTCAAGGCAATTCGGCCAATGCAGCAGGTTGGCGCCCAACTGACGGTCTTCTACGAAACCGTGCCGATGCAGACGGTACGAGAGGCACTGTCGGGGACGAGTCTCAAGCTCACCCCCCGCTATGTGTCGCCCGAGCTGTACGTCCTGGTGGCAGGCACATCATCGTTGGGGGAGGGCTACCCCTTCCCCTCGCAAGCCACCCAGAGCGGAGGCGTCTACCCCACTTCAGGGGGCAGCCCCGTGGGGGACCATCACCTCCGTGCGGGGCCTCGGTTTGCGACCCAATCGTTCGACGCCGACACTGGCTTCGGCAAGGTGCTAGCCACCGTACCAATGGTAGCCAACCCCGAAGAGTTGGAAATCCAGCGGGATCCTGGTGACCGAGACGGCGAGGGCCGTGTCTTTTACAAGACGGTTCCGGCGGGGTACCTCCCCAGCGCGTTTGGGCCCTCGCTGAGCGACCCAGTTGCGCACAAGGTCCTTCTCCCCATCTTGGCCGAGCTGCCTGAGGATGGCCCCTTCGGCTACAAGGGACAGCTGGTGCTGGTGACCCTGCAACGATGGGCTCCCAGCTCCTCGGACAATGCGGTGGCCTTCGACCTCGACCTGGCCTCGAACTGGACGGCGGCTTCGGTTTACCGCCTCAAGGGTAATCCACTGAATGGTAGGGTGGTATGAGCACGATTTACCTCTACGACGGGCACACGACCCCAGTAGCTAGCTCACCTCTGGTTGACGTGATCAAGGCGCCGCCTTCGACCCCGGTCGAGATTGGCACGAGCTTCCCCGTCCGCATCCCAGAGAATCTTTCGCTGCCTCGTGAGCCGGCGGACGTGTACGACCTGGTGAGTTTGAAGGTTGAAGCTCTGGAGCAGAAGACAGGCTTCGGTGACAGTCTGTACGAAGATTTCATTGAGAACCCGTCAATCTCGACAGCCTCCCCCGACCTGTATTCGCGGCGTATGGGGGATCGGGTCTCGTTCGCCCTGATGTACAACCCAAGTTACGTCTGGAGCACGATCACCAACATTGGCCCAGCCACCCCTGATGTCGTGCAGCTAGAGTTGGACATGTTCCTCCTGACCTACGAGGCGGACCCTCTTACCGGGCGAACGCGGAGGATGCTGACGGACGTGTCGGACGAGATCCTTGGCGGTACTGGAGTTCGGGCCCGACTTGATTTCCAAGGCACCCAAGCTCCCCCCACCGTCTTCACTACTGTCCCGGGGCAGCCTCAAGTCGTCGCGCCTGCATTCCAAGGCTCCGACTTCTCCGTGGGGCTACAAGGGGACTTCACACAGCTTTCTGGAAATCCCCTTCACGCCATCATCGGTTTCTGGGGGCTATTTTACTGAGGTGACGCATGCCATCCACTAGGACCCCCACTCAGATCACGCCCCGCTCGGGCCAGGCCCCCACCAACACCGTGGATGGGTCAGCCCTGTCGTTCCCTGTTGATGGTGGTGGGAACCATGATGGCCTTTACGCATTGCTGTCGGGTATCGACGATAAATACCGACGGGCCACGACTCCTTCGTTTGGCATCCCCAACACCCCAGGTTCTGGTGCTGTGTGGACCCGCGATGGTCAAGCCATTGAAGCTACACCAGTGGTGGATGATTGGACCGCTAATCGACCCCCTGACCCCTTCCAGTCCTTCTACCGAGTCGGGTTGGCAGGGGACCTTACTGCTACAGCGCGAGATCCCTCTCGGCAAGGTGACATGGGATACGTCCTGATGGGGACCTATCGATCTTCCGACAGTGACCCTGATGGTAACGAAAGGTCTACGCTCAACCAACCCCTAGCAGGGTTTGCCACCCTGAACGTTCGAAGCATCGAAGGCGAAACGGTTGACGGGAACCAGGTACACACGCGGTTCTCCCAGGGTGCAGCAGCGACCCTGAATCCCGGTGGTTCGCTGCCAGATACCATTGAAATCTCTGCACCCAACTACTTCCGGCACACCAGTGGTAATTCCGCGATTTGCCTTAAGCACGACATTATCTTGGTGGAGTACCCCGACGGCACAGAGCAAGCATACATTCCATGGTCAATGACCGCGGACAATCGAGTCAGGGTCGCCAACCTAGGCCAAGGCCCTTACAGCTCAGGGTATCCGGTGTTCCCAAACCCCGACGAGGCGGTCAATATCACCTGGGTCCAACCCCTGTTCGCGGCGGGCGGTGGCGTATCAGGTAATGTTTTCGGTGGCAACAACTCCTGGGCCCCTCTGACGGTCATCTACCCCACTCGCATCACAGACGACCTCTTCCCCAGCAATCAACTTCCGGCCATGCGCATTGTGGGGGAGTCTCCTAGCCGGACAGTTCTTATCGTCGGGCACCATGACCCCTCCTACGCAGGTACCTCTGCTCCTTTCTCGCTCCAAGCAGATGGGTCCTTGTGGGCGTCAAGGGTCACAGGCATCCTCAATTCCAAAGGGGAGGCTGTTACCGGGATTACAGGAAACTATACGTACACTTTCGCCCTCCCCGAAGGTGCCTCGTCGGTAGGCCTTAGGTGCAGTGCTGGAGTCGGCACTCCCTTGACCCTTGGGATCAATATCGCAACGACGTCAAACCTCAGCCAAGGGGACCGGATCGCCGTCACCCTGGACAACCAGAATGGCGCCAATATTACAATAGACTGGGGGTCTATCCTACCTTCTGGTACAGGGTTCCTTTTCAGTGGGGGCGATGACCAGGCTCTACCAAACGTTCCGGGAGTCTACAAGTGGGAAGGTCTGGTTCATGGGGGGCCTCTAGGGTCCTACACCATTCATATGACCCGAACGGACTACTGAGGACACTATGCCGAAATTCAATAGCCCAGTCGAAGGAGCCAAAACCTACCGGGGTTATGAGTTCACTCCCGCAGCCGGCGCCAACCTGACCATCTATGTTGACCCCTCGGGATCCGGGACTAATCCAGCGGCAGGGTACGAATGGCTTACGGCTACCATGGACCCCGACGGGGGAGACGTCATCTTGACGGTAGAAGCAAGCCTTTTGGGGGGCGTGCACCCAGAGTTCTGGCTGTTCGTGAGGCAGTCATCATCGGGGCAAGTCACCATGAACTGGAGTGGAGCCTTCCAGTTCAGTTCCCCCGAGGACAAGCTCATTCCCGATGACGATGGTCGCCGTTTACACGTCTGGCATGGGGTACAAGCCCCCGGGTATGGTCAATACCTCATGCAGCGGTGGGGTGACTACGACCAGAGTATCACCTGAGGAGCGGTTTGAATGCGACACGGAGTAACAGACGTCACCAATCTTCGATACATTTCCGAGACTGTTGAAGCCAATGGGTATGGCACCACCGCTTACGAGTGGAACCCTCTCAAGGTGGGGCAGGTTACCTTTCGGTCGGACGTTATGCGAGTTTTCACCGTCGACTTGGTGCCAGGGTACACCCCCAGGGTAGGGGACCGTCTGCGGGTCAATTATCAAGCTACATCAACTTCTCATTATGGGAATGTCGTCATCGATTTCAGCAACCTCATCAGTGAGGCTTCTGAAGAGATGTACATAAATGCCTACTACTCTTGTCCTGGGTGGTTGCAATACGTCGAGGGGCAGTATGGCCCAAGATGGGTGTACCATTCCGACCGGTCCATCAAGACACTGCGAAACCGTCTTGACTTGACCATGGCATCCTTGGGGGTCGCTGGAAAACTTAACCCTCAAGGGTCAGGATCTGACACGGTGATTGGCCCCATCGGTGAAGGGTACCAAGGGTTCCCCCTTTTTACAGGCTACAATTCGCTCGCTGACGACGGAGTATTTTGGTTCCTACAGCCAGGGGCCACTCGCAACGGGAGCACAACGGGGCTGTCATCCAATTTCAAGTACCCTGGGTCCCTTCTTCTAACTACCGGCTATGGTTGGATGACAGGAGCACCTGATGGTGGCACCTCCTCTACATTGGTATCTAGATCTGTGGACGGAGGTCAGAATTGGAGTCAACCAGCGGGTCCCCACTCGGCCGCGGTGTCAGCGTGGCTCCTTTGGGTAAATGGTACAACAAGCTGTACCATCCTGCTGCAACTGGATAATGGGACATGGCGCGTCCAGCGTACAACTGATAGTGGGGCTTCCTGGACGACCATCCGCACGACTAGTGCCAGGTCAGGTGATATCCAATACGTGGCTATGGACAAGCTCAATTATCAAACTGCGGTAGTCGTCACAGATGCGGGGGAAGCTTACGTTTTCACAGATACTGACGATACCGCTGACGACTACCTAGCCGTCAGCACTGGAGGCGATGCCCTGAAAGCCGCGGTCATCCACCAGAACCGGTTTGGGGCGATGGTAGGGGGGGAAGACGGGGCATTCTGGTACTCCCCAGACCCTAGCACTCCGGGGTCCTGGGTAGATAGGACCAACCTTAGCTTGAGCAACTACGATATACACTCCATGGACACGAACGAGAGAGGTCTTCTCTACCTGCTCCTACGTGTTTCAGGAGCAGGTGACGCCCGCCGTTACCTCGCGATGTCGGACACCCTGGGGATCTCAATCACCAGCCCAGGAGGGGTTTTCCCTACACTCCTTCTTGGAGGTTCTGGTTCCTCCACACGCCCGGGGGCCATTTACGTGGGAGGCCAAGGCTGGATCTACTTCTGTCAAGGCCGCAGTGTGACCGCCGATGACGGTTACCTTGTCTATCGAATGCGCCACCTGTACTTTTAACCTATCGAGACAGATGAAATGGCAAACAACTTCGGAACTGGCGTCTCGCGCGCCCTTGACCCTTCCCAACGGCAGATGGTCCAGGTCATCTGGCAAGAGGGCAAGCCTCCGCTCGACAGTGAGCTGAACCTGCTCCAGCAGCTGGCCGCAGAATGGCAACGGACTGCGGTCCTGCGCAACTCCCCCTCGGGGTGGTTGGGCAGTGCTTCTAACCCGTCGGAGGTCTACGAGACCAACGTCAACTGGTCCAACTGGTTCAAGTTCGGACGGCAGCGTACAGGCGACCAGCTCGATGTTCAGTGGGCTGTCGTGAATGGGTGGCTCATACCCGTCACGGGCACGGGCACTGGCACCCCGCCAGGCTCCCCAAACGACAGCGACACCTGGAACAAGATCACACTGAATCCACCTCCCTCGAACAGCGGCGACGCTCGCATCGATTTCGTGTTCCTGGAGGTTTGGCAGGCTCGTGTGCCCCCGAACCCATCAGACGTCAACAAGCCTGCCGTCGACTCGATCTATCGCTACGGCAACATCGAAGGTGGGTACAGCTACCTGGCAGATGACCTTCAGGATTCTGCCATTGGGTTCGAGACGACTGCGCGCGTTCAGATCCAGTATCGCCTGCGCGTCGTCAGCGGCCTTGTTGGCCTCACGAGCTACCCCGATGGGTTTGACCCCTCGGTGGTCAAGGCCCGCGGCGCGGCCTCGACCGACACGAGCTTCACTTTCACCAACATGGCAAAGACCCTCAACGACCCGGGTCTGTGGCGTGCAGGTGATGGGAGCGCCAACGCTCTCAACACCGTGGATGGGTACACCTACGCCATTCCGTTGGCAGTCATCTTCCGCCGCAACAGCGTGGCTTGGGATGGGGACCCCGCCCAGAATCTCAACGGTGGCGTCAACCGCAACCCGACAGCCATCGACCGCACGGGCGCCACGACGTTCACCACGACGCCGACCTTGGCGTCTGATCTCGACGCCTCGTCCCTTTCGCTCATCCTGTCGTCGATCTCGAACATCCCGCTACCCTTGAACCCGGCTAGTGATGTTCTGATCCGCATCGGCGACGAAGTCATGAGCTACAGCTCGATCACAGGCTCAACCATGACCTTGACGGCCCGCGGCGCACAGGGAACCAAGGCTGAGTCACATGCGGCAGGTACTGAGGTGGAGATCTTGAGTGGGCGCCCCGACGGACTGTACGCCGATCAAATTTCCAAGACCGACCTCTACGACGTGCGGCATGTCGTCAACCCCAATGGGTTCGACTACGACACGCTCCTGCGCACCAACCTCGACCGGTTGCTCCGTGGCACCATGCGTTCGAACTGGAAGCGCACGGGCGCGGGACCCCGCGGCACCTTCGTCAACTACCAGGACAAAATTGGTTCGTCAGCGGCGCTTGGTGTAACCACCGTGGGTGCGGCCGATAACGTACGGCAGGTCTACTCCGATGCCTCAGTAGTCCAACCGTACACGGCCATCGTCCGCTCGACCACCAACGGCATCATTGCGGCCGAGCCAATCTCATTGACTTGGGACCTTTCGGTCGAGGCCAACCTTCAACGTCCCGCCAACACCCAGTACATCGGGTCCGCAGGGGACACGGTTACCATCGGAATTGCCCAGTTCAAGAACTCGGGCATCGACTCTGACCAGGTTCGATTCGCGACGACCCAGGACTTCGCGGGCGCCGTTGAGATCCGTCAAGAGACTTCAGGTTCCCCCTTGGTTGAAGGACCCGACTACACCCTCACCACGCCCACGACCTCCGATGACGATCTTGTCATCACGTTCACGGGTTCGTTCGGGACCTACGATCGAGAGTTCCACATCAAGTTCCACCTGATCTACGGCCCAGGTGTGGGGTTGAGTCGACGACCTGATTCGGTGTCGAGTGTCGTTTTGCTGAACCCGGACAGCTCAATTCTGAGCCAGCAGGAGAACATCCCGACCAACAACGTCCCCATGCGGGCGGCGTGGCTCCCCTTGTGGAGCAAGCACCGAGCCGACAGCGCCAACCCAACGCTTCTGAACAGCCTGCCAGTGACGGCCGAGGCTTATGTAGACCCCGGCAGCAAGACGGTAGCGTTCACGCCTTTCCGAAAAATCGAGTTTTCCAACTACCAGCCCTTGATTTCGAGCACAGGACCTCACGAAAACGACCCCCTGGCCTTGTTCTTGCCAGCCCCCAGCACATTCCACTTCCTTCAGGTTGATGATGACCTGATGCCCAAGTGGGGCGCCGTCCGCGTACCTATCCGCCATACTGCGGACGCTACCTTCAAGGGAGGGATCAACTTCGGGGTGTGTGATGACCCCACGGGGGCGTTCAACTCGGACTTCCTCGCCGATGCCAAGTTCACGACTTGGAACTTCGTCAGCTCGTCTTCGGCGGCCTACAACACCCTGATCGCTACTCCTGGCCAGGATTATGCGGGAATCCGCCATTTCACGGATACCCGCGGGCTGGGGCGAAAGGGTCTGGAGCTACCTCCCCAGTACGGCATTGCTCGACTCTATGCGGTCTATGAAGCGCTCGACTTCGACAACCCCGTGACCCCCGGTCAACCCGTCAACCTGCTGAAGCAGACTTTCGACGGAGACACCTTCTGGATCGAGACCAACAGCGGGGAGGAGACCTTCATCCTCAACGCCGAGTGCATCGACATCTCGCGGTCCCCGAACCCCATCGTGGACTTTGCGTCGGGGCAGTATGTCATTGAGGCAGTGATCTTTGGCTTCACCGCAGGATCGTGGGACCGTGGAGGCAGCCCCTTCGGACTGTTGCTGCGGACCGGGCACGCGGACCCCGTTGACATGCCCACCTTGGTCATCCCAGCGCCTCTCCCCGACAACGACGAGGCCGCCATCAACTACTCGCGGACTCCTTACATGGGCGACGCTTGGGCGAGTCAGACCACCCAGACAGACTTGCCCTATCTGCCGGGCCCCATCGCCAGTTCGGTGGCATATCAGCTGGCGACCACGGAGCTGGACGAGACCGCGCTGTCCCGTCCCAACGAGAAGGTGCTGGAGGTCCTGTCGAGCGTGAGTTTTTACACCACCTTGGGCACAGGTCGCCTCTCCGGTGACTTCGAGGGTACCAACGTTCTGACCAACGTGTGCTTCGAGGATGCCGCCAACTACCCTCCAGGCAGTCCCACCGACGACCGCCCGACGCTCCTAGTGGGCGCGCTCCACGACGAGACCTTCTCTCTCGGCACCGAGTACTTGGGGTGCACCACTCGCCTTCCCATGGGCGCGCTCTTCCGGGACAAGGACTTCCGCGGCAACCTGCCAGGTGGAGGCTCAGTCCAGCGTCCATTGGTCATCGTGGATGACCACTCCCCAGGTACGTTCGCGGCGGGCATCCAAGCCGGCAAGACCTACGAGCAGAACGAACTACCCGTCAGCACGTCCAGCGTGGCCGCCGGGCATGGTGGTGAGGTCGTGGTCCACGTGGACGGCGAGACCGGCAATTACGGCCTACTAACCAACTACCGTACGACCCGCGGGGGCTCGGCCTTCGTGGCAAGCGGGCCTCATCCCGGCGGCGAACTGGGAAATGCCTTCGCCGTGGCGGGCCCCAGCCCCAGTTGGGCTGGTGTACTTACGGGCACAGCGTACCTCGTGCGCAATACCCCGACCAACATCGGCGCCACCGAGGTCAGCGCGGGCAGCGAGCTGATGATGCTGGTTGTCACCACGGCCCAACGACGGGGCCCGTCGGGCGCTGAGATGCGGACCATCATCGGCACCAGTGGATCCTGGGAAGGCTACTCCGCGGCGGACCTCTACCGTCTGGATGGGCACCCCCTGGTTAACGACCATGTGCGCCTCGACCTTGATCCGGGAGAGGTCGCGCTCTCTCGAAAGATCCCCTGGCAAGCCTTTGCTGGCGGGCCCCTATCGGTTTCGGCCCTGGCCGTCGCACCTTCCCCAGAGCCTCCAACCCCCGCCCAAGGGCACGTCATCTGGTCCGATGGAACCTCACTATACGTGAAGGATTCCAACGGCTCCATCAGCACTCTTCCCTGAGGACACTATCCCGGTGCTCTGAGATGACCAAGAGACACGCCACCCGCAAGCCCTCCCCTCTGATGCTCATGCGTAGGCAGGCCAGAGCGACTCGCCAGGCGCTCCAGGAAGCGGCCCTAGTAGTGAGTACCCTCCCGTCAGAGCCGCCGTCAGAGCCGCCGTCAGAGCCGAAGAAAGGCAACCACCACCAAGTCATCGTCACTGAGACGCTGGCCTCAAATGAATCTGCGGGATAGAGCCCCGCGGTAGATACGGAAGGAATGTAAAATGGACCCCATTCAAGCACTTTGGAACCCAGGCACCCTCATCGTCGCGATGGTGGCCGTTATCGGCACGTTTTTCATTCGGCAGATCGTCGAAACCATCGTGCCAGACCTCAAGAAAACCAGTGACGAGAACGACCTGACTCAAGCCACCTACAAGACCCAGTTCGCACGGTGGTGGAACAAGGTCATCCTTCATGCACTGCCCGTCTTCATCGGCGGCCTGTGTGGGTTGGGGCACAGCGTCTGGCTCTTCCCTGGGGTCGACACTACCGGCGCCCGCGTGATGGTCGGCATCGTCCTTGGCTGGTTCAGCACTTTCCTTTACAAGATCATCCGCAAGGTCGTCAAACAGAAGACCGGTGTCGAGATCCATGAAGGTCCTCCACCCGTGGGCACACCCCAGGATTGAGAGGTCCCCGTGGCGTTCTGGAAGTCTTTTGGCCAGACGCTCAAGAAGGGATGGGACTGGTTCTCGGTTTGGATTCTGGGCCCCGGTGCGGCCCTGTTCGTAGTCCTGGGAGCCCTCGTTCTACTCTTCTTCGGCGCCAAAAACGTTCAGGTTGGTGGGATCCTCGACAAGCTGTTCAATCGCGACCGCAAGGACGGGGGCGGAGGCAAGGCCGTAGACGTTGCCAACACCGTCCCCAAGGGTCGTGTCGACAAGGACGGCAAGATCATCAAGCCAGGCGAACCCGACAGCAAGGGCACGACCCAGGCGGTGGTGGTCCCCATCAAAAAACCCGGGCTGTTCAAGCGGCCCGACAAGGTAGAGATTGTGCCACCGGGCAAGAAAGAGCCCGTCGAGATTGATCTCCCCGACGGTGTGAAGGCAAAGGACGTGGATGCCGTTATCATCGTCAAGCCCAACGTGAAAGTCGTCGCCGTCAAGCAGCACAGCCAGGTCAAGGGCAAAGACCTTGACGACTTGCTCGACAGGTACGGAGGATGAGGTAGCGATGATTCCCTTCATCATCTTTGGAGCTGACACCGTCACCACGACGGCCGCGCCCGTGCAGGAATGCCAGGGGACCTGCGTCCCTGATGAAGACCTCCAGACGCTGCTGGCGGCGGCTCGCGAGCTACGGTGCTACAAGCCGGACAGCGACCACTACCAGGCGCCCACGCTTGAAGCTGACCCCATCACCATCATCGTGGACGAAGACAACCGTGTCTTCTTCAGCGGCGCCGAGCCCCATCCCTACAAGCTCCACCTCAAGTGGTGCGAGACCGAGGTGGAGTTCGAGGGTAAGCTCAACGTCGTTGCTGCCGTCCAGGAGGACCCCTGGTGGGGGTTCCGCTTCCGACCCAAGGCGTACCTTGGGTACCTGCCCCTCGTCGCTCTGGAGAGCAAGGAGGGGCTCGACGGGATGGATGCGGGGCTGCTCCTCGATTTCTTCTATGTCAGCTGGTTCAACGTCAATGCCGCGGTCGGATTCCGCAGTGTGGGCGCGGGATTTGGCATCGATATCACGAAGAACTTCGGGGGCTACGTCGGCTATGGGCTGAGCTATCAAGAGCCCTACCACGGGGTCAATGGTGCTCTTTGGTTCGCGTTCTGATTCCTCTTGTGGGTCGGGTCTGGTGATGGCCTATCGCTATGACCGTCGGACGGCGGCCGGGCCCATTCCCCTTGACAAGGGTGATATCAAGGAGCTGGCGGACCGCATCCTGAAGAAGCTGCCTCTATACCTCAAGTTCCGTGACGACTACATGGACACTCCCATGCAGAGGGCGCGGGGGTACAATCCCAACCGTTGGCAGTACGAGGTTGAGGAAGGTTTCTCGACGACCAACGTGCGCAACCACCCGATTCAGGTCGAGGTACATGTTGGCTTCAAAAAGCCTGAAGTTGCGTGGGGTGGGCGTGACTATGTCACCGGGGGAGCGGTTTCGTCACGATGGTATGGGGCGGATCGACGCGGCCGGGGGCGCGGCTTTGGTCTGCACACCAAGCTGACCGTCAACTCCACGCAATTTGTCGAACAGGCGTTGAAAGCATCAGCAACCTGGAAGCGCATTCAAGGCGCATTGAATCCCCACAACGAGCGCAAGATTCGAGAAGCCGTGTCACGGGCCCTGGTGCGTGAATGGCCACGTCTACAAGAGCTGTACCCTCAGGACCCTGACGACGAGTGGGACGAGACGCTCAACCTACCCTAGCGACTAGCTGCCGTTGTTTGATTTCGCCGAGCAGCTCGCGAGTGGCACGCATCAAGGCCATCCCTGCGACCTCAGGGGCGGACTTCTTGACGACCTCTACTCGCTTGTCAAGCTGGGGGCGCCGGTCGAAGTCGAAGGGTACATAGGAAACCAGAACCTGGGCAGCGCGGGGTACTGAAAGGGCAATAGAAAAGGCGTCCAGGTGGTGACGTCCGGTAAAGAAGTAGTAGACCACACCACGGGACTCGCTCGCTCCCAGCTGGTAGCGCTCCCCGGTAGCCTTCGAGATCATGAACATAAAGCGCTCAAGCATAGCGTTGAGGCTCAGCTTGGCTTCGACGAACCCCTCGCCTGGGTCAAAGGCAACACGCGTACGAACCCAGTTGGGTACCTCCAGCGTCGGACGAAGTCGGTGAAGGTAGTAGCGGGCGGCGACTCTCTTTGCGATGCTCATCACCGTAGCGAGCGGAACAAAAGATTGTGGTGTCGTTGAGGGTACACCACTACCGGTTGTGAGTGGCTGAAAAGACGTGGTTCTGCTTAAGGGCCGGTGTAGCCTGAGGAAATGCCAGATCCGATCAAGCTGTCGACCAAGCAGCGGGAGAAGTACGATCATCTTCTGAAGGTTCGAGCCAGCAAGACCTGCACGCTCAAGGGTACGCCACGGATGGCGAAGGAGATCACGGGTCTCGATGGGCAGCGAGTCCCTTTCAAGTTGCGGTACTACCAGGTCCAGGGTGCATACCATTTGCTGGCGATGCGGCGCATGGTCTTGGGGGATGCGACGGGTCTAGGTAAGACCGTTGAGGCACTGGTGGCCATGGCGCACATCTGGGGCATTGAGCCATCGACGCGCTTCGTGATCGTCGCTCCCAAGAGTGCCCTGTACCAGTGGGCTAGCGAGATCGAACGCTTTCTCGTGGGCGTTGAGCCCATCGTGGTCGAAACCCCTAAAGCGGCCAAGGGACGGGCTCGCATCCAAGCTCGCGGAGATGCCTACCGTCGTTGGCTCGAAGCCATGAACGAGCGTCGGCATGCCGTGCTGATCATGAACTACGCAACCCTGATCCGGGACTGGAATCACGGCGCGTTTCAACCCGCGTTGCCCAACGGCAAACCCGACCCTAAGGCGCCCGTCAAGCCAGGACTCCTCGACCGAGTGATGGCGGCTGCGACCCGACGTAACCTAGGTGTCTTCTTTGACGAATGTTTCGACTACCACACACCAATCACCTTGGCGGATGGGTCCACTGAATTGATCGGCAAGATTGTCTGCACCAAGACTCCGGTTGAGGTGCAATCGTGGAATTTTGAGAAGGGTTGTGCAGAGACGAGAAGGGTCGTGTCCTGGTTTCGCAACCCGTTGCGTGACCATCACCTGTTGAAGATATCGTTTCGATATGCCAACTCTTGCCGGGTCACCAAGAGCCATAAATTCTACAAGACCAACGGCAAGTCTGTTCGTGCCGGCAGCCTGAGGCCCGGCGCTGAGACGGCTTTCTTGAGTCTGAAGGTCCCCTCCTTTGACCAAGAGCAAGTTGTCTTGGGAAGCCTGCTTGGCGACGCTTGCATCCGCAACCCAGAAGGGGCTTGGGGGGTCACGTTTACCCAAGGTGAGGACCAGCTAGACTATCTGACTTTCAAGCGAGAGGTCCTGTTGTCGCTAGGAGTGTCTGAGTTCAACTCCGGGCCCAGTGGCTACAACCCTGCTAAAACCGTACACCACTTCAGGTTGGGGGCGAACCCTTTCATCAACTCGCGGCACCACCTGCACAATGGGGCCCGTAAGACGGTCACAGTCGATTGGTTGGACGCCATTCAACCTCTCGGCTTGGCGGTCTGGTACGGAGACGACGGCTCTCTTGGAGAGTATCGCTCCAAGAAAGGTGCAATTCGGCGCCACATCATTCTCAACACACAAGGTTTCACCAAAGCCGAAAACGACCTTCTAGCAGGTTGGTTAAGGTGGCGGTGGGGTGTCAAAGCCAAGGTGCGCCTGTCGAGCAAAGGTTTCTACCTGTACCTTCCCCACGATGCAGCCGAACGCTTTTTGGGGTTGCTACCAGGGGCTTTGCCTGGGATCGAGTACAAATTTCCCGACAAGAAGCCTCTCCCGCTTCTCGACAGAGAACCTCACACGGGATTAGTTCGAGATGAGGTTGTGGAGGTGGTACCCTGGTCACGGGCGCCCAAGAAGCGCGACTGCCAACAATATGTCTATGATATCGAGGTGGAGGGTAACCATAACTACTTCGCGGCTGGAACGCTCGTCTCTAATTGCCAGGCATTCAAGAACATGCGCACGAAAACCTGGGAGATCTGTCGCTACTTGTCAGACAGATCAGACCGGGCCTATGGGCTTAGTGCGACCATCATCCAGAATCGCCTGGAGGAAGCGTTTGCCATTTTCAAGTGCCTTGTTCCCAAGCTATTCACCACGAAGACAGCATTCCTGGAGGACTACTGCCACACGCAGCTTCAGCCGGTCAAAGGAGGGCGCAAGGTACCGATCGTCGTAGGGTACAAGAACCTCAAGCACTTTCGGAATCGCATTGACCCCTTCTACTTGGGACGGCTCAAGCACGAGGTCAGTGATGAGCTACCGGTCCTGACGACACGTGAGGTCCGGGTCACTCTCAGCAAGGCCGAAGAGGTCAAATACAGGGAAGCCCTGACCGGTGTGCTGGAACTGGGCGATGGTGATGTGCGCGACTATGAAGAGCACAAGGCATTGGTCGCCCTGACCTACTGCCAGCAAGTCGTCAACTCGCTCGCCCTGCTCAAGTTCGAGGAAGGAGATGAGGTAGGTCACGACCAATTCGACCTTGAAGCAGGAGACTACAAATCACACAAGGTCGGATCCCTCAGCAGCAAGGAACAGGCGTTGGTCGATCTGCTCACCGAAGAGTTGGATGGTCAGAACGTCATTATCTACACGCGGTTCGAGTCATGGGTCGGCCGCCTCCAGACCATTCTGAAAAGGCACAAGATCGAGGCGGTTCGCATCACGGGCAGGGAGACCAATGCTAAATTGAGGCGAGAGGCCCAGGAAGCCTTCCAGGACCCTCAGAACCCGGTGCGAGTTGTGGTCATCACCGACGCCGGTAGCGAGTCTATTAACCTCCAGACGGCCATCGCCGAGGTCTTCCTCGATAGTCCCTACAATTGGGGCAAGTACGTGCAGATCATTGGTCGCATGATCCGCATTGGGTCCCCTCACCGCGGTGTGCTCGCCTACCATTTCATTGCCGAGCGGCCCCTCAAGAAGGACGCACGGACTATTGACGATCATGTGCTCAAGCTGTTGGCGAAGAAGAAGAACCTCGTTGACAAGGTGCTGGGAGAGGCAGCTGTGGGCGCCTTGGAGTTCGACTCTGACGACACCAACTCCATCCGGGCGCTTATCAACGCGATGGCCGGCAAAGAGGGAGACGCGAAGAAGGGGAAGAAGTGACCGACGAGCTGTGCCCCCGTTGTGGAAAGGCGCCCATTGAAGGGTGTCGGGGGAAGGGGTTCATCCTGAAGGAGTCCGCCACTGGAGAGACCTCGCGGACTTGCCCGAACATCTTGATCGGACGCTTCTACGCAAAGTGGCAGCGAACCTTGGGGCAGGATGCTCAGCCTATGATCGACATTCCGCCCGACAAGCGGTATCGGGAGTCCCCCCTCTACGTGAAGGGGGAGATCGACCTGACTCGGAACAACCTGCTCATCACTGGGTGTGCGTGGATTCGCTTCTTGAACCACCTGCGCTGGGTTCTGCTTGTGAAAGGTCTTGACTTTCATGCGCGGACCACAACGGATGCCCGCATCCAAAACGTGTTTGTCGGAGCTGAGGCCACGAAGGGCAGTCCCGACAACAAACACGAGTTCCTCACCACAAACCGGTCCCTTTACGACCACGCGGCTCCGCCGGATCTGCTGATTATTCGACTAGGGGTGTTGAGCTACCGGTACAAATCAGCTCCTGGTGCTTTACTGGATACATTGCGTATCAGGGAGTCGCTGCACCGCCCCGTTTGGCTAGTGGAAATCCCAGGCCGCCCCTTCGAGGATTGTGCTTCTCATGACGGGGACGTTGAGGTGGAAATCAGCCGATTCCCTCGACTGGAGCTTGGAGCCGATGACCACGACCCGAGCGCCCTTGACATGACCGAGGGGGAAGACCTGTTGGGAGAATTGGGTGAACCCGAACCCATAGACGAACCCGTAGACGAGCCGATGGGAAGGGTCGAGGAAGGAGTCGAAGAAGACGAAGAAGACGAAGACGAAGACGACAAAGAAGAAGATGAAGAGGACCTTTGTGGCGAAGATAGTCCGATCGGCGGTCCTTCTAACCCCTGGGCCCGCGGTCGGGGTTATCCAAAGAAGCGAGGGGGAGGGGGAGGGGGAGGGGGAGGTCCAATATGAAGCGACTACTCCGTGGTATCATTGCCTTCGACGACAAGACCCCTATGCACTTGTTGGTGGCCAATTTCCGCCGCCTTCGCACGAGCGGGTATCAGTGGCAGCCCACCGACAAGCAGATCTTCGACTTCTGTGCGGACCACCTGCACCGCTACATGGAGATGCCATCCGTTCGTAGTCTGGTCGACTACTACGAGGTAGCCCACGACACCGAGGCGTTGGAGCGACTCAAGGACATCTCCAGCGCACAGCTCTACACGGACAGTGGGTATGCCCGTCTACTCGACGACGAGCTGGAGAAGCAGGTCCGCGTCAAGATGCGGGCCCTCGTCAAAGAAACCAATGAGATCCTCGAAAGGGGGCTGACCTTTGGGGAGGGGCAGAAAAAGCGGCGCGTCCAAGGACCACGTGAGGCACTGGTGCATTTCACCGAGAAAGGGCATGACCTCCTACCCCCGGTCGGAAACGCCCTGACCCGTGGTGACCTACGCGATACTGTTGAGTGGGCTCGTGAACGCTACCACGAGGCCGAGATCAACAAAAGCAAGGTTTACGGCGCTTTCATGGGCCTCAACCACGTGGACACCCAATGCCATGGGTGCAAGCGCGGCGAGCTGTGGCTCCATGCAGCTTTCCCAGGCGAGTTGAAGACCGCCACAGCCCTGAACTGGGCCTACCACCTCGTCACGCGGTATAGGCACAATGTCTTCTATGTCAACTTGGAGATGAAGTACGAGCAGGTCATGACACAGGTCTATGTCCTGCACTCATCACACGCCAAGTGGGGGCGCCCCCCGCTCGACTATCGCAAGGCCCGTGATGGGGAACTGAGTCCCAAAGACAAGGATTTTTACTTCGAAGTTCTCAACGACTTCGAGAGCAATCCCGAGTACTGTCGGTTCGAGCTTTGGTGCCCGGACCACAACGTGACGATTCAGTCGACTCGGACCGAAGCTGAGACACTCCATCGTAAGATGGACGTGGGAATGACGTTCATCGACCACGGAGGCATCGTGACGCCGCCTCCGGATCAGAAGGGGAAGGGTACTACCGAAGCTCTGAACGCGGTGATTCGAGAAACCAAGAAGTTTGCCCTGCATTTCAACAATGGCGAGGGGATGGCGATCTGCATGCTGTTCCAGATCAACCGCTTGGGGAAGGATGACGCCGACAAAAACGAGGGTCGCTACAAGATGAAAGCGTTGTCATACGCCAATGAGTGCCTAGTTGAAGGGACGTTGGTGCGAACGGCCAACGGCCTTGTCCCCATTGAGTGCGTCCCGAAAGGTATGCGCGTTTGGAGCAGTACGGGCTGGAAGACGGTTCAGGCTCGCTTGGACAATGGCATTCGCGAAACTGTTGAAGTGCGTACCTCTGGAGGTCAAGCAATTCGAGTAACCCCAGACCATTTGTTTCGGACGTTGACACCAGAGGGCAAGGTTGGGTGGACCGCTGCCGCGGAGTTGAGGGGGCGGTGCGTGCTATCTGACCTGGTGACGTCCTGGGTGTCTGGAAAGGCAGTCACATTACCACCTCTAGTTATCCAGAAGTATGAGAAGCCCTCAGGAGAGCAGAGCACACCTTTGCAGACCCCTAAGGTCATGACTCCAGAGCTTGCGTACCTGCTGGGCGCTCACGACGGCGACGGCCTAGCATTGGACGCCTATCGTGTAGGCTGGACGGGCAACCTCGAAGAGAGGGCCGTGTGCTGCCAGATTCAAACCGCATTTAAGGCTACGTTTGGGCACGAGATCAAGGAGACTAACTGTCCCTCACGGCCTGGTTCGTTTGAACTGACTAAATGGTCAAAGCCCTTGAAACGTTGGTGCCTTGAGGTTGGCATGGACCGTCAGCCCTGTATTAGCCCCTACGTGCTGCAAGCAGGGTCGGAAGTCCAGTGCTCGTATCTACGAGGCCTTTGGGATACGGACGGTAGCATCAACAATCAAGGTGTCTTGTCGATCAACATGGCCGCTGTCAAGGAGCCTCTTCTACGACAGGCCCAACTGCTGCTTGCGGGGTTGGGCATCGCCTCAACGTTGCGCCCTGGAAAGGACCGTTGCCTATTGTGGATCACGTCACAAGATGCGCGTGACCGGTTTGCTGCTGTCATTGGGCTCTCTGAGTCTTGGAAGCATCGTCGTCTACAGCTACAGGCCCGTAAACGACCCTTGGAAAAGGGAACCTGGCCCCTAGGCGAGGTCTACCTGAAGCTGTACGAACGCTATGCACGCAAGCGTGGATGCCTCGACGGCATGGTCTTCCACCGCACTTGCTCGGTGGCAGCAACACAGGTGCGAAAAGGCCGACGGGACGTCCCTCAAGGGGCGTTGGTCAAGCTCTTGAGTGCCCTTGGGGGTGTTTGTGACGATCAGGTCGATTTCTTGAAGGCATTGGTTCTCAACTGCCGCCCCCAAATAGTGGAGAGTGTCACACCTGCCGGTAAGGCCCCAGTGTATGACCTGGATGTGGGAGGAGACCACGAATTCTCTGCCGGAGGGCTTCTCGTTCACAATTGCGAACGGTCGGCGGACTACATCACCACGACGTACCTGAACGACGAGCTGCGAGAGAGCGGGGAGACCATCATGTGCAATCTGAAGAACCGGGACAATCCGATCTTCAACCCCATCATCTTGAACATCGACTGGGGTTCGCGGCGCCTCTACGACCGGTCTGTGCCCGGGGAAGACGACGCTGTCGAGGATGCTGATCTGATGACAGCCATGGCCTAGAAAGGAATGCAGGATGGACTACAGAGATCGACAAGAGCGTGCGGAAGCGATAGGGCAACGAGAGGTATTCCATGGCTGACCTGAAGAAGGAGCCGACGAAGGAGAGAATCAAGCTTGGCTGTCAATTCGGCCCGCACACGCTGACCGAGCTGGGCCCTTATCAGGGTTCGGGGTACCACATCACGATGCGCAGTTCGATGGACCCCCCGACGTGGGGAATCCAAACCCGCCACTTCAGTGTGGAGTTCACCGCGGCGGGCGACGTCGACATCGGGTGTTCCGACGGGAAGGAGCGGAGTGGCTAGGGACTACGAACGTCAAGCCGCCGCTGAGGATGCGGTACACCAAGCCTGGCTAGATTGGCTGAAGCAGCGGGTCGATAACATCCACAATCATGTCACGGCCCACTCCATCCTTCAGCGGTTTGGCGTCGAGCTGGTAGCTTCGGACGACGACGAGGAGCAGTTCCGGTGCCCCTTCCACGGACTGGATCGGAAGCCTAGCGCCCGGGTGTACCCTTCGAGCCCGTTGGGACCGAGCCACGCCTGGTGCTTCGTCTGCCGTGAACGGTGGGATGCCATTGCCTTGTGGCGGAAATTCGGTGACTCCAGCGCGAAGTTTTCGCAGTCCGTGCGCGAGATTGAAGACGCCTACGGATTGACGAGGCCCCCACGTCCGAATGGGTCCCAGCTGCCTGTGCCGCTGGACCCCAGCATCGAGGCAGCCAAGCTAGCCAAGGGGGAATTCGACCGCCTGCTGCTTGCGGTAGACCGCCGCCTGAAGTCGACCCGGAGCGTCTTCAGAGCGCTGGATGATCTCCAAGGATTCCTGGCCTTGGGGCAGGTAGCTGACAAGCTTGCGGGCGCGGTCGAGCGGGGCAAGGCTGACCCGGCCAAATCGATGCCAACGTTACGGCGTCTGCTGGACAAGATCGCGGAGAAGGTGCGGTCCGTACCGGAGGGGTGATGCGGCAAGTCCAAATCAACTTGAGGGAACGTGGTGGCGATGTGCAGGTTTTGCTCATTTCCTCACATCGAGGGTGCTGGGAAGAGCCTTGGGACTTGTTGCGTGGCACGGCCCCTGGGGCCCTGCTGAGCGTCGTTTTGCGAGAAGATGTGGAGCACGCTCTCCACGGTCTGTCTCAGCCTTTGAGTGCCGCCCTGGGCCTACCCCCAGAGGGGTGCCTGCTCAAGCTCCCGAAGACGGCTCGGCGCTGTCATCGAGAGCAAAAGTGCCCTCTTTACGACCCACGGGTCTGCCATCTCCAGAGTGGCAAGCTGCCGTTGAGTTTCGAGCCCGCCGGCTTCGACGACGACCGGCTCCGGCTCCAAATCGCGGAACTGGTCCGGTACTGGCGGGAAGAGGTGTATGTAGTAGTCGTCGAGGAGCCAGAGCCCGCATGAGTGACGATGACGACGACCTGATGGCTGACGTGATGGCCGAGATCCTGCCCACTGCTGCCAAGGAGGAGCAGAAGGCACCTGATCTGGATTCTGACGAAGCGGCTGATCTGGACGATTTCATGGCCGGTATGAACCTCCAGCAGGAGGACACCATCGACCCTGAGCTGCTCAAGCCGTGGATGAAGTACCACAAGATGGAGCTGGTCCAGGACATCGGTCGGGTGAAGGAGGTCATCAACGGCGCCATCGAGTTCGGGACCTGCTCGCTCGATCTTGAATCCACGGGGCTTGACACCCGCATCGACTTCGACAGTGGGGGGAAGCCCCACACCAAGTCCAAGGTGGTGGGCTACTGCGTCGGCTACGACGGCAACGGTTACTACATCCCGGTGCGGCACAATTTCGACCCCATCATGGGCGAAGAGAATCCCAACGTCTCGCCCGCTCTGGTGGACCCCGAGATCACGCGCCTGTGTTACGCGGCTCAGCCGGTCCTGACGGAAGAAGGCAAGGCCAACGACCCTTTGGCGTCCAACGACATCGCCGAACCCGGTAAGGTCAAGCTCCTGTTCTGGCATGCCAAATTCGACCAGGAAATGCTGTACCCCGTCACAGGTATAGACTTCTGGCACCCGGAATCCTACGAGGACGGGATGCTCATGTTCTACTGCGTCTATAGCGACGACATGAGCTACGAATTGAAGCAAAAGGCCAAGCAGTTCCTGCGCATCAAAGACCCGGAAACAGGGGAAGAGTACCCCTACGAGATGATCAAGTACGACAAGCTGTTCCCGAAGGGTACCCCCAAGGAGAACCGTCGTATCCACACGCGCTACCCCCGCCCCGACAACGAGGTCACGCGCTACGGTTGTTCAGACGCCATCTGCACGGAGCTGCTCTGCAAGCTCCCCTGGCTGGTCGAGAGGCTCGAAAAGACCAACCGAGGAATCTACCGTTTGGAGAAGATGACGACTCAGGCCGTGCGCATCATGGAACGGTCCCGAGTGCTCATCGACAAGGCGGCCATCGAGGCCGTGCGCCAAGAGGCCATCACAGCTCTTAAGGAAGTTGAGAAGCAGATCAAAGGCATCGCTGAGGGGGTCGGATTCCACGACTTTAATCCAGGCTCAACGGAACAGTTGGCATCCCTGCTCTTTGACAAGAAGTGGCTCAACCTTGAACCGAAGCCTGATAAGACCACCGAAGGGCAGTACAAGACCGACGCCAAGACCCTGGAAAAGTTGATGGAGCGCCCCGGCGCCCCGGCGATTCTCAAGCTGTCCCTGACCTACCGCCAGATCCAGAAGGTCCAGGGTACCTACCTCGACAAGATGGTCGAGAACGTTGACGAGTTTGATCAGCTACGGTTCGATTTCAAGCAGCATGGTGCTGCTACAGGCCGCTTCTCGGCGCCTCAGGAGCAGAAGGAGGAGCGTGCGTTTGGTCGGGAGGGCTACTCGGGCATCCCAATTCAAGGGATCCCCGCTCGCGACAACCCAAAGAAGCCAAAAGTGGCGGGCTCGCTCCGAAAGGGTTTCATCGCCCGGCCCGGCTACGTCATCGTGAAGGTGGACTACGCGGGGCAGGAACTGCGAATCGTCACCAACCTGTCGGGCGAGCCCGTTTGGGAGAAGGAGTTCCTCGAAGGCACGGGCGACCTCCATACCATCACGGCGAAGGCGTTCTTCCCTGGTCTCCAGCGAACCGACCCCGACTTCAAGGTCAAGCGAACCTCGGGCAAGTGTGTCCACCCCGACACCCTCGTCTGCGGCGTCAAAGGCTATCGGCCTCTACGTAGCCTGACGCTATTCCCAAAGGAAAGTGACCGATTTTTGGGGGCCTCGCCTCCCGACGTAGAGATCGACGGGAACCCCGTCGTCGATACCTACAACGGCGGAGTGAAGAAGCTCTACCATGTCGTGACGAGCAAGGGCATCGTCACTTGCACTGCCAACCATCGTTTCAGGCTTGCGAACGGTTCTCTGGTTCGAGCGGGGGACCTCCAAAAGGGACAAGAACTAGCTCCCGTTGAGCTTCCCTCGTTGAGGGGGAGGGTAGGGGCTTCACGTCGATTAGGTCTATGGAAGGGTGTGCCGAGGGGTGAGTATAGACTTGGACTTCCGGAATGCTACTTTGCAGGGCTGTACCTGGGAGATGGTACGGTCAGCAATTCGGGGGCACGGTTGACCCATGGTCGAATAGGGAAAACCTGCCCCCTGGGCGTACCCTACAAGGAGTGGCAGCAAATCTTGCTCAAGGCCTGCACTGACGTAGGGCTTGACCCCACTCCTGAGGCAACAAGCCTCTACCTAGGTAGCCGAGTAGTGGTACGCTATCTAGAAGCGTTGGAGTTGGTCGTACCTCGACCGGGTACAGCTCAAGGTCGCATGAAGAACCTGCGGGTGCCCTCGTGGGTGTTAGAGCAGGGGCAGAAAGGCTTCATGGCATTCCTGGCAGGGCTCTTAGATACTGACGGGTCGGTATCTCACCAAATGCATACTATCGAGGTCACAACCAAGGATTTCATCTTCGCGGGACAGTTGGCAGCTCTGGCACAAGCCTGTGGGCTGCCCTTGAGCGTTGAACCAACTTTCAACAAGACCTACCGCAAGCACTATGCCCGACTGCACCTGACGGTTGGGTCTGCGTGGTCCTTCCGTAAGCATTTGCGCCATCCAGGCAAGGTTCTTCGGCTAAAGGCCCCTCAAAAGCAGTCAAGTATAACCAACGAGAACATCGTCAAGAAGGTGTTTCCCGCTGGTAAGAGCGCTTGCCTCGACGTGACTATGGGCACAGTCGACCACCTGTACCGTGCCAACGGGATGTTGACTCATAATTCGGCCAACTTCTCGCTCATTTATGGCGGCGGCGTTCAGGCGGTCATGCGTGCCACGGGTTGCGATAAGACGGAGGCGGCTCGCAAACTCGGCAACTTCCACGACAGCGTGCCGAAGTTTGCCAAGTGGGTGAAGAAGCAGCACGCGGGGGTGAAGAGGCATCTGGGCGTGCGCACAGCATTCGGCCGTTTCATCGCCATTCCAAATGCAGCGGTGAAGGTTGGTGACGTCAAAAAGGACTATTGGGGTCGTCCCATCCTTAAGGAAGGGCAAGAGCAGCGGTTAACCGATAAGGACGTCCGCATCATGCGGTCCTCGTCCGAGCGAGTCAGCACGAATTACCCCATTCAAGGCTGTCTCGATTCAAGATCCTTGGTTAATACCCAAGATGGTTGGGTTTCTATCGGTAGTCTTGTTGAGGCTGGGCAACCTTTTGTAGTGTGGACCGGCTCTCGATGGGCCGAAGCAACAGCCCATGATATGGGCCCCTGCGAGCTGGCTGAGGTAAAGCTCAAGGACGGCACCATTGTTCGCTGTGACACTCGCCACAAGCTGCTGGTCGTCAGCGACGCTGGCTATCGGTGGGTCGAGTATCAAGACCTTGAGCCTGGCATGGCGGTAGCCACAGCGCTTTGCGAGCCTGTAGAGTATGAACCTTCACCTCTACCGTCTATGAGCCAACGCGAACGGTCCCGCGCCCGACCCCAAATCAACGAACTAGAAGCGTTCTGGTATTGGATGGGGCGCTACGTGGGGGACGGTCGGATCGACCATCGGGGAGGTATACAGTTCTTCTTTGGGGAGCATGAACGTGAGGCTGTCGACCGGTGCCTTCAATTTTGGGAGGTATTTGGCCTCAACTCAACGTGGGGCCTCAAGATACACACGCCGCATAAAAAGGAGTCCTCTCGATACACGGTCAATGTGTGGAGCGTGGACCTTCTGGATTGGCTTAAAGAGTTGGGGTTTGAGCCCGCCACAGCTCACACCAAGCGATGCCCGCGCCGCATCTTCGGAGAGACTTTGGCTCACCGTCGAGCGTTTTTACGCGGCGTCATGGCGTCGGATGGCCGCAAGCCTCCGCTTGTTACGGCCAAAGGCAACCCCTACAACGTCCACCTCTGTCAGCGGCCGCTACTTGAGGACCTCAAGCTGTTGTTCCGCAGCGCTGGGGTCGAATCGGCCTTGCGAGGCCCTTACCGTAGTGGTGAAGACCAGAACGGCGACGATACGATCAGCTACCGTCTGGATCTGAACCGCCGGATGTATGAGCGCCATGTCGTGGGCTGCACAGACGTTCGACATCCGAAGTTCTGCGACATGTTTGCGCCTCAGTTCTTGGTCGGTGAGCTTCTGAAAGCAGGCTCCTGGACACGTGCAGACTTCCCCGATGAGTCGAGCTATAATCTGTACTTACGCCTCAGAGTTGGAGGACGTGTCACGGTTTACACTTTGCAACGTCTCTGCCAACTGCTGGGCGTCAAGTTGCCGCTCCCTGTCTATGGGTTCAAGCGAATTGTCACAAAACAGGCACTAGGGTGTGTAGAGCACACCTACACGCTGAGTGTTCAGGACAAGCTGCATCGCTTCGAAGCTGATGGGGTCATCACCAAAAACTCGGGCGCCGACATCTGCAAGATCGCACTCGTCAAGTGCGTCAAGGCGTTCCACAAGCGTGGATGGTTGCGCAACGGCGGCGACGATTCCGTGCGGATGCTGATGACCGTCCACGACGAGATCGTGTTCGAGATTCGTGAGAGCCGGCTGATGGATGCCGTGCCAGTTATCAGCGAGGCCATGGAAAGCCCGGACAAGATGACGCGGCCCGCGTGGAAGGTGCCCCTGGTGGTGGAGCCCCTGGTGGGTCACAGCTGGGACGCTAATGTTGATTGGCTATCCATGATCAAGGGTGTGGACGAGGACGGTAAGCCCTATGAAGTGCCTGAATGGCTGCTCCCGATGATTGACCTGGAGCGAATTCGCAAGGACGAGGCCGCACGTTTGGAGCGCAAGGGTCAGCCTGCCCCAGTTGTCGCCAAGCCCCAGCCCACCAGTACGCCCGCGGGCGTACCCCCAGCAGCCGCCGCCACGACGGTGACCACAGCGTCTGCCCCAGCCAAGGTCAAGACGAATAGTTTCCCGAAAGAGACGAAGGAAGCCTACAAAACGGGCTCAATTGCCACGTTTGCTGTGACTCGGGAGCACCTGACACCAGATTCGGTGTGGATGATTGGCAATGCTCAACTGAACTGCCACCCTGTACGGGTGGCAGCCGAGCGGGGTTGTAGCAACCGCTGCAACCTGCGCCTGATCACTATCGAGGGGGACCTCCTGATCGACCCGGCGTTCAACAGCGACGGACGATGGGACATTGACCCAGAGGCGTTCAGTCGCAAAATGAGGGAGCACAACTTCCCCTACGACTTCCGGATTGACGACAAGTGATTCGCAAGAACGACTATATCCAGCTCTGCAACGAGCAGCGAGCACCAGACTTCGAGGCCAATGTCTGCATCCGGTGTGCTCAATTGGAGTGCTCACGGAGCATCGCGAGCCGGGTCAGCAAGTTCGATGACCGTACCCAGAACTGGCACGAGAGGCTGTTCACTGACGTGCCGCGCATGGCGGAAACCGACCCAAGATTTAGCCAGATCTCAGGCCAGAAGTTCATCGACATCCCCGGCAGGATTCCCGAGGTCGGGCTGGCACCACCGTCGGACTGGGTCGACCTCAACACCACTGAGCCTGGGGTGAGGGCGCCCCCACGCAAGGTTGGACCTCCCTCACCCCAGCCGGCGCCCCCTGAGCCCAGTCTGGAACCCGAGCCCCCGGCATCTTCAAAGCTTCCGCTCGTGCGAATGATAAACTCGCCATTGCAGACGAGCATCATGTTGGACGGTGCAAATGCAGCCGTCGCACCAGCGACGACTGACCCTTGGGCAGTGCCCATTCCGCCGGGCCACGCCCCCGCTCCAGAAACGGGCGGCGTGCAGAAAGTAAAGCCAGGGGCTACAATCCGCTTCGGGGGAGGGGGCGAGTCTAAAAAATGAGCCCCCTCCAATTACCGACGAATTGGGTAAGGGGCCCGGTGTATAGTCCAGTACAACCCGATCAACCCAACCAACTCAGGAGTGAAACACACCCATGATTGTCAAATTCACCGTCGCGAGAAACGGAGAGACCAAGACCGAGGTCGTCGACAGGGAAGGCCAGAACTGTAAAAACGTCTTGAAGGTCACGCAGGCACTCGGCAAGGAAAAATCTCACGAAATAACCGGCCCCGATTGTGATAAGGTCGATGAGGCACAGCTTTGAAGTAAGACGCCACAGCTTGAAGGGAGACAACATGTCACATCGAGTAGTTACCACAACGAACATTACAGATAAGAAGATCGCCACCATGGCGCTCAACAAGAAGGGATGGGCCTTCGTCGACGAAGGTACTTCCCTCCGCATCACCAGCGGCCCGATGGATCGCGCGACGATCAACCTCAAGACGGGGGAGGTCGTTGGGGACAGCGACTTCCACGGATACAGCCGCGGGACGGGAAACAGCTCGCTCGAAGCCCTGAACCAGGAGTACGCGGTTCAGAAGATTCGCGCCACTGTCCGGAAGCAGGGTGGTACCATCCAGAGCCAGAAGACGGTCGGCGAGCAGGTCATCTTGATGGCTCACATGGCCTGAACCCCAGCTGGTCGTCCAAGCCCGCGAGAACCCCGCTCTGGAAACAGTGTGGGGTTCGTTGTGTCTGGACCCCCAAAAAAGAGTACTGGACTTTCAACTTCTACCTTTCGATGAACCAAACGGTGTAAAGGGTCGACATGAGCATCCCCGAGGCATTGAATCTGCACCTGCACGCTCTCACTCGCTGCATCTACTACGTCACCGAGGAAGAAGACCAATTTCTCCTCAAGTTTCGTGACAAGCTCGATGCCGGCAAGGTTAAGAAGTCACAAAAGGCTTTTGTCTTCTCCGCCACTCACGGTTTAATTGGCTTGGAGCAGATGATCAAGGATTGGAGCACCCGCGCCCACCACGAGAGCGAAGAAGTGGGTGACATCCACGAAGCTCTCGTCCGCGCTTACCGTGACAACCCTGAGGATAAGATCAACTTCTATATCATCACAGACCCGGACCGGTGGTTGCAGGATCCCCACGTCGTCCGCCGTATACTGAACATCATCCATCAGCTCCACAACGATCTGCGCACCATCAAGGTGCTCATTTTCGTGGGGCCTCGGCTCTACATTCCCGAGAAACTTCAGAGGTATATTGAAGTCATCACCGACTCAGGCTTGACTGACGAGGAGATTCAGGCGCAGATTGACGACATCTGCGGCCAACTCCGCATCGAATCCCCCGCAGGATCGGCCAAGCATTTCCGTGGCCTGACCTCCTATGAGGTCAACAGCGCCATCGCGCAGTCGATCGTCAGGACGCGCAGAGATCCACCCAAGCGCATCGAGCCGCGCATCGTTGGTGAGTTCAAGCGGGCCCAGCTGAACAAGACCGACCTGGTGAGCTACGTGGATGTGGCAGACTACACGTTCGATGCGGTAGGTGGTCTCCAACGCTTCAAGAAGTGGGCCACAAAGAACCATGCCTGTTGGACCACTGAGGGTCAGAAGTACGGTCTCACACCACCCAAAGGGGTGCTCGCCGTGGGGGTATGGGGGTGTGGTAAGAGCATCAGCATGAAGGCACTGGCCAATGCTTGGCGGCTCCCTCTCATCCAGCTCGAAATGGGCAAGCTTCGTAGCTCGGGCGTCGGTGAGACAGAGGCCAACACCTACCGTGCCATTCGGCTGATCGAGGCTGTAGCCCCTTGCTTGCTTTGGATCGATGAGGCCGAGAAGTCCCTGAGCGGATCCCATTCATCGAGCTACTCGGACTCTGGCACCACCTCGCGCGTCGTCGGAATCTGGTCGAACTGGCTCCAGGAGACGAACGCCCAAGTGTGCATGGCAATGACGGCCAACTCGCTGGCCACCCTTCCCGTGGAGTTCGTCAACCGCATGGACGAGCGGTTCTTCTTCGACTTGCCCGTCGAGGAAGAGCGGGTCGACATCCTGAAGATCCACATCGCTGCCAAGGGACAGGACCCGTCCACATACAAGCTCGCCAAGCTGGCCGAGGCCGCCAGCCAGATGGTTGGACGTGAGATCATGCAGGCGGTCAATGCGGCCATGACCGAGAGCTTCGACCAGGACAAGCCGAATCTCGACGGCGAGATCTTGGAGGCCGAGTTGCGGAACAAGCCGCGTATCTTCAAGACGATGATCGACGAGGTTCGGGAAATTTTAGATTGGGTCGGCTACGACGAGGAACGTGGGGACGGTATCCGGGCCCGCATGGCGTCCGAGTTCCGGGGTGATAGCTTCAAGTTCGTGAGCGGCGGCGGCTGATGCCCGGAGACGACGACCTACTAGAGCGGTACAAGCCACAGGACATCCAGTCCACGGCAGACCCTGACCCCGAGCTGCTGCTCGACGGTCGGGCTGCCATCATGGGCGATCAAGAGACCCGCCGCTCTTTGTGCGAGGGGCGGGAGACTGGACAGGCCCGCACCGATTTACGGGACAACCTGGCCCTCCAGCTCGCCTCCCATTGGCATGGTGAGGTCGGCCTAGACTCGTGCATCGAGGTCGCGACATACCTCGTGGATGAGTACCTGACGCTCGGGGAGGGCATTTTCCTGATCAACCGCGCCACGGGCAAGGTCGAGGCTCAACTCAGCGAAGACGACCTTTACAAGCCGAACCCCGTCCCGCGCGAAGATGGCACGCTCGCCCAGCCTCTGGCCCGCATTCGGCCCAACATCCTGTCCAACCTCGCCGTTTGGGTGGGGGACCGCGAGCGCGAGTCCCGCATCTTGGCAGAACTCTCCCGTCGGGCCAACCTCACGCCCCTGTTGGAGCAGGAGGGCGACCAACGGCTCCAGGTCGCCTCCAGACGCGGCCGGGCCCAGATAGTGGCCGAGGTAGCCCAGAACTCTCCCGCACGGCTTTTGGGCTCGTTGAGTGGCCCCCTGGGGGCCTTCACGCGCCGCTTTCCGGTAATCAACACTTTGCCGGACCACACAGAGTATCTGGTGGAGGTCACGGGAGAGACTCTGGCTCGTACGCGTCAGGGCGTCCAAGACCCACTCACGACCAACTTGGCCTACTCGCCCTCCACTCAACTGCGATCCTCTCTACCGGCCAACTGGCTGAGACAAGTGCTCAAACTGTTCGCCGAAACAGCTCACCGGCAATCTCCGCCGGGTGCTATCCCCTTGAGCCAGCTGACTCGCCAAGATCTGGCTGATGCGGATCTCTGGATTGTGGACCCCAACCTGATGCAGGCGTTCCGGGAACTCGACCCCAAGCTCATCCTCATCCCCATTCCGGGGGCGCCTCCGCTTGGCATCGAGCCAGGGGAGACCGGGTGGCTTCAGGTGCCGAACGCTTTCACGGCCGCGAGTCGCGAGATGTTTGATCGGTGGCAGGTTGAAGCTGGGCTTCAGGTAACCCTTTGGTACAATCCAGACTTTATCAACCTGCTGGAGATCTCCGACATCCCCCAGCAGGCACAGGTGATCTGATGCAAGGAACCCAAGAAGCTGTTGATTTCCTCCAGAATTTCGCCAAGGCGATGCAAGTGCCCTACATCGAGGGTCACCTTACGTCCAAGAAGTCTGAAGCCACCTGTACCCGCAACTACTCGACCCTGGAACGGACCTTGGCGGCCGTGAAAGCTGAGCGCCTGAAGCAGCTCTGGTACCACGAACCAACTCGGTCCGTGGTCATGGGGACCATGAGCAACAACCGGTACAGCATCCTGTACACTGAATTTCGAGCCAAGATCAGCCTGATTCGGAAGGTTTTTAGCTAATGGCCGACCTCTTCATCCGCCTAGCTCGCACGCTGTCTAACGAGGCCCAGGTGGGGTATGCTGAAGACAACGAGTACGCTGATGATGACGAGGGCGCGGCGACGGTGGGGTCCAGCTTCGAGCGGAGTCTCGCTGTCGTCCAGCACGGTGGGGTCCGAGGCATGTGGTTTCACGTCCCAACCCAGCGGCTTGTCGTCAGCATGGTCAACTTCATTGGGGAAGGACCTGAGTTACGTGTCCTCTCCCGCGTGGCGTTTACTCCCCAGGAGATGGTGGACAACTACTACAAGATCAGGGACGCCTTAGGTGTTCGCTTGGAAATGCCTTGGGGCAATGAGGTCCGGGCGGAGTTGCTCACCGAAGCAAAAGGAGTGCTCAGTGCCAAGTCATGAAGAGGCACAAGCTATCGTCGAGACCCAAAACCACATCATCCTGGTGCGCAATCTGCTCAACTTCGCGGCCATGGAGCTGTTGCGGCGGGGGGAGGTCCACGACCAGAGCAAGCTGGTCGAACCCGAGCTTTCGACGTTCATCGAGTACACACCACGCCTGAAGGGGATGACCTACCAGAGCGCCGAGTATCAGCAGTGCCTGGCCGAGATGACACCCGCGCTCGAACACCATTACGCTAACAACCGACACCACCCTCAACATTTTGAGGATGGTGTGGACGGGATGAATGTCCTCGACCTTCTGGAGATGTTCCTCGATTGGTACGCCTCGACCAAGCGACACGATGACGGCCGCCCGTTCGACGAGGGACTGGTGAAGAGGTAAGTCTGGTATGGCAGGTTGCTACTCGTTCGTCGTTTGCTCCAAGACGCCCGTGGGCATCGAGAAGCCCATGGTGCTCCTGGACGAGGGCGTGCAGGTGTTCACGGCCTTCGTTGATGACCTTGAAGAGTTCAAAAAGCGGCTGGAATCGGAAGGGGTCGAGATCCGCAATGTGAACTGTCTCGACGGTTTGGGGTCCCGAACTTAGGGAAACATCATGTCCAAGCTCGCCAAGCTCGCATCCTTCATGCAGGTGCCCAAGAGCATCCCGGTAGCCGTCTGTGCCAAAGGTGTTGTCTTACCTGTCGGTAGGTACTTGATTTTTGACGACAGCGTCATGCCGGTTACTCGTGAAGTAGCAACCGTTGATAACGGGAAGGTCATGGTGGATAAGGTTGTTTCTGATGGATTTCATAAGTGGCGAGTTCGAACCATACGGTATGGGGAGCTTGAGGTGTCGTTTAGAGATCAGGATTGAAGTCCGCGGGGGCGATGAGCATCTGAAGGTGCTCGGGCATCGCTCCGCTGGCGACCATGTTCTGCATGAGGCGCTCGGTCTGAGCCATCCCGCCCTGGTCAGGGGGTACGGCTTTCACGGGGGCGGGGAGGATGTGGGCCAGATAGAATGCCTCTTCGAGAGTGAGGAAGCTAGGGGACTTGTCGAACCTCCGCTTCGAGCCCGCGGCGATGCCGTAAGTCTCGGGCCCGAACTCGATGACGTTCAGGTACAACTCCAGGATTTCACGCTTGGAAAGGCACCCCTCCAGCATCCAGGCTAGGAGGACCTCCCGCGCCTTGCGCTGGATGGTCTGATGGCGGGTCAGCCACAGGTTTCGCACGAGCTGCATGGTGATAGTCGAGCCCCCACGAACGATGGAGTCAGCCTCGACGTTCTGCTTAAGCGAGTTGTTGATGGCCAAGAGATGAACCCCTTTGTGGTGAAGGAAGCCGGGGTCTTCGAGTGCAATGAACACGTCGGGGACATGGGGAGGGAGAAGCCCTAGCGGAGTCCACCCCTTCGTGCCAGGGCCCGTCTCCCGAAGGTAGCGATCCGCCCCATTGGCCTTGTAGACGCTTTGCTTGAAGGAGCGCTTGAGGTTAGCAATGAGAGCGTGATCACACCGCAGCTTGCAATCCTGTTCGATCTTGAGCTGGGGCGACATCGTCACTGTCGCGGTGAGGTGGCCTGAGACCGCGTTGCCCAAGGAGTAGTCCGCCAAGTCCCCCGATACCGGTCCTGGGAGGTTTCGGAGCCAGCCCGCACAAGGGGCAGTGGCACTGAGCTGCCCATCCTGAACTTGTACGTGGATGGCCTCATCATCGCCAATCTGAATGCTGATGCCGGCTTGCCGCCACCGATTGGGGTCCGCTAGTACCTTGACGTGGTTGATGTCGGCCGCCAGTACCTTGACGTGGTTGATGTCGGCCGCCGTCAAGACCGTACCCGCTCGGTTGACCCTCCGCGTTTTGAAAAGAGGGTGGTTGGTCCGAACAGTGCGGGCCCAAATTTGGTATCCGCTGGTGTCAGGGTTGCCATTGTCGATGACGCTGAGACGAAGGTCATCGAATGCCCACAGGGGTCCTTGTTTCATGGGTTCAGGTAGGGAACTCTCCACCTGAACCGACTCAGCTCGTAGCATGAGGCGCTCGGTTTGAGAGCTCAGCGCTTCGTCAATGTCGAGAACGGGCACCGAGATGTGTTCGAGCACGACCCGGCTGGGTTCGAAATACAGGAGCTTGCTCCAGCGCTCAGGAAGCTTGAGCCGATTAGGGTCAATTCGCGTGACAGCACGTTCGACCTTGATGGCCCGCTCCTTTTGGTCATAGCTCCCCCGCCTCAAGGTGACCTCACCCTTCGGGTGGGTGACTCGGGCCGCATTGAAAGTCACCGCGTCGGCGGTCACATCGAGGTCGGAGCTGTGGAAGGTGAGACTTCCCCGACGCACCGTTGCGTCGAGGTCATATGCCTCAATACTCAGCCCGCGTTGTGCCCCGCCCGGTGTAGAGCTGGGTTTGGTAAGCGTCAGATCGATCTTACCACCTTGGATTGTAACCTTCTTGTCGGCACTGACGTGCACGTACTTCAGGGTCGCGGTCAACCCAGGTCGTTCGACGACAACACCTTCACACTCGACGGAGCGGTCCCAGGAGACGTTGAGCTGCTCGATGCTCTTCACTTCTGGGTACTCTTGCAGCACGTAGTGACGTGCCAACGGATTGACCGCAGCTATTGCAACAACCGTAAAGGCCACCAGGATGGTGGCCACCAAGATCAGCTTGAGTCTACTCATGCTTACATCCCTATACTGGAAAGACCAATGCCCAACTTCATAGCAGTAGAACTGAAGGATGGCGAACACCCCTTACCCATTGTGGGGGAGTTCACCCACCTGGCCCACCGAAAAGGGGTCATCTTCAGAGAGACCGAAACCCTTGGGGTCATGACCCTTGGGTCGAGGCGATTCCTGCGTTGTCGGACGGATTGCTACCGCCTCGAAGAGCTGGCCGCCGAAATGGTGACCACTGGAGGAAGAGCCATGGTCATACCCAAAGGTTCAGGAGGTTACACGATTCTCTTGCCCGGTGGTAGAACTGGGTCCGTCCCAGGGACTACCATGCAGGCCGTACCCCTTCCCGCTCAGCGGGTACAGTACCGAGGGCCAAAACTCAAGTTCTGGGAGCGGCAGTTCCCAAGCCCCCGTGAGCCTCTCAATCGTGGGCCGCAAGAAGAAAAATAACATGACCGGTCACAAGGCCGGTGTAAAGTGAATCATGCCTGATAAACGTTGCAGTTTCTGCGGGCGACCCGCAAACGAGGTCAAAAGTTTGATCGCAGCGGCTGACGACGGCCCCTTCATCTGCGACCGGTGTATTGGCCGGGCCGGCCAGAGGATCGCTCAGTCCAGCAAGACTGAGGGTGACGGTGAGGGGCGCAAGCCGCTGCCCTCACCTCGGGAGCTGAAAGCCCATCTCGACGACTACGTGATTTCCCAGGAGACAGCCAAGATCGTGCTGTCGTCGGCCTTCTACAAACACTATCTGCGGCGCGAGGCCACACGAAGGGGGGCCCTACCGGGGGCCAGCGAGGCCGAGCCTGAGAAGTCCAACGTCGTCTTGGCGGGGCCGAGCGGCTGTGGCAAGACCCAGTGTGCACGGGCCATTGCTAAGAAGCTGGGAGTCCCATTCTACGTGGGCGACGCAACTACCTTGACCCAGGCGGGGTATGTCGGGGCGGATGTTGAGTCACTTCTTCAGGGGCTGATCGCAGAGGCCGGTAACGACGTTGAGAAAGCCCAGTGGGGCATCATCTTCCTCGACGAGGGTGACAAACTCGCCCGTAAGTCGGGGCGGGGGTCCACGGGCTACCGAGACGTGACAGGGGAGGGCGTCCAGCAGGCGCTACTTAAGCTCGTCGAGGGGTCGAAGGTGAACGTCCCTCGCGGCATGGCTCGGATGATCTCGACCAACCAGGAGTCGGACATGATCGACACAACCAACATCCTGTTCGTCTTCGCGGGTTCATTTGCAGGCATCGAGGAAATTGTTGGCCAGCGGCTCAACAAGAATACCGGAGTGGGGTTCGGCAAGGACAGTAAGCGCGACTTCACGTCGCGCGAGGTCTACGAGAACATCACGGACGAGGACATTTTGGAGTTCGGGATCATCCCCGAGCTGGCGGGTCGCCTGCCCGTAGTGACCAGTGTGTTGCCGCTCACACAGGACGAGATGTACCGGATCCTGACCGAGACCAAGGACGCCTTGGTCAAGCAATTCCGTTTCCAGTTCCGTCTGGATCGAATCGACCTCCAGTTTGAAGAAGCCGCGCTGCGGGAGATTGCCAAGCAGGCGTGTGATAGTCCCAAGGGCGCCCGCGCGTTGCGGGGTATCGTCGAAAAAGCCCTGGCCCCCTACGTTTTCGCGTTTGCGGGCCCTAACTCGGAAGCAAGCCGCATTGTCGTGACCGAAGCTCTCATCAAGGGCGAGGGTGAGGCCCTCGTCACACGACGCGCGCATGCTGTGGCTGCACAGGCGTAGACCCAATGATCGGAGCGAGTGCGGGTCCTTACTACGCCCGACTCAGACTTGGCCGTCTGAGGATTCATTGGATTTTCCCGTGGGGCTGGGTGTATAACTGGCGATCCTATCTTTGGGAGTATACCCCTGACGACGGAACGTGGTTCGTACGCGTCGTGGGCGTGGAGATCAGCTGGGTTCGTCGCGAGTAGTCTTTTTGTGGGACGTGCCCCAGTGATGACCGTCGCAAGCCGTGTAGCCACCCGCTGGAAAGCCGCCAACGTTGTCCCCTTTAGGGGCCGTCCCAGAGGTCCTCAGGTGGCCATTGGAAGCCGCAAGTACGTTTTGAGCGACTACTGGCCCATGGGAACGGCTGGTGACGGTGAGGCTCCCGCAGCAGGAGCCCGGGTCATCGACGTGGGGGGCGACAAGTTCCGCTGGTTGTGGGCCTATGACACTGACAAGCAGGTTCTCGCCATGTGGCGCTACACAGACGGGGATGAGAAGCACTACGAGAACGCCCACCGTGCGGCTCAGCACATTCACAAGCTGGAGAAGCGAGGGCAGCTCAATCGTGTCACCAATGCCGAGTTTCGGATAATCGAGCGCGAGATGAGCCGTCGCTATGAGGATGTCATCAAAACGCTTCGGGAACACGCCCGGTCTCTCGGCGGCGATTGGCAGGAGCAGGTCAACGCCATCGCCCGTGATTTCTTCGACCACAAGGTCCGCCCCCTCATCGAGCGAGCCCTGAGTGACGCCGCCCGTGGTGCCGTCCCGATGGGGTTCAGGTTCAATGAGCGTATACCCCAGAGCCGTGATCAGCAGATTCGGGCTCACATCGTCAGTCAGATGGTCCACCAGCGGTTCAACGAGCGCTTGATCGAGGACACGATGCGCACCCAAGGGCTCGATCCCGAGATGAGAGGGGTGGATAACCAAGCTGCCTACTGGGCAGTGAGCGAGCTCAGACAAGATGTGTACGAAGAGTACCTACGGTGAACACCACCTGGCCGATGCGGGATGTGGACATCAGGGAGCACCTCCACACGTTTCTCGCCCACTACTTCCAAGGTGATTCAACAGTTATAGACGAGTTGGGTATCTGCCAGGGCCAGGTCAGGGTGGACGTAGCTGTCGTGAACGAAAGTCTGCACGGCTTCGAGATCAAGGCCGCTGCCGATACGTTGACGAGGTTAGATCGACAGATCGCCTACTATAGTCGCGTGCTGGACTACGCCTATCTTGTAGCCACTCCGAACCATTTGGCGGTAGCGCGGGACAAGACCCCCCTTTGGTGGGGTATCTACGAGGCTCGCATTCGGGGAGGCCAGCTGGAGCTACTCAGGCGTTGGGAGGCACACCCCAACCCTCACTTGGATGTCCGAGCCCTGGCCGAATTGCTCTGGCATCACGACGTGCTGGGGATGCTGCAACAGCGGGGGGCCTGTCGAGGGGTCAGGGGTAAGCCTCGAAGATTTGCCTGGGATCGTCTATGCGAGGTCTACGAGGTAAACGAGATCAGGAACGCCGTCAGAGCAAGACTTAAGGAAAGGGCATCCGCTTGACCCTTGGGATCGGTGTATAACCATAACATGACCATCATCAACAGCGGTACCCAGGAAAACATGCTCTACAGTGTATCCCGCTGGACAGACGCCCCTGGCACACCTGGTAAGTGGCGCTGGTTCAAGAACCAATTCCAGCAGGGGCACATGATGGCCGTAGACCCTCGAACAGCAGTACCCAGTCGCTGGAGCCTGGCTCCAGCGGACGTCCTAGGGTTCGTCTTCTGGACGCGGAAACCCGCGGCCTTGATTGAAGACCGGGCCCTCCTGGACCCCTACAGGTTCCATGTGCATTATACTTTGACGGGTTGGTCCGAAGTTGAGCACGGGGCCCCCGACATCCATGAAGGGTTGGAAGCTCTGGACCAGCTGGTCCAGGCATTTGGCCCTGAACGGGTGACATGGCGCTTCAGCCCGATCCCCACGGTACCGGACGTGGTTGACCGTTTTGAGGTCATCGCCACGATCGCGGCTCTCCTGAAGCTGCCCGAGGTCTACGTTGCGTTTTTGCAGGAAAACGATTTGATGCAGGAACCGAGGGAGCGGCACGAACGCGAGCAATTGCTCCGATCCATGGCCGCGCGGTCCCATGGGTTGAAGGTCAGGCTGTGTCAGGAAGACACTACTTTAACCACTCACACGCTTGAACCGAGACTGCCTCTTCCTCGTAACCTTGACACAGGGGTGTGCGAGGATGGGAAGCGGTACTTGGTTCGGTCGTCAGTAGGCTCTACTTGTAAATTGCCAAAGGAATCATGTGGTTGTGCCTTGGCGGTCGACCCTTTCACCATCAACGAGTCATGCGGCATGGGGTGTGCCTACTGCTACGCTGCTGATCGGAGCCTTGCTCCCCGCAAACGAAATACAACATAGGGTTCTACTTTTCTCGTGAATCGTCGTAAGATTGATCTAGAACACCCGAGAAACCGAGAGGGGGTACCTCATGCAATCCACGATCGAAAGAGTAGGAGGCGGGAGAAGACCGTTGTCTCTGGAACCGCCACCGCCTGGAGACTCCGAGGACCTGTCGGACGTCGAGATCAAGAACGCCGTCGACACTCGTGACCGTCAAGACCTAGCCCAACGCATCGCCACTGCCCTACGCATCATCGGACCCGAGGGGTCCGAGTGCGCCTTTACGCTGAAGGGCCATGAACTACGGCGACGCAACCACCATCTCTATTGGCGTGTCCGCCTAGTCTCCCCAGAAGAGCCAGAGAGGGTGCTGGTCTTCCGGGCAGATTGGCTGAACGAACAGCAGTGACCTTGATGGCCTGGCCAGTCAGGACTATACTTCCAGGACATGGCCGACAACAACTGCACTCAAGAACCAGGTACCTGTAGTGGCGATGCCAGCCTTGGTGACAGCTTGAACACTGTCCCGGAGTGCAGCACTGAGGGTGAGGTCTGCACCTTCTGCGATGGGGACCGCATCCACAACGTGTGGATCGAGGGAGGTGACCCAGAGACGGGGGAGGGTGGAGCCTGCCTGCTCGACACGATGGACCGCGACGAGATCATCTACGTCCTTCAGCGTGACGAGAGATCCCGCGCAGACCTGAGGCGGGTCACGACCAATCCCGAGCTGCTCGCGATGGCAGACGAGATCCCGCGCCTCCCAACGGCGGAGTGTGGGGACCAGCTACAGTCGAGCACCAACCAGAACAGCAATTCCATTCCTTTCTACTCCATCTTCCGTGGCCAGCCGCCTTTTGCTCAGTAGGGGGCATATGAGCTCGGCAGCACGAAAGCTTAGGCGCAAGAAAGACTCGACCTCTCGGGATCCGGTACGAGCGCTGAATCAAGCCATATCTCAGCTCCAGACCATGGGAGGGCTGGATGACCTGGCCCAGGTGCCCCGGCACCTCGATGAGCTGCGACGCCTTCTGGAAACGCTGATTGATGACTACGAGGGTCTCAATCAGCGGCAGGAGCTTATCAGCCACCTACTGTACCACCTGTCCGGAACCTCTGGTGACAAGAAGGTGCATCAGTTACGAGGTCAGCTTCGGACGATGATGGGATCAGAATCGGATGAAGGATCGTGAATGGCAAGGGAACTGGGGTCGGTCAAATCGAGGGTGAAACCCATAGCAAAACATCCCACGGGTCCAGCGGCGTGGAATGGGCTGTTGAAGAAAGTGATCCGGCACGTCGAGGTCACCGACCCGACGCGGGCGGCGTCCCTCAAAACGGCGCTAACCCAGGGGCGAGCGGAGAGGGCCCTCCGGCAGCTGGGCATCATCAGCGAGAAAGACATCGTACGAGAGTTCCCCTCCCGTACGAAATAGACTTGCTCGAAACCGAGCTTCGACAGGCGTTTGAGACTGGAAACCCTCAATTAGCTTGGGGATTGGTGCTCCAACTCGTGGAGTTGGCCCGCCAAGCCATGGACGAAGCCGGCAAAGCGCGCTTCAAGTCCAATCTAGGGACTGACATCTGCCGTCACTGTACGGGATTGCAGGCTGGGCCCGGGGTGGAAGCTACCTGCTACCAGCTACAACGGTGTCATTTCACAAACTTGAGGAGCGATAAATTAGACTCCCATCAGGCTATAGTTGCCCGACTCTTGGAGAGCGACCATTGGGCAGATAGACGGGGTTGACACTAACCCCCAACAGTGTTCTTTTTCGACCCACCTAACCCTTGTGTACAGCTAACCCTTGTGTACAGCCAAGGGTCGGTGTAAAGATCGATGAACCGACTGAGACCGCGCCGAATCACGTCAAGGAGCAGACGAAGATGAGTACAAACGCAAGTTACATCGCTTTCCTGGAAAAGGAGCTGGACTCCCTCAGGGAAACCGCCAAAAGCCGCAATGCAGCAGAGCAGACCATCCCTTCTCGGCTTGAGCTGTGCTTGGACCTCCTCGGCGCGGCCGTGCGTGGGTTCAAGATTGAAATAGAGGCTAGCCAAACGCCCAAGAAGGCGCCCAAGAAGGCGCCCAAGAAGGCGCCCAAGAAGGCGCCCGCCAAAGCTACGGCAGCGATGCCCTTAATCGACCCCGAAGCAAAGGGTGCGAAGACTGCGTTCATTCGCGCCAACCCCACTATGGGCGTGACGGCTCTCGTAGCCGCAGCGGCCGAGCAAGGTATCCGTATGAGTAAGGCGCTTGTCTACTCAATTCGCTCCTCCGACAAGAAGAAGGCGCCGGCTTGGCCTCCACCGGCCGCAGCTAAGAAGACAGCATCCAAGCCGGCGGTCAAGTCCCCGGCGGTCAAGTCCGAGGGTCATGGCTCGAAGTCAGCCTTCGTTCGTTCGCTCCCCCCTGATACACCTGTTCCTCAGGTGCTGAAGCTGGCGGCCGAGCAAGGTATCCGTATGAGTAAGGCGCTTGTCTACTCAATTCGCTCCTCCGACAAGAAGAAGGCGCCGGCTACCACGGCCAAGAAGGCGCCGGCTACCACGGCCAAGAAGGCGGCTACCAAGAAAAGCACCACGGCCAAGAAGGCGCCGGCCAAGAAGGCGCCGGCCAAGAAAAGCACCGGCAAGGCCAGGGCCAAGAATAACCAGAAAGCAGCAGAAGGGCGCCGTGCCGTAGCGCGGGGGGAGCGGCCACCGATGAAGATCGGTATGGCCATCATCATGGGCGATAAGACCATGAACGCCCAGGAAGTCGTGGATGGGCTGACGGCCAAAGGGTGGGCACCCGAAAGTGACGACCCCAAAGGGTACGTCAGCTATATGCTGAGCAGTACTCGTAGTGTCTTCGAGCGCGATGACTCGAAGGGCCGTGGGTATTACCGCGTCAAGGATGGGGTGAGTCGTACCTGGACTCCCGTAACTCCCGTTCCCGTTCCCGCTCCCACCGCCGCCGCGGTGGCCAAGCCCAACGGCAACGGTGCCAAGCCCGCGGCGGCCAAGCCCAACGGTGCCAAGCCCAACGGTGCCAAGCCCAACGGTGCCAAGCCCAACGGTGCCAAGCCCGCGGCGGCCAAGCCCAACGGCAACGGCAACAGTGTCAAAGCCAAAGCCAACGGCGAATCCGCCGAACCAGACCTTATCGACCTGGGGATCACCGAGAGTGAGACCATCCTGCCGAATCCGTTTGATCCCTGATCCGGTGTAAGATCAGAAGACGTGGGCAACCTACAAGCTGCATGCAGAGCGTACCTCAATAGCGAACTGAGGTACACAACCCTCCACCACCGTCTGAGCGACTTGCTTGGCGAGAATGCTCACTTGCTCCTGGTGTTCCAGGTCGAGGAAGCCGCTCGTGACAAGGCCAGGGATGATTTGCAGTGCCTAGCCTCCCAAGAGGGGGCTTCTCAAGAGGCGGTGGAGCGGCTGAGCCAGGCAATCTTACCAGCGGCACGGGAACGAGCAATCGAGACGCTAGGTAGAGACCACGGTCAAGAGTTTGTCCAGGAAGCTCTCGACGGTTGGGAACCCGACCTACAAGGAATTGGTAAGTGAAGGTCGGGGACGTCGTTGAGTACCAAAAGGTCTTGTACCGCGTTTTGCGGGCCAACCGCCTGGTGCACGCGATGGTCCTTGCTCCGTGGGGCTCCGACAACATCGAGGTCGCCGACAACGACCCCGAAGTGAAGGAACTGCACAATCCTGCCGACAAGTGGCCCGTGGCCATCGTGATGCTTAAGCATCGCGCGGGCCCCATGCGTGAGGTGATGCGCCGGGGGAAGGCTTTGACGCCGCTGCTAGAGTGGATGCCGGGGGACCCCTTCCGTCCAGGAGGCGCCATCTTCCTGAATCCCGATCTACACCTGAAACGAGGCGAGGTCCTCACCGTTCGCCACCAGGACGGGACGACAAGCAGGGTCTCCATCAGCGCGGGGTTCGGGACCGTCGCGCAAAAGCGCAAAGGCATACTCAAGAAGCCCAAGCTCAAGCCCAACGCCTTCGATCGCATCTGGGCAGGTGAGGACGACGATGACTAGGCGTCTTCCCTTGGCAACTGAGCATGCCTTCTCTCACGCCCGTCAGAGCCGCATAAGCGAGGTCTCGAGGTTCGAGGCCCAACTGCACCAGCAGCGCGCTGAAAAGACCTTGAGGACTACGTGCACACGCGGATGCCACCATTGTTGCTACTACCCTATGACATGCTCCCTCCTGGAAGGGATCGAGCTGCACCATCACTTGAAGGGGAAAGGGTTGTGGTCAGCGCCGTTGCAGAAGGCGTGTGTGATGCATGTGGGCAAGACTTGGGCCCTCCCGCATCCGGTCTGGCTTCTGAGCATGATCCCCTGCCCATTGTTGCAAGAAGGGGAGTGCCTTGCCTACGACGCGCGGCCCGTCGATTGCCGCACCATTTGGGCCAAAGGGGACCCCCACTACTGCCACCCCCACCGGTTTTCGGTGGAGACCCCCTTCGTGGACCGCAAGCAGGTGCAGGCAGAGGTGGCCCGGATCGATGATGCAGCCCTTCAGCGATATCGACTTGTATACATACCGCTCCCAATCAGCAAAGCACTACTGCTGGCCGAGGCTCTCGACCGCGGAGAGCTCGAACTGGAAGAGCTGGGGGCGAAGCTTTATGCTGACTACCAGAAGGCCCACCAATGAAGCCCACCTGTGTCGTCTGCAACCAGCCCGTGGATATCGATCATTGTCAGCGCCTGCCGCTCAACAATGAGGAGCGATCAGTCATCCAAGCTGTCGAGGGAGTGGCTCCCCAGGAGCTATACTGCTGTCATCCGTGCTGGCGGGTGTTGCAGGACCCCAACGCCGCTAGCCAACTTATGAAGGGCATTTACCAGCAGTCAGCACAGCTAGCTGGCGTGCCCTCGCATGAAGCTGAACGGCAGGCGGACGTCTACCACGCCCGCCTGCTCGAACGCACCAAAGCAAGGAACACATGAAGCTCAATGTTGACCAAATACATCAGCACCTCGACCGCATTCGCCATAAGCAGGGGGAGGAAGCCTTCAAAAAGGCCAGGTGCAACTTCGCGCGGTCCCTGATCCTCGCTGAGGGTGGGAGTCAGTTCCTGTCGGATTCTCTCGGCTTCAAGCCAGACGAGCTGGCCAAGCTGGAGGCCGAAGCTCGGGAGATGATGGCGGCGAAGAGCCCCGAGGCTGCAATGTCGATGATGCTGAAGCAGCAGCTCCCTCACTGCAAGACACAGGCGCAGTTCAATCTCTTCATGGCAGCCTTCGAGGCTCTTCGGGCAGTCATGGATGCCACCTTCGCAGGCAACGAGGTCACGGCGTCCAAAGCTCGTGAGCTGCTGAACCGTATCATCGACCAAGCTGCTGGGGTGACTCGGGCCGTTAGTCAGCTTGAAGACGAGCCTGAGGCCGCGCAGGGGGCGCTCGCCGAAGAGCTGAAGAAAGAGCCCATCGAGTTCCATGAGCATGACGAGCAGCGACAATTGCTTGCCGAGCTATCAGTGATCCAAGATCGGTGTGGGCTCGACCAATGGTATGCGGAGACTCAGTCTCGGAGGGAGGGGATTCGGGACCAGGCCCTGCGCAATGAGCTGTACGACGAGATTCGGCGTAAAAGGGGCACCCTGACAGCAGTTTTTGGCAATCAGTCGAACTGACCGGTGTATTGGTCGGTTATGGAAAAGGACCGACTACTTTACACCATCTGCTACATTGATGTCGAGACCACGGGCCTCGATGAGGATGTGCATGAGATCACCGAGATAGGCGCCATTCGCGTGAACTACCCGCGAGACTTCTTCGACGGGGGCGAGCCCGAAGAGGTCAGCCGCTTGTCAGTCAAGGTCAAGATCAAGGGCGTCGTCGACCCCAGCGCAGGCTATCTGAACCATTTCGACTCTGAGGTGTGGGCTACGGAAGGGGTCGAGCTGCACGAGGCCATGTACAAACTCTTCCCGCTCATCAAGGAGGCCAACCTTGGTGGTTGGAACGTGGACTTCGACCGACGACGCATCTGGAATGCTTTCCGTCGGTTCAACTGGCAGTGGCCCTCCGGAACCGGCCACCGTTTGCTGGACGTGCAGTCACTCGCTCGACCTTTCATTGCGGCCTACTTCCGAGAGGAGAGGCACTTGCGCAAGATCCGGTTGGAGGAAGTAGCCAGAGCGATGAAACTCGTCGACCGCGAGAATGAAGACCAGCTGCACTCGGCTCTGTTCGACTGTGAGCTGGCTTGGAAGATCAACGACCTGCTGGCGCATGCCTACTACCGAGGAACTCTTGAAACAGGGTTGATCACTTTACCGTCACAATCGGCGACCCCTCTCCCAGTAGAAAATGTACCTGACCCTTCAGCCCCGCCCCCAGTAGAAAATGTACCTGACCCTTCAGCCCCTCCTGATCGGGACACCCTTGCATCCGGTCTTACACCAGTTGTAGGTAAGCCTGCGACACTGCCGTGAGGCCGCTCCCTTCCATTCAGAGGACTAGGCGTCCAGGAGCCACCTGGGTGGGGGCCTGTCCAAGGCCGTCTGCATCGGGTGTGGTTGTCAAGGTATTTGGTCAGCCACACAGCACCCAAAATCGGACACAAGCGAATGATTTTCTTGTGGCCTCGCTTCATGCATGGGTATCGCCGCGCGGGTTGCCGCTCGCTACAAGAGCAAGAAGACGACCGACAAGGGCAACGTCATCTACGAGTATAGCACTGCTCAGGTCCAGCATCGCAACCGCGAAAAAGCTAAACGCCTGGAAAAGCTGGAGTCCAACGTCACCAAACTGCGGACTCAAGTTGAGAAGGACCTCAGCGCCAAGGACGTCAAGAAGCGGCAGACCGCACTCGCGGTGGGCCTCATTGATCATACGTTTGAACGAGTGGGGAACGATGAAAGCGCTGACGAAGGTCACTTTGGCGTCACCGGCTGGCAGAAGAAGCACGTCACGTTCTCGGGCGGCAAAGCGACCCTTCAATACATCGGCAAGTCGGGGATCGAGCAGGAGAAGACCGTCACCGACCAGAAGCTAGTCACCGAGCTGAAACGGGCCGCAGACGCCTGTGGGGACGATTCAGACTGCCTGCTGGCGGATGTGAGCGCAGAGGACGTCAACGCCTATCTCAAGCCCTACGATGTGACAGCCAAGGACCTGCGGGGCTTCCATGCCAACCGGGTCATGCGAGAGAAGCTCCAGACCGCGCGCAAGGGTCAGCTTCCCAACGACAAGAAGAAGCGAGAGGAGAAGCTCAAGGCTGAATGGAAGAAGGCGCTTGAGGCCACGGCCAAAGCGGTGGGGCACGAGCCTTCAACGCTGGGTAACCAGTATCTCGTGCCGGGACTCCAGGACGACTTCATGAGGGACGGCGTGGTCAGCGAGCCCGGCAGCAAGACCGCAGGCGTCGTCAAGCTCGACCTCGCGTGGGTCGAGAAGATGCGCAAGGACTTCTTGACCCTGCTCAAGAACATCCCCCACATCAAGACCTTCAAGGAGGCCCATCGAGTCCGCGAGGGCCTTCGGGTCTACCGCGAACAGTTCGACAAGCTATTCCACGAGCGGTTCCTCCGGCACACCCTCAAGTACGACTACGAGGACTACGGGATCAGCGAGGACTACGCCAAATACTACACCAAGCAGTTGGGTACTCCGTCGTGGGACTTCTACATCGCGCTGGCAGAGATGCCGATCGGCTTCGTGGACGACTACTGGGACGAAGACCGCCTGATGGCCCGCTTCACGCAGGAAGCCCCCAAGTGGGAGACTCGCCTCAAGCGCAAGGCCCAGAAGTTCTGGAAGGTACTCCGAGACGTGCTCCAGGACTTCAAGAACCGGGAGCGGGAGATCCAGGTCAAGACCCTGGACGTGGAACAGGTGACGCTCGAAGGGTTCCGCGTCCAGGTGCGGGGGTTCGACCCGAGCGACGACATTGACGTCGAGTCACTGGAGGTCTTCAAGAAGGGGCTGAGGATCTACCGACGCAACGCGGCGGCTCGCTACCCCCGCTTGCTCAAGGACCAGGTGCCGATCGTCTACGACTGTGAAGTGAATCTGGACAAGGGCGGGACCTACAGTCACAGCGGCCTGATCACGTTCTATGCCTCGGCGGTCATCAAGGAGCCCCCCGCTCGTGCCGCCCACATCCTTGCTCACGAGATGGGGCACCACGAGTGGCGTCTGCTCGATGGGAAGGCACGGGAGTTCTGGGAGACGGCCATCGCAGGCGACTACGGCGACATCGACCTAGCCGAAGTTGTAGCCAAGTGGCCCAGGGGGGCGTGGGCCTTCGACTTCACCAGGTACATGGCCGACACCGACCCTGTACTAGCCCTTCAGATGGAGGGCCTCGTCCACAGCCAGAACCACGAAGAGCTGAACACCAAGGAGGACTTCCAGGCCCTGTTGAGCAGCGGCCAGCGGACGCTGCGGGTGCCCAAGACGCCCATCACGGGGTACGCCAACAAGAACCCCCAGGAGGCGTTCTGCGAGGCTGTGGGTCTGCTGGTGGCCTACGGACCCCGGGCCCTCCACGAACGCGTACGCGGCTGGCTGGGCATCATCCTGGGCAACGAGGTCAAGGTCGCGGCCCGCGTGGCCGCCCGCTACCGCGCGGCCTTTGACGGCTCGACGCCGTTCGGACCGATGGACCCCGACAGCGTGATCAAGCGGGCCACCCTGGCCCATCGCGTGGCGCGCCGCTTCATCGCCGACAGCTACGGCGACCCGAAGACCTACCTCGACGCGATGACCGAGGCGCTCCGACGCTACCAGATGTACCGTGACCTCTTGCCGACGATGCGCAAGGCAGAGCGGTGGGTCGACCAGAACCCGGGCGTGCCCCCGGGCACCGCCCTGACGGGGGACGGCGAGCTGGACAAGGTGCTGCACAACTTCCGGATGTTCCTCGTGAAGTATGCCTACGCCGTCCAGGCCATGTATCCGACGATGTGGCGCGCAGGCGGGTCCAAGGTCTTCCTTGCGCTGCTCCAGCAGTACAGCTTCTCCGACCGGCGCCTACGGTCAAGGGTCGAGCAGGGGGCCAAGTTCTATGGCAAGACACGCTCCAGGAAGCCTCGGCCCGCCCAGTCTGTAGCCGTCTTCGACAAGGCGTTCACCCAGTATCTGGAGCACCTCGAAACCATCCGCGATGCACTGAAGAAGGGCGTCCCTCATGGTGCTGAAGGTGCAGCCCAGGCGAAGATCCCCGCGGGCCCCTTCACCCTGGTCAACACGGGCGGCTTCGACGACAAGACGATGGATCTCGTCGCCAAGCTCGCCGTCAAGGCCGCGGGCCTGCTCAAGCAGCACGGGTACGGCCGTGCCGTCTACGGCGACATCCACATCAGCAACACGGTGGGGCGGTCGTCAAAGGTGTTGGCATTCTACTCGGTCAACACCGACGAGATGTTCGTTCGGGCCAACCTCAAGGGGAAGTTCGACAGCGCGCTTCACACCATCCTGCACGAGCTGGGGCACCGGTACGAGAAGTTCGTCGCTGCGAACGACATCCGCGCCATCTACCGCCGCCTGAGCAACCAAACGTCGGACCAGCGCCGGTCCTCCGACCTGAAGTACCCCAAGGAGGGGGAGACCGCCGTCGAGCGCGGCAAGACCTTCGTCGTGTCAGGCACCGAGTACACGGGACGTGGCGTCCGCGTGAATCTCAGGCTTCAGGACGACGCGACCAAGCAGTTCCACACGACAATCGACGGCTGGTACGCGATGACCGGCCAGGTCAGCCCCGCAGGCGCCTTCATCAGCAAGTACGCCCGCACGGACCCGAGCGAAAACTTTGCGGAGATGGTCGCCCACCACTGTCTTGGCACGCTGCCCCAGGAGCAAGTCGAGCTGCTCGAAGCGATCATCTGACGGTTCCATCTATGCCCCGCCCTTGTGCGTGGCATCCCTCGACGAGCTGGAACTCTTGGACCGCAGCATCGCTGACCTCGACGCCCGTTGGGAGCGCAACTTCAAAGCCTGGACTCGTCGACGAAACCTCCAAGAAACGGCGGTTGCCTACCTCGGCAACAAGTGTCAAATCTGCGGTTACGGCACGTGCATCGAGGCCCTCGACTTCCACCATGTCGACCCCCAAGAGAAAGATTTCAACATCAGCGACCGTATCACGAGCTTCGAGGCCATCAAGCCCGAGCTGGACAAGTGTGAGCTACTGTGTTGCCGTTGCCATCGCGAAGTCCACGCGGGGATGCATCCGACGCATCTCGTCATGGAAGACGAGGACCGATCATATGATCCAGGAAACTTTCCCATGGCTGCTATGGGCTGATTTCTTGAACGTTTCAGGATAGAATCATGACGTACGATTACCGCATTGCCGCCGTTACGCTAGAAGAAAAAGGTACTGGGTCGTATAAGGTTTTTGGACCCTATGCCGAGATGCAGAGGATCATCCCGCTGCTGAAAAAGCAGAAAAAGTGGCGGTACAACGGTCTTGACAAGTCGTGGGAGAGTCGTGACTTGGGACCTCGCCAGCTGGCCAAGGTGAAGGAGGCCCTAGGGCTTGCCCCCGCTGCCCCCGCTGCCAAAGCCTCCCCTCGAGTGTTCAACAACTTCGTCGAGAAAGCCCTTAAAGTACAGGGCCCCAAGGGCAGTTTCGATTTCGATCGGAAGGGTGAAGTCCTCACCCTCAAGCTGGTGGGAAACCCCACACAGGAAAAGGGCCTGATGGAGGTCTTGGCTACGGCACGGAAAGCGGGCGCCGAGGGTAACTACCCCTACCTCGAGATGACTTCCGCGGCATTCAACGCTAAAGCTGGGAAGGCTCTTCTTGAGCAACTTTCCAATTTGAACGCGGCCGTTGAGGAGGCCCTTAAAGAGCGTGCAGTGGCGAAGGCGCTCTTGGGAAACATGCTGCCTTTCCAGGCATTAGGTATTCGAGGCAAGTTTACAGACACAGTTACCTGGGAAGGGGCTACTCGCCCCTACGCCGAATTGTTCAAGAGCAACAAGTTCCGGTGGACCGGATCTCATTGGGACGCAGCCCTAGTCAAGGGCCTACCCTCTCGTGTCGAAGCCATCATTGACCGGTTAAAGAGTGACGCCCAGGAAGCGGATCAGGCTGCCACCAAGCTGGGTCTCCCTCAGCTGTACCCGAACCTGGAGATCAGGGTATTCACTGTCGACGGGTACATTCGATTCTTGGGGGACCTCCGAAAGTACAAGGATGGCCTCTATTCAGCTGGGCTGTTGTGGGACGGCTCCTATTGGGAGGGGAACCTAGCCAAAGTTGATGTTGATGACCTTCAGAACGTTCTGAAGGCCATTGAAGCGGACGACACTGCCGAAACCACTGACAAGGGTCCGGCTAAGGTGCGTAGGGGTCGCCCCAACCAACGCGGCGACCACTGCCAAGACTGCGGCGGGTGGGTTGAACCTGGAGACGGCATCATTGAACGGGTCCTTGACGAGGACGACGACAGGATGATCTGGGTCGTCTACCACCGGGATATTGAGGTTTGTCAGCAGACCAAGACCCGACGGCGGCAACAGCGTGAGGAAGAGGCCAAGCGGCAACAAACTAAGCGCCAAGCTGAGCGCGCACTACGGGATTATGCCATCAAACAAGGCAAGTCCCCCGACCCCAACAACAAGCGGGTCACGCTCAAAGGTCGTCGAATCTACCTCGACGAGACAGCGCTCGCCTATGGCGGGGGCTACTGGGTTGTCATCGAGCCCGGCAACCAGTACTTCTGGTACGTCATCAACAACGGCGCCGATGGCGACGACTGGTCTCGCAACAACGTTTCCACCGGAGGCGCGGGCGCTATCGGGTATCGCGTTCCCCTGACTGAAGAGGCCAAGCAGCAGATCGAGATCATCTCGGGTGAGAAGATTTAGTCCACACTTTGAGGCTGGTCTAAAGCCCCGTGAACACTCATTTGCAGCCGATGTGCTCCTTGCAACGCCACCGGTAGCTCCCGGTGTTGGACATTCCGGAGTCGCGGTGAACCGCGTATTTGGTGCAGCCCCTGACCCCACACTTGTATGGGTGGATACGTGGGCTGAGCCTACCCCCAGCTTGCCGGCGACGATGTCCTAGCACGCCCGACCGATGACGGTACACGGGGATCGCAGACCCAGGCGGACTCTCGACCTGCTCCCATTCGGTTTCAGAAGGGACAGGGGCTCTCATCCGCCGCCCTCACTCAAGCAGTAAGGGCCGCTCTTGCGGGGGTTCCTGTAGAAAACATAGTACTTAGTCATTCTGGTCTCCCAACGATCACCAGTTCGCCCACGGGACCACGGCGGTCCCCCTTCGAGTTGATCGCTCGTCGCGCCTGGATTTCGTGCAGCTCAAAGCCAGCGTAGAGCCGGCGGACGAGTTCGCAGTCAGAGTTTGAGGCTACGACGGTCACTCCTCGTTCCACGAGTCGCCGGCACGCTGCGACGAGCCTCGACTGGTCGTCAAGCGTGAACCCACCCTGGGTGTACCCGTCGCTGAAGTTGCTGGTTGGCGAGAGGGGCACGTAGGGTGGGTCGAAGTACACGAGATCGCCCGGGCGCGGCCACTCGCAGATTTCCCAGAAGTCCCCAAGGTGAATCTGGGCCCAGCGGTTCAGCTCGCGAGAACAGGCGTGAATGGTCTCTTCCTTGTAGACCAGCGGTGGCTTCTGGACCCACCTCTCCCCCTTGGGGTCGCCGTAGGGAACGTTGAACTTCCCCTGCTTGTTGACCCGCCACAAGCCGTTGAAGCAGGTCTTGTTGAGGTAGATGAACCGGATGGCGCGAGCCACGGGGTCGAGGTCCTCGGGGTCGTAGCCCCGAAGCATCATGTAGGTGTCCTTGTCGACGGTGAGGCCCTGGAGGCCGCGCACCAGCTCGTCAGGGAAGTCGCGCACGATCTTGTACGTCGTGATCAGGTCGGGGTTGACGTCGTTCAGGACCGCGTGCTCGAACCGCTGCTCGGTCGCGAGGTGAAAGAAGAGGGCACCCCCGCCGAAGAACGGCTCGTAGTAGGTCCGAATCGTCTCGGGGAAGAACGGCAGGATCTTGTCCAGCAGACCGCGCTTGCCGCCGGCCCATTTGAGGAAGGGGCGGGCACCCTTGGCTTTCGTGCTAGCCATCTTCGTCCATCATCTCCCACAGGCGCTGGGGTTGGTCGTCCTCCAGCTCCTTCACGATGTCGGCCACAGGCTTGTAGCTGCGACGGTGCTGCGGCGTCGGCCCCAGCTCCCGGAGCTTGGCCTTGTGTTCGGGGGTGACGTAGCCCTTGTTCTCGGCCCAACCGTAGCCCGGAAACTCCTTGCCCAGCTTGACCAGCTCTCGGTCGCGCCAGACTTTCGCCATCACGGACGCCAGGGCACACTCAGGGACGTCCATGTCGGCCTTGGGTAGGCTGATGACGGGGTGGTCCAAACCCAGCTCCAGAAGTCCGTCGACGACCACCAAGGCGGGCACCTCGTCGGGGACGGCTGCGATGGCTGCGGCAAGGGCGTTGCAGAAGGCCATGCGTCTCGCCGTCGCGGGGCCCATCTTGTCGACCTCCCACGCCTCATAGCGGCAGACGGTGGTGAAAACCTCGGGATGCTCAGAGTAGGCGCTCCACACAGCCTCGCGCTCGGCCTCCGTCATCTGCTTGGAGTCCCGTACACGTTCGTCGTCCCAACCTGTGGGCGCGGCCACGGCTCCTACGGCCAGGGGCCCCGCCATGCAGCCCCAGCCGACCTCATCCGCGCCAACGACCCACCCTGGGTGGCCGTCCACTCGGGCGTGGCCTGTCTTTCGTCTCATGCTGGTCACGTTACACCGTTCAGTCGGGAGCCCGAATCCAGTACCAGTCCCGAGGCCAGTCGTCCCCCTCGCCGATCACCTTGTAGTCGTCGAAGTCGGTCACGATGCTGTAGCCCTGGTGGGTCTCGACATGGCCGTATCCGGTGCGGGTCAGCTGACCCTTGTCGCTGTGGCGCAGGATGATGATGCCGGCCCGCTTGTAGACGGTGAAGCGGGGGTCCTCGCTGCTCCAGGTCATGGCTTCTTCTTCTGATGGCGGACTTCCCAAAGCAGAAGGGCATTCGAGGTGACCACGATGCCCCCCAGAAGGTTGTTCGAGATTTCGAGCCCAAGGACCATCTTGAGCATCATGACCGAGGTCATGACGATGAGCGGGATGCCCAGAGCAACTTTCACTCTCCCAGCTCCATCGCGAGGTCGAAGTTCTCGCGCTCGCTGTTGTGGGCTTGGGCCGGGCGTAGGCGCTCCTCGATGGTCGAGAGGTAGTCGGGGTTCAACTCGATGCCCTGGACCTTTCGACCCATAGCAGCGGCTACGGCAAGAGTCGTCCCGCTGCCAGCAAAGGGATCAAGAATGAGGTCACCAGGGCGCGACGTGGCCATGATGCAGAGTTTGGCCAGCTCTTCGGGCATGACGGCAAAGTGTGCGCCGGGGTAAGGCGCCCCATGGATGGTCCAAACGGACCGCTTGTTGCGCATTGTGTGCTCGCCCGAGCGTATTCGAGCGGCGAGTCCGTCGAGCCCCGTATTGCCCCCGTTGCCCGCACCATACCGCTCGCTGGTGTCGTAGTGCGCCGTGGTGCGCTGAGCGTTGGTTTCGGCCAGGGGCTCAGCGATGGCCTCCCAGTCGTAGTAGTACCGCTCACCCTTGCTGAAGAGGAACAGGTGCTCGTGACTGCGGGTGGGGCGGTCCTTGACTGACTCGGGCAGCCCCGCGGGCTTGCTCCAGATGACCTCGGCCCTGAGCAGAGCGTGTTTCTTGAAGGCCAGCGCCACCTGCCAGGGAATGCCTTGCAGCTCGCGATCGTGGTAGGTATCGCCCAGGTTCAGCCACAAGACCCCATCAGGCTTGAGTGTCTTCATGGCCGTGGCAAGGACCCGCACGAGCCGTTTGATGTAGACGTCCGGCTTGGGCTCTTGGCCTAGTTGAGCTTCGTGCCCATAGTCCCGCTGCCCCCAGTACGGTGGCGACGTGATGATCGCTTGAACCGACTGATTGGGAACCTTTTTGAGGAGACGGGCGGCGTCGCCGACGAGGATGGGTGGGTTAGGCATTCCTTGTCCCAGGAGTGTCCCGGCAGAATGGTAGCTGATGTGAACTTACACCGCCAGCCGGCACTTACACATAACTGCTTGACTTTTTTGGCAAAGGCAATGGCCTCGTTGACGTTGGTGTCGGCGGGGAGGTACAACTCGATGTCATAGGTGATCTTCATGGGCCGCACGGTAAGCAGGGCTACCGAAGTGGGCCAAGAAACGGGCTACAGTCGGATCTCAGATTGGTGGATCTTCATAAACAGGGCGACGGTCCACGATGCGGAAGTCGGGCCAGAAGACCAGTTGATGCCCGCTCTTGACTCGAACCGTCTTGCGTTCCACCGAAGTGGGGTCGTCAGGCTCGGCAAGGTGGGCCCAAAAGGTTGGATGATGAGGCTCAACGGTCACGTCCCAGAAGGGTGGCTCGGTCTCGGCGCAGTAGCACCCCATGCAGATGTAGCGTCCGTCCTTCATGTAGACGAACCCCTCGTGGTTGCCCGCTCCTGGGCACTTGCCCGGTTGCAGTTCGTCCTGGTCGTAGGGCTCATCCAACTCATCGAGGTACCGAGTGGTGGCGCAGGTCTCACACACGAGCATGTAGCCGGTGTCGTCACGCATCAAGATAGCGCCGTGCATCATGGGCGCGTCCCCAGACGCTTGATGGTAAGGTACTCACCCGCGCCCGCACAGATGTCGAGGGTGACCTTTGCACCCATCTCCCTCATGAATCCTCGACCAAATTGAGGGCCATGCGACGGATGTTAAGGCAGGTGCGGTCGCCAGCCTTGACGGCCTCGCGACACACCTTGGGGCGCTGGTCGTAGACAGAACACGAGCAACGGCCTCCGCCCTTGACCTTCGCCAGGATCCACACGCGCTGACCACCCTTGAGCGACCCGGCCGTCTCCAATGTCACGTGACCCTCGTCGATCACGGGCTGGAAGAACTGGAACGCCGCCGCGTTCTGAAGGGGCTCATAGGTGGGGCCCACGACGCCCAGGACCTTGCGATCCGTGCTGCGAACGACCGCGCGGTTGGGCAGCTTGACGTCGTTGCCGTCGACCTTGCAGTAGGTCGGCTGCATTGAGACTGTCCAGTCGAGCCCCGCGAGCTTGATCGCCTCCTCGATGGTGGGCGGGTTATCCAGGATGGTGCCGAGCCCATGCCACGGAACCTCGCGGACGCTGAAAGTGCTGGCCTGGTTGTTGACCGTCTCGATTTCGTGCATTTTCTCAATTCCGGGTGGGGGGTTGGAACCTATTTGTAGCTACACCGTTGAGCTGAATTTGGAGCTACAAATTCGCCTGGCACCATAAGTGTGCAGAATCGCTGGTGCCGGGTGCCGGATGATGGTTGTGGCATGTATGTACCCCCATACGTGCCACAACCATCATCCGGCATCACCATCACCGCTTTCAACAAGCTCGCCCTAGAGTATGCCCAGCGCTGCTCGAAGATCTGCAAGGGCGTCATCAGCGGGGGTTCCCCTAGGCAACACTCAGATTGCCTTAGGGTACTTCAAGAAGCTGACCGAGATCCTGAAGATCGCGGTGCGCTTCAATCGGACCCACGGGGGCAAGGTGGTCAGGCTTTAACCATGGCCGACTTACTGAAGAAGAGCAGTTTCAACGCCATCGCCTGTCAGTACGCCGAACGCTGCCAGGCTATCTGCGAAGGAGTTACCTGCCCTGATCCTGACGGGTATGGCTGCCGGTTCTATGTTTCCCTGGAGGGACATTCAGCCGCCATCGTCTACTTCGAGCTGGGTATTCTCACTGGTGGGCTATTCACCCCTGAGGGTTCCATCGGTCTAATGACCGCCCCCACTGTGGATTCGGAGACGGCCCAGTCGTTCTTCCGGAAGATGGTCGAGCTGGCCGAAGTGGTGGCTCAGTTCAATCGGGACTACGGTTCCCAAACGTTCGAGGCATAGGGCCTCCGTTCAAAGGAACGTGTGGACCCCGAGGTAGGGGACGTTCTGGGCGCCCACCTTGGGCGCCTGGGCCACGTACCCTACCTCTTGCAGGTTGGGAGCCCGAGGGTCACTGCTGGCGGCCCACTCGTCTTCTTTGGTAAACAGGCCCCGTAGGGACCACTTGAGCTTGTCGCCCGCCTGGTAGTCGACCTCGACAAGAGGGCCCGCTTGTCGGGACGCATACGTGTACCGCTCATAGGTCCGAGTCGACATGATCCAGGAGCCCGAGCACAGGACGATATACTCATATTTCGGCTGCTGGCCGGTCATGGCCGTCAGCACATCAGAATCTTCGGTGGACCCCACGAGCGCGAACCCCGCGCCACGGCCGCCGTCAACAAAGCCACAGTGGAAGCCGTCGAGGGGATGGTTTACCCACCGGAAGCCCTGTCCTCCGGCCCAGCCCGCGGCGATGGCCGCTGGCTCAACGCTCACGGGGTACGCAATCCCCTTGACAAACACCACAACGTCGCGAGTGCGGAAGACCTCAGGCACACCTCAACCGGCTGATAAACTCTTTACTTCTTCTGTTTTCCGAGCTTGAAGTATTCGCAAGCTTGACAAAACCCTTTGAGAAAGCCGTAAGCCTCCTCAACGGTGTGGCAGAATCCTAGCTTCGCCCCCACCGCGTACCCGGGGTAGTGGATCACGTCGGGTACAAATACCATAGCAGAATCGACGAATGACACCTCTAGGTGAAGCTCCTCAGCGAGCTGCGTCACCCTTCGGCATATGTGAAATTTATCAACTGTTGTCATGTCAGTACTCAGTAGCGCTGTGCTTGGGCACAGTTAGTGATTATTTAACCGTCTTGGCTTTTGAACAGGAGCACGAGCCCCACACAAGAGCCAAAGTCTCGCCACCGCCGCACCTTATGTAGTAACAGATCCAGCTCGCTGGTGAGGCGGACCTCCGACACCCTAGTCATGTGTTCCAACCCGTCGAAGACAATCAGGGTGGGCTCCAGGATGCCGCTCGAATAGGCCATAGCCAGCAAGCAGAGCACGGTATCAAGCTGATCCGCGGGGCCCGCCAACACATCCTCAACGTGAGCCCACTCTAACAGCTGGCGGTCCACACCATCAAGGTCATGGTTGTGCAACCACCGAAACAAGGCCGCGTGGGTCTGCTTGGGAAGCTGGGGCTCACTCAACCGGAAACGCAGATCCCAAATCCCACTCAGAAGGTGGGCCAGGTTCGCCGAACGATCGACCAGCTCCTGTAACTCAGAGCTGATCACGAGGTGGGGGGCCCTTGCCAGGGACCATAGCAGCTCCCCTGTGTCCCCTGTGGCTAGCTTAACAAACGTTTTGATGAACCCCTGGTTGAGCCATTCGTCGGACATGACAACCGACCACTCGATCCCTTGGAGGGCCCGAGTCAGACCGGGCGAGTCGCTGTCCAATAGAGTGAGAACCGATTGCTGAGCTGAATGGAAATAGTCGAGCCATGTGCAGACTTGAGTCTCACACGACGTGAGCCTCAGATCCGACCAGTCTAGCTCTTCCTCCACCATCATGCCCATTGAACCTTGTCCCGACTCATTGAAGCTAATCTACCTTGAAATGCTCGTCCAAGCGGACTTCAACCATGCGGTCATCGTCTTGGAAAGAGACGATCAAAACACCATCGATATCCTTCTTGAGCTTGTACTCCCGAAGCCTTCCTAGCCGCCGGACTACCTCGATTCCCATCAAGGCGTGAACCCCTGTAGCATATGCACCTACACTAGACGCGCAGATCCGTTCTAGCAAGGAAATGGGGATCGCTTCGACGAATTCCTTCAGCTCGTCGGGCGTCATATCCTGACCTTCCAGAATGATAGATAGGAGACCCGCGAGATCGTGCCCTTTCAGCTCCTCTAACCAACATTCTAGGAAGGTTTTGACGGTTGCGACTATTAGCTCGGCTAGTATCTCGATGGTTGTGTGCTTTCCGTCAAGTTCCTGGATCCTGGGTTGCATTTTGAAGGTCGTCTTGGCGCTGGCGACTTTCAACGCTTCATGAATGTTGAGAGGGTGGTTCCTAACGACCTTGATGGCCTTTGACGGTCGAACCTCGTTCCAGACGTCCTCCAGTTCCTCATCTGTCGCCATTGAAGTCCTCGGTTAAGAGTCTGCGGTTCAGCCACTCAGGGACGGGAGTGTCAGAGCCGAAGCCATATGCGAGCCACCGTTCAGGCTCGTTTCGAAGTTGCAGGATACGACCCCCCAATAGCAAACGTTGAACGGCTTCCTGAATGGCCTGAACTGTCTGAGTATTCTTCCTGTGTTTGCGGACGAAGGCTCGGACAGAACCTCTCATGTGGGCAACGACCCACGCCCGAGCAACCGGGGGGCAAAGGAAGTAAACCCTTTGCTTGTCTCGACCAGCTAGCCATAAAGCAGTCACGAAGACCGCCATGAACCGTTTGGGATCCAGTGCCACATAGGAGTAACCCCTAACCCCAGACTCATACTGACGGTAGAAATAGGCCTGTATCTTGTTGGGGGGGCTCCCAACCAAGGCTTCATGGAATCGCTCAAGCACACTTCTTCTGTACACCGGAACAGGCAGCAAGATTTATTTATGGGCCGACACAAGCATGAAGCAGTTATCGAACGCCGAGCTGGTCAGTCTCAAAAACCGTTGCCAGGTAGCGGTACGTCGGGGATATACTGTGGGGCAGGCGTCTTCATATGCCCGGCGTCTTGCTGGAGAGATCCAGGGCCAAGTTCCAGCAAGAGTGAAGCAGGAGTCTCCCGAACACGTCCTCTGGCTCCTCTGGCTTTGCAAGAAAGTTGAAGAAGCCCGGGCAGGTAAGCCCATGCCGCCCATGCCGCCCATGCTGCCCAAGCCTGGCGTTTCTTTACCTCTACCTCTACCTCTACCTCTACCTCTGCCACCTCCACCTCCGGCTCTTGAACCGGAGTTTAAGAATGAGGAGAATGTGGTCGAGGTTACAGAAGCCGTCGTCGTCGAAGAGACGGTCGGCGACGAAACCGGCGACGACGACGATGGCGATGTTGCTGCGGACCTCATCCCTGAGGATGAGGACTTGGATGGGATGACCAAGACCGAGCTATACGACGTTGCCCAGACGATCGAACTGTCGGGTCGCAGCGGCTTGGACAAAGAAGACCTACTTGCCGCTCTGAAGGTCCGACGCAACCGTAGCCGGACCCGACGCCAGTAGCCTCAAGCACACACTTTGTCGCGCCACGCCTGAAGCAGCGCCTTGCGCGTCTCGGGCCCCACGCCATCCTCGTTGATGCCCGCGAGCATCTGGAAGATCTCGACCGCTTGCCCTGTCTTGCGGCCCCAGATGCCGTCAACACCATCGTCCTTGGGGCCCGAGCGTCCGAGGTCATAGCCCATGTCAACCAGGACCTGCTGAACCTCATCGGTCTCATAGAAGTCGGGCTCACTATCATCCGTCGGGGGGGCAACGTTCGCCCACTCCTTCAGCTCGGAGGCGAAGTCGGGAAGGTCGACCTCGAAGAGGCGCTCGATGACCGGGCGGATCTTGTCGTACCGATGAGGGTAGATGCTGATGCGAGGGCCAAAGGTCAGCTCCTTCAGGATGGCGATGCACCAGTCGGGACTCCACTTGGCCGCTCCTGTGCTTTTGACGGCCTTCTGGAGGCCCTTCGAGGCGTGGCTGGGATTGTTGGCCGCGAACGACAGAAACGCCGCCCTGAGGGCTCCCACCCACTTCTCGTCGGGGTAGCCGTCGAACAGCACCCGTTGAGCATCCTTCGTCGCGAAGGACCGCACTCGTTGCGCCGTGTAACTCACCTGAATGCGGTCGGCCTCTGGCTGGGCCAGACACTCGGCCATGCACTTGCACCAAAGGCGGGCGTGGGCCTTGGACACCTCGTCCCACGAGCCCCGCTTGCCGTTCGAGTTGAGCAGGAAGGTATGCTGCTGCTCAAGCAGCTCATCAACCTCGTTGCTACCCCGGAAGAAGCGCCACTTGGTGCCGCTTTTGCGCCGGAACCCAACCTTACTAGACACCATGGCCGGGCGTAGGGCGTCGAGCAGACCCTCGTCTTGGGTGGCAATGGCACCTAGGAGCTTCGAGGTCAGGAAAAAGCTTGCCTCACACCACTGAAAGTAGCCGACCGAGATGATGCATCGGTCGTACATGTTGACGGCGTTCCCTGACCCACCCTCAGTTTGGGTAATGACCGCCATGATGCGGTCCTCTGCCGTTGGGTTGGCAGGTAGGCTGTACTTGACAGTCCCGGGGGTCCACGGACCTTCATAGTTGGAATACTTGCCCCATTTGAGAATGATGCTCATTTCACGGCCCCTTTCATAGGTATGTTTGGCCTTCACCAAGATCACCCGTAGGGTTAATCAAGGTCCCCCAGGCGCTCGAACGCCGTGGGTAGCTCTTTAGACTCTTTGCGGATGGCGTTGCACACGACATTTGTCAGCATGCCAAGCCGTTGAGGGGGCTCCTGGAACCGCACAAGGCCGTCGACGATCCGCTCTTGTTGCGACAGGGATTGAGCCAAAATCTGGTTTGCCCTGTCAAGAGACTCAAAGCGCTCTTGTTGCGCGGCAATTTGTTCTTTGAGAGCGTTGACCTGTTCTTGGAGTTCGACCGCGCACCGGAAAGCTCGGTGCTTGAACCAAACCGACACCATAATCGCAAGCAGGGCTACGGTGCAGGAAATGACCGACCATGACAGGCTTTCTAACATTGCCCCCTACATACACCGAGCCGGCCTGATAAAGCACTCATTGGCCGGGCCAGTCATGAACCACCGATTCCCGCCCTGCACCGCCACCTCGAAGAGGGAGTTGGCCAAGGAGCTGGAGGAGCGCGAGAGCATCATCATCGCGGCCGTACAGGCCGGTGAATACCAAGTCGATTGGAAGACCCTCACCATCGAAGAGGGCAGCCATGCTGTCGAGCTACACGTCTTCGCCGATGCTCTGAAGATCGATGGGGTTCGGGTCAATGCCAGTGCCCAGACCTGCCAGCACATTGCCGACCTCATCGGTGCTTGCTTGCTGACACCCAAAATCGCGGATCAGGTGTGGCTCCAGCGGGAGACCACGCTCTCCCCCCGCACCCAAAGCATCAACGCCACGACACCCGGCATGATCAAGCACTCGGAGGCCGTTGAGGAGCAACTCGAAGGGCAGACGGGGCTCCTCGATACCATCGGCAAGCTGTGGGTCCTCGACGAGGACATCTTGCGCAACCAGCGGCTCCCCCAGCAAGCCATGAACTATGGGTGGCACTTCGCCCCTGGGCGGAAGTGGGGTGGTATCAATGGCAACCCCACGGCGAGCCTCATCAAGGACCCCGAGACCCGTCAGTACGTCCACATGATCCAGTCCCGTGGATGGCACCATGACATCCACCATGTCGACTACTGTTTGGCCCCCTCAACTCGCGTTTTGACGGCTGATTTGTGTTGGGTCGACATCGCTTCCCTTGTAGAGGGGGATCAACTCATCGGATTCGATGAGAAGCTGTCAAGGCCGCACCTACGGCGAGCGACCGTTCAAAAAGTCACCCTCCTGGAGCAACCTTGCTTCGAGGTCGAAACGTCACGGGCTACGGTTGTCGCTTCTGCGGCACATAGATGGCCTGTGAAGGGAGCCGCCAGGGCTACTAACCGAGGGGTGGCCAACGGAAAGGCTTGGTCCAATACTCGCAGGTGTATGGGCTGGGTCGCGACTGAGGACCTCAAACCAGGGCAGCAGATCCCTTATCTCTGTGACCCTTGGGAGCAAGACACTTCCTGGGACGGGGCCTGGATGGCCGGCATCATCGACGGGGAAGGGTGGCTGAGTGGAACTACTTTTGGGGTAGCCCAGGAGGAGATTCATGCAGAGGTCCTGAACATCCGAAATGCTGGAGTTCGCCCGGTGGTGGGCATTCAGACCAGCACTGGTACTTTCATCGCGGAGGGGCTACTATCGCACAACTCACAAATCGTCCGATTGGTGGCCCGCGACTGCACTCTAGACGGCAAGCACGCAGACCTTGCCGACGTACTCAAGGGTGATCTAGCTTACCTGGTCAGCCACAACGGACCCCTGAGCTTTTCCCGACACCCGTTCGTCGAGCACGAGCACGTCGGCATGACCATCTTTGGAGACGCCTGATCATCATGGGACTCGGCGCTGAACTGATCCAAAGGATCGAGAGAGCGCTCGCTGCCAAGGATGGGCGGGCCCTCGAAGAGATTGCCAAGTGGGCCCGCACGAACTTCCGCTTCGAGTCAAGCAAGACGCCACGAGGTCAGAAGGACCTCAAGGCAGCCGCCCAGCGGTTCTTTGGCTCTTTGACGCTTGCCACGGGTTTGACCGAAGATGGGTGGAAGCACACGGCCGAGTGGTGGAAAAGTTTCAAGCGTGACGTGCCTTCCCTCGTACTCCACTTCAGCGCCGAGGGCGATCAGGCGCGTGGCAAGAAAGAGCAGGTGGTCGAGCTGAAGTTGAGCCATGCTACCTACTTCAACCGATCGGGCATGGCCGAGGCCACGTTCCGCAAGTACGCCAAAGCCGTTGAAGAGACGCTGGCCTCACTGAAGGGGTGGCGCACGAAAGCCCTGAATGGCAACCTGAAGGTTGTCTTCGTGGGTTCCCAGATGAGGGTGCAAGGCAAGTACCGCGAGGCCCTGGACGAGATGTGGGTCAAGGCCACTCCCAAGGTCCTCAAACGCTCGGGCGGCACCTACGGGAGCCCCGAGTACATCCTCGTGCATGAGCTGGGTCACCGCTACGAGCGTTTCAACTCGCTACCCACCGTGGGCTTCGGTCGGGATGCCGTGTGGCGCACGACACGCTACAGCTGGAACGACGGTGAGGACTTTGCCGAGCTGTTTGCTCTGGGGCACTTCAACATCCGAGGCCAGTGGGGGGAGAAACTCGACCTCTTTGAGAAGACGATGGCGGGTAAGACGGCCAACATCATCGAGGTGGGTAGGTGCAACCACCAAGCACTCACTCAGTGGTGGGAGCAAAAGGCCACAGACTTGACGTTTATCGACGCGGGGATTGCAGCTCGGGTTGCTGCCGAGTACACGAAAGGTAAGCCGAGCTACCCCCATCGCACGGACCGCGCTCAACCGACCAATGCGAACCTGTGGGACGACGTGCTGAACGTCGCGAGTGGTCGTCGCAACGAGCTGAGCATCGGGGACCGCACCATTCACGCACCCAACGAAGGACGTGGCTTCAGCAACATGCCCCAGAACCCACAGGGGATCAGCTGGGCCGTCAAACAATACAAAGGATTTGGCGGAGGCTGGAAGGAAGCCAGGAGGGTCACGGTAGAATTCCAAAATCGAGCTGGCCGCATCCTCGACGCAGGGGGCATCATGGCGGTCCCTCTGGGCAATGAGCAAGAGCGTCTGTGGATGGCCCGTCTGGCCCACACGGGGTACGCCGAGAAGATTGGCGAGAATGAGCGAGAGACCCTGTGGGTACGCACCGGAACCAAAAAGATCTCTGACCAGGGCATCCTGTTTCTGTCCAAGCTCAGCAATGGCATCAAGGGCAAGTTCGACCTTGACGCCGCCAAGGGTGCTTTGGAGCCGCTCGGGTTCAAGTTCGAGGACGCGGTGGCGGCCCTTCCCCTCGACTACTTCGGTATCAAGAAGGTGGTCAACCAGAAGCACCCTGAGCTCCCCTGGGACGTAACCGACAGCTCCCTCATCTCGCCTCGACGGGGAGCGGCCGCATTCGAGACCGAAACTGAGGCCCTAAAAGCGTTGAAGCGGGTCCAAGGGCTCTTCACGGCCAGCCCACCCAAGGGGCCCGCCCGCCCCAAAAAGGGCGAGCTGTACGCCTACTGGAAAAGTACCCGGGTCCGCCCCGGGTTCGACAAGAGCACCTTCGAGCTGGAGTGGGTCGTCAAGGTCTGGGTGGGCGTACCCAGTCTGCGCATCACGTCGCCCAAGGGAGTGGTTCTGGACATCCCCACGTTGGATCGGGACCTGCGCAAGAACACCAGCTCGGCCAGCTTTTGGACGTTCATTTACAAGAAGTGCGAAGGCCAAGCCTTGGCCCAGGCCAAGCTTCAAGAGCTGGGAGAGGGGGCCATCGAAGCGGCCAAACCCCAGCCCAAGAATCCTCGAGGTCTAGCCAACACAGGCACGTGTGGTGTTTGCGAGCAGAACGTCAAGCTCAGCAAGGGCCGCATCATGCGCCATGGGTGGAAGGTCCAGGGCAGTCGCTGGAAGGGCTCCTATGGTAACTCGTGGCACTCTGGACCGTGCTTTGGGGTAAATTACGAGCCATGGGAGGTCAGCTCCAGATCAGCCAAGGACTTCCTCAAGCACCTCCAGAAGGCCGTTCTACCGGTCGCCGAGGCACGACTGGGACAGGCCAAGCTCAAGCCCGATGTCCTGGTGGTCCGGGACTTCCGTAGTCAACCGCAAGAGTTTCCCCGCGGCGAGGAGAAGACCGCCACGCGATTCAAGTACGACGAGGCTTGGGGGAAACGGTTAGCGAGCGCTGAGGAAGAGCTGAAGGCCGTTAAGGACGCCATCCAATTCTTCGAGACACGGATTCAAGGCTGGAAAGCCCAACCCCTCCCTGGAAAGTGATTCATGGCATTCATCGGCATTAAGCTACCTGAGGGCGCAGCCCGAGTGCTGCACAGGATCGATGGCATCCCTGGCGACCGGGTTCCCCGAGACCACGCGCACGTGACCATGGTTTTCTTGGGGGATGAAGTCCCGTTTACAGTCCTGAATCGTGTCATCGAGGTGATTGCCAAGCTTGGTGAGACGACACAGCCCTTCCCCTGCTACACGAGCTTGGTCTCAACGTTCCCCTCCGATTCCGATTCCGACTCCGACACGGTGCCCATCATCTGTCGCGTCAACTCAAACGAGCTGCACGACCTGCAAGCTCGTCTGTGCAAGGAACTCGACAAGGCGCGGGTGCCCTACTCAAAGAAGTACCCCGAGTACAAGCCACACACGACACTGGCCTTTGCACCGTCCAAGAATGCCGAGGTCTGGCACGATCGAACCATTCCTACGGTGAGTTGGGGCGTCAACGAGATCACGCTGTGGGGTGGGGATGAGGGGGATGAGCGATTGGTCGTCACCGTGCCCTTCGCTCTCAAGCTTGAACTTCCCAAGCGGGTGGCCGCACGCTACCGGTTCAAGCATCTTCATCATCTTCATCCTTGCCACCATCTTCCTGGTCGTCGCTGCTGGATACCTCTTCATCGTCCCCGAGCGCATTGACCACCGATTCTCCGGCATCATACCCCTCACCATCGCTGCCATGTTCGCCTACTTCTTCGTCTGGCGTGATGCCCAGCGCTTGCTCCTCAAGCGCTAACGGGATGGTCGAAACCCAGTAGACGTCGCACTCACCGCCGCGAGTCGCTGCGGTCTCGCTCTCCAACACATAAGTCTTACCCTTCAGGCTACGAATCTTCCCGGCGCCTTCGAGCCACGCGATCCCCTGGCGCAACGTGTTGTCACCATACCCGTGTTGCTCACCCCAACGGTCAAGATCGTTCCAGGTTCGAAGAGTGTTGTCGAGGAAGACCCGGATCGGGCGAGTAGCCTTGACCCACCCCGGATGGTTCGAGGGGCTGGAAAAGTTGAAGCCACCGCGACAAGGCGGTTGTCGTTTCGTACTGGCCATTACATCATCACTGGGTGGGCCCTTTAGATTACACTGAACTAGCGGAAAGGGTTGCTATGATCAGCACCCAATGTAAGGACCCCGCAGTCAGGCGACACGCAAAGAGAGTTGAGTTGCTCATGTACGAGTTGGCGGCCGATGCCCGGGAGTCCTACCCGACGGCCTGGGAAAGACTTGCCAACGACTCGTCGACGATGGACACTTAGGCCATGCCCCGTGAAGACGACCTCCCGCTACTAAACCCAAGCATGCTAATGAGCGTGGCAGGGGCGCGGGAATTGGAGGCCGCTGAGGCTTTCGCAGGACGGCCCCAGGGGGTCCAACTCTACGCGGACAGCCATGACCGTCTGCGAGCCATCGACGACCAAGGTGCTGAAATCTCCCTGGACGACCTAGACGCGGGTAGTGTCGGAGAAGCTGACCCCGCCTTGGAGCAGATGTTCATGAACGGGGTACCAGAACAGTTCCGCGAGGCACATGCCAGGACCTCGGTCGATGCGATGCCGATTCAGTTTGACGCGGAGTTCAGTGAACCTGTGGGTGGTGCATCCACGCCCAACGAACGGGTGCGGTTCCAAGTTGGGCGAGAGAGCCCACCGGCCCGCCCCTTCTCTGGGGGCGTGCAATCCCAAGACGGGCTCGTAGTCTCTCGTATCAGGCCCAATGGCCAAGTCGAGCATGTCCCCCGCCCCCGAATCTCCGACGGCGCTGGGCGGCCCCTGGCGCCCGCTGTGCCTCGTATAGGCGGCTCTCAACCTCTCCCGACTCGAACGGCCGCCCAAAGCGCCCCGACACCCGCCGCCGTAGTAGGACCGTCGCTGTGGGAGCGCCTGGCGGACGACTAGTTCGGGGGGTCACTCTCTTTGCTAGGAGCCACGATCACTGAAATCTTCGCGCCGTTTTGGCGACTCATCTCGGCGTGGATGGCTCTCCCCAAACGAAGACTCACGTGCTGGAAGGCCAGTTTGGCGGTTTCGAAGTCCTCAACCAACTTGTGCAGATCGGGGTGGACCTCAGAATCACTGTCGTCGTGAACACGTTGATAGACGCTCGCCAACGCGATGATCAACTCCCGCCGGTTTACGTAGTCAGTAGCATTCTCGATCCTCTCGAAGACCTCGAGGAGCTGTGGGGGGTATTGAGGGTCTGGCATGGTCAAGCGTTGGCGGTTCGAGCCTTCCAGTCGGCTTCGAAGTCGGCCTCAGCTCGAACCTCGTCCAGCATCTGCTGGGTAGTGAGAGCCACGAGGCCTTTGAGGTAGTCGATCTGCCAGGATTTGAGCAGATGTTTCGGGGACTGGCTGTTCTCGCGTGGGTAGGCAATGAAGCCCAGGAGTCTGGAGTGGTTGAAGGGGGTCCACTCGATACGGGTAGCATTGATGCCAGTAGGGTTGGGAGCCTCGTTGGCGCCGATGTTCTGGTAGTGGCTCCCGTCCACCGACATCACACGGTCCACATGCCCCCACCAGGCGGTTTCGGGGCGTCCGGGGATGCTCCGGTCATAGATGGCGAGATCGCCTTTTTCGGGCAGCCAGACACCTGCCAGGACCTCGCTCTTTTCGTGCCACGTGGCCGACGCAATCGAATCGCACATCAGCTCTTTGGCCCCGGCTCGGTACTGGTGGGGAAGGTTAGGGGGGCTATCCACGCCCATCTCCAGGAGTGTTTGCGCGGCACACCAGCTGGCGAAGGCCGCACAATGATTACCCTTCTTGATTCCGAGGATCTTCCCACCCCGCACACAGTTTTGGAAGTACACGGCCACGTCCACGGCCGTGGGTGGGTTGACTCGGGCCATTTCTCGCTCAGCCACTTTCACGCACATCTCGCCAAACGTCATCATCTCCGATCCTTTCCGCTGGGTCCCTGAAGCTACTCTACTCCTCCGAACCCAGACACTCAAACGCCGTCGTGACCATCGTCGAGAAGTTGAAAGGCATTGGGCCGGTCCAGGATACGACTCAGGGCCCGCCCGAGCGCTACAGGCAAAGTCACACACTCGCGGCACCCTGTACCCTTGCAAGCGGGGTCTTCCCAGTTGCAACCGTAGGGGTCCTCCCCTTCCCCGTGGTAATGCCACCCCAACCTGAGCAGCCAGTGACCGGGGTGTTGGGGATCCGTGCGCGGGTCCCCAACACCGCCTCGTAACTGGGTCTGAAGGGTCTGAAGGGTCTGAAGGGCTTCTTGCAATCTGGTGGTCACAATATCGAGCCTTGCATCGAGGTTAGCACTTCGCTCACCATACCCCAATCGAGGATCTTTCGATGAGCCTACCCTCCGGTAGAGGAGAATCGTGCAGCTAGACCTTAGCCAACTGGGATCAAAAGAACTGAAGGACCTCTCACTGAAGGTAAAAACCGAGCGGGAACGACGGGGCAGGAAGAACCCCTTGAACCACCCCCCGCCCCAGTGGTCCATCCCCAAGAAAGCGGTCATAGGTGATCGACAGCAGCCATGATACTCGCCGCCAAGGCCGAAAGCGTTACTGACGCCTTCTCCTACCTCATTGGGCAGGGGGTCTTGGGTGTCATCTGTGTTTTGCTGATCATCGGCCTGGTCTATCTCTACAAGGACTGGAAAACGGCCCACGAGAAGCTGGCCAAGGCCGAGACTCAGGCCAAAGCTGACCGTGCAGAGGACCAGCGGCGGATGGCAGAGATCCTGAGCAACATCACGTTGTCATCGAGCGAGCTGGCACGTGAATCAACTCGTAGCAACGACTCGGTGAAGGCGGCACTGGACACACAGTCGTCGGCATTCGACCGTCAGGAGAGAGCGTTCGTTGAGCAAGCACGTACCCTTGACGGGATGAAGCGTTCGCTCGACGATCTGGAACGCGAGCAGGTACACCTGACGGCCATCGTCAAAGCGAACGGCAAGAACTGATGCTGAGGGATTTACTGAGGTGGATCATGGCAGTTTGGAACCGCATGTTCGGGAGGTCCATACCCATCGTTGAAGCGCCCTCCAAGACCGAGATGGACCATGCCAAACTCGCGTTCGAGCGCGAGATGAAGGCCGCTCTCGGGGCTGATCAAGAGCTAAAAGCGGCGGCCGACCGCTTGCGGGAGAATCGGGAACGGAGGCAGGAAGCCCTCCGCAAGTTGGAGGAGACATGAGCAAGTTCAAGGAGCCCCAGTTGTCCACGAAGGAGATCGCAGCGGCCCGCGCTGAAGTCAAAGCTGCGGTGGGAGGCTTGAATAAGCCCCCCAAGCCGGAGCCTCAGGACCCCGTAAATTCCGCCGAGGCAATGAGGGAGGGAGCTGAAGCCTTTCTCCAGTCGCTCGACAGCATCGACATGACACTCTTAGTGTTGATCAGCCGATTCCGCCGGTCGAGCCACATCCAGCTCGTGGTTGGCTCCCTGATGGCGGTCTCACTCCTCACGCTCGTCTATGTCACCTTTGTGCTGGTCGACATGGCACATGGGGTCAACACTCTAGTCAAGGATCAGAAGCAGGCCACGACCAAACTCGCTGAAACACGGACCAAGGTCGAGGAAACGCTATCCAAACTCGCCACCACCCAGAAAGAAGTCAAAGAAACCAAGGAGAGGGTCGAGCAGGTAGCTGAAGCGACTCCCAAGGTCGAAATCGACGAGGAAACGGGTAAGGCCAGCGTCGTTGTTCCCTTCAGCAAGAGCACTTCTGACCAGGGCCCGCCGCCGGTCCCCGCGCCAGCATCTGCACCCGCTCCGGCACCACCGCCGCGTGGGGTTCGGGTCCCGTTGGGTATTGACGCGGCCGAAGCGCTCTGAAACCTGCGTGCTCACACGGCGTAGTCTTCCAAGGATGGGGTCCAGCGATTCGCGAGACCTCGATTGGCGTCCACCATGAACAGGTGCCCCGTTGCTGCCTCATACCAGAACTCCACATCGCTTGGGGCGCCCAACTTCACGACGACCACATACTGGCCAGAGTAGAGACTCAGTTCGAGGTCAGTGATTCAGTCCCACCCCCGTCCTCAGGGGGTCGTCCTCAGCAGCTTGTCGAGGCGTTTGATCTCCTGCCGGATCGGCTCGACGTGCTTCAAAAGCTCGGGCTGGACCGAGCGGTTCAGAGCATCCCTCCAGTCAGGGTCCTTGTACGGCTTGCGCTTTTTCATGGCCGCCAGAGCTTTCTGCATGAGAGAGAAGTCGTCGACATCGTGAAGGTCCACGACCTTTTTGACGCCCCAGTGGTCCACCAGGCACCAGTCGAGCTGCTTACCCCGAAGGTGCCCCCACTCGCCGTTCTCGTCGCAGCGGTCGATGCGGTCAGAAAGGCGCGTGAGTACGGGCCACTCACCGTCGCTGTCGTAGGAGATGAACGACTTGGGCCTGACGAACCACAGCAACGTCGGCTTGGGCTCGGTGTACCGCTCATAGGTCAGCATCCGCTTGCGCTCGCCGATGCGCAAGGCGATCCACTTGCACGCGGTAAAGGCATAGAACCGTTCGGCCCCGCTGGCGTTGCCGTCGAATCCGACCTGGAGCTTCTGGTGCGCGTAGGTGGGGCCTGTCTTCGGGTTGCTGATGTAGCCGCTGCCGACCGTGCCCTTGGGGTACAGCTTGCCCACGGGGCGCCAGTGCTTCCTGAGCACCTTCATCAGGTGGCGGCGGTCTTGAGCAGACTTGCAAACGGTGGAGACTGAATACCCCATGGCTCTACTCCAGCTCGTCTTCTTCGACTATCAGCTCGAAGGACGTTCGTGGTTGAGTTTCGCTCCGGCGTAGGAGCACGTTGACCAGAGCCTGCCGCGCCTGCTGGGGGGTGCAGTCACGGTCGGGAGACCACCGCTCAACGAGGATGAAGGTGGCCCCCCTCAGGTCTCCCCGGGCCACCCTGTCAAAGTTGCAGCGGGCGTACCCATGCTTCGAGCATAAGCCGTTCAAGCAGTTCCTACAGCCCTCTACGGGTGTACCTCCTTCAAAGCTATCGGGCGGGATGAGGCCCGTTGCCAGATGGGCAGAGAACTCCCTAGACATCCTCGAACCCCGCGAAGAGGTCCTTGTCGGGGTCTGGGGCGTAGTCGTCGCCTTCGTCAAGACGGTTCCAGTACGTACGGAGGGGGTGGGCATTTTCTTCAGCTACGATCAGAGGGGGCATGACTAGGGTGCCTTCGCCAAGGACCAGGGCCGAAGCAAAATCATGGCGAATCGTTCGCAATTCCAGGCCACAGCCTTGGAGATTGGCAGTTTGCTCGGTCGCCAGCCAGGGCTTGTTGGCATTGGCTGATGGCACCTTGGAAATGAGCACTCGACGGGCGTGGGATCCATGGAGCGTGACGCGGGCCCCACGCTGAGCCCAGGGAGGCCACTGTCCGATCTTCTGAATCTCCCACCAGTTGACACACTCCTGCTGGAACGTGTGAAGGGGGACCGAATCGGTCTTGGTCTTTCCTGCATACCAGATGACCGCCTCGCCAGGGGTCAAGCTTATCAGCTCGAAACGCGAGAGTTTCTGATTTTCGCACTCAAAGCGGCCGAGATCGCCCTTGCGCCACTTGCCCTTCCTCATGCCTCCCCCATGACCTGTCTGTTGCCGAAGATACTGTCCCAGCCCGTGCGGTAGGCATCGGACGTGATCTTAGCTGGGCCAGAACCCGATCGGCTGGAGTCCTCGTCGACGGTATACCGTCCATCGGAACGCTTTCGACACATGATCTCCCCCGGTTGAAGCGGACCGTCCACCGGTCGAATACCGCCGATCCCAGCCTCAACTACATGGTCGGCCCGGTGCCTGCGATACAAGTGAAGTTTCCAGTTGCCATCGTTTCCCACGGAAGGACCCAGTTCCAGAAAGTCCCCTTCGTTGCACTTTTTCTGGTTTGCCATGATCGTCGCACTACTCTACACCGCGAAGGTATGGACCACGACAACTACGTTCGCGTCGGAACCAATCCCCAGACGATGGAGCTTGTCTTCTTCAACAGCTGCGACATCCGCAGCGTTTCCCAACGAGTTCAGGATGCCTGCACGAAGGTCGGCAGCTTGGGTGCCACCCCTCACATCGCCATGTGGAAGCAGGTAGCGGGTCTGAACTACAGTATCATCGGCGAGACCAAGAATCAGCGGTGGTGATTGGTGTAAACTGGTCATCATGGAGTCCACCATCCCCTTCCTACATCCACTGACCGCGATCTTGGCGTTGGTGGGCGTGGCTTTGGGGTACCTGGCGGGAGTTTTTCTTGGTGTTCGCTACGAACGGCAGCGGCTCGACCCTACGCTTCCTACGGACGAGTTCGAGCGTCGCATGACCAGGCAGAAGACCATTCAGCTGCTGCTCGCTCACGGCCAGCTGTACATCAACCACGAGGCGGTCCACACTCTGGAGGGACTGGACGAGCTGGAGCAAGGAGAGATCTTCCGCTTTCTCCAAGATTCTTCCAACGAGCCCGACCCCAACCTCCAAGCATGGGCAAAGACCCTTCATCGTAAATTCAGCAACCAACGGATGCTTCATTGATGGCCCCGAAGATTCCCGGGATTCAGGCCGAACTGCTGTCCACGAAGAACGCCATCCTCATCGAGGATGCAGTGGCAGACCCCTACTGGGGGCAGGGGCCCAGCAAAGTAGGTGAGAACAAACTGGGTCGGCAGCTGATGTGCATCAGGGCGGCTCTTCAAACGGGTCGAGGTCGTCCCGTAGACGATCCCATGCCGTAAGGGTGATGGTCAGCGGGGGTGAGTGCTCTGAAGTCTGTGAACGTATACGATGT